CCGAGGGGATGTATTAAAACGGATGAATAGCTTTAAATATATTTAATAGAATATGAGATATGTTATTAACAATCTTCATATATATGATTGGGAATCTGACTTCCTGGCCATAACAAGATCATTGTACGCTTATGAAGTAGAGGTCAAGATGTCTAAACAAGATTTCTTTAACGACTTCAAAAAGGATAAAAAACATAAGGTTCTTAAAGACGGCATTATTAAGGTAGGTGGTGTCATAAGCTATCCTCCAAACTATTTCTACTACGCCTGTCCGCCTAATATGATTGACGTAAGTGAAGTTCCGTCTTATGCTGGACTGATTTATGTCGATGTTAGTAAAAATAGGAAGAACATCGTTAAGGCCGCACCTTTAATTCATAGACAGAAGTTTGATGTAGTGGGCAGGAAACTGGTGGATAAGTTTTACTATCTTTAACAAAGCCCCTGCTTTTAAGCAGGGGATCAATGATTCTTTTATTCATATATGTATTCTTTAATAATTGATTCTGATATATTCCAAAAAGTTATTATTATATTTGTATTATAAATGTGGTTAAAAATGATTTCATACAAATACAACATATACCATTCAAAGAAAACGAAGTATCTTGACAAGATGCTTCGTGAATGTTGTTTTGTGTGGAATCATGCGTTAGCTCTACAACGTAGGTATTACAGACTGTTTGGGAAATATATCTCAGTTGGTAAGATGCAAAAGCATTTCTCTAAAAGAATTAAGAGAAATCTTCTTCATTCCCAAACAGTACAAGAAATCCTTCATAGATTAGACTCATCATACAATCGTTTCTTCAAGAAATTGGCCAAACGACCTCCTAAGTTTAAATCACCGGATAAATTCAATTCTTTTGTATTCAAACAAGGAGGGTTTACCCTGAATGGTAATTGTTTAACAATTAACAAAGGAAAGAAACGTTTTAAGTTTTCATACAGTAGACCTTATGAAGGTAATGTTAAACAAATTAGAATAGTTAGAGAAACATGCCATCGATATAGTCTGATAATTATTACAGATCATAATCTTATAAACTCTTATAGAAAGACACATGATGGTGCATCTATAGGATTGGATTTTGGGCTGAAAACTTATTTAACTAAAAGCGATGGTAGCAAAATCGATTCTCCTCTATTCTTCAAACAATATCAAAACAAGATTAGAAAACTAAATAAACGGTTTTCTAATGCAAAGAAAGGATCCAACAATAGAAGAAGGAGACTGTTTGAACTACAACAAACGTATCGTAAAATAAACGATCTTCGATCAGATTTTCAATGGAAATTAGCTCATCAGTTATGCAAACAGTATGATTATATTTTTATTGAAGATCTAAACATTGAAGGAATGAAACGTTTGTGGGGAAAGAAGGTTTCTGATCTCAGCCATTCTTCTTTTATTAACAAACTTACGTATGTTTCTTCAAAGTATGGAGTAACGATACACAAGATTGACAAATGGTATCCTTCTTCCAAAACCTGTGAATGTGGCTGCATTAATAAAGGTCTGTCGTTACGCGACCGCACGTGGGTATGCCCGTCGTGCGGCGCGGTAAACGACCGTGATATTCTTGCAGCCCGTAATATACTTCGGAAGGGCATTTCCGAATTGGAGAGTATGGGTAATTCCGGTTGCAGAAATGCAGGGGTTCCATACGTTTGTATCCAAGAATCCCATTTGCTTTAGCGATGGGAGTATGTCAATACAATATGCTCACTTGGAAGAAAAGAGCTATTTCAAACGTGCATGCTGACCCAGCCAAGGAAAGAGAGAAGGGCGTGCGTGCCGGGGCTGAGGCTGTAAGGAAGTCGGCCTGGGATGCGTTCAGGGCGCAGTGCCCGCACATTGCTTTCCCCTATGGAAAAGAATTTCCGATGTGTGACGATCATGAACAAGATCATCCCATGAGAGACTGCATACTTCAGTGTGAAAAAGGTAGAATATTTAAAAACGTATTAAAATGAGCACCCCACGTGAATTAAGCAGGATAGCTAATAGGATAGCCACGAAGATGACTGGCGATGGATGGATCAGCCCCGGTAGAAAGAATCTTGTCTCTGATAAGAAGGTCATGGAATTAATAGATTTGATCTTTAATGAAATATGGAGGGAATTAGATGACGGGAAAAGAGTCCATATCATAAAACAGATGATTTTTAAAAAGATTTTTGTCAGTAGGCAAAAAGATAAATACTACATACAATGCATAGAAAAAAGGGACGCCAAATAGACGCCCCTTTTCTTTTTCTGTAAGTAATTGTTATTTCATTACTGTCCTTACCAACTTAGAAACAGCTTGTGTGATAGTCCACCTGATGTTAGCATTAACATTGATAGTCTGAGGAGTACCGTTTGCATCCAAGTTGATTACCTCCTTGTCTATTTCCAAGAACGGATCACCTGCTGTCTGGGTAATAACCGTATTAGCTGTCTGACCACCAGCGGCCGTAACCTTAAGAGTATTTACCAGATCGTTTATATTAGTGTTCGCTGCAATACCGGAGAATACGATACTGAAAGCAAAGCCCCCTGTTGCACCAGGGTCGTCGGCAATAACAGCGCCGTTGTTGGTAGCCTTACCTGCCGCCCGATAGGAGGTAGGTATTTTCAACGTCAGAGGATGAGTTTTGTCCGGAGTTAAGGAGAACGTTAATTTAGTTGAGTTACTTGTACCGTTGATCGTTACAGTACCACCTCCTTTCCCTACGGATGCAGTAGGATCTATTTTTACAAACTCAGCTGCCGCAGCTTGGTTGATGGTAGCAGTTTTCTTAACACCGCCTGATTCGGCACCAAATTCTACTTGTTGCGTGCGCTGTACACGACCTTCGTATTTTTCACCTGATACGGTGACTGCCTGATCACCGTCACCTGATCCCGGATTGAAGGTTACAAAACCTATTTTCAATTCTGCCATGACATAAATAATTTTGTAGTTAATTAATATCTTGACAAATATAGGTTTATTATACGAAAATCATATTATTCATATTCATAAATTAAAAGTTATCTTTATCCCAAAATAAGACAATTATGAGAAGAAGATTTTTTGACAAAATAGGGGGCGATCTCCCTACTGATAATTTTATGGTTTTTGATAAATCTGTATCAGATCCGGCTAATATAACAATAAGCGAAGACAGTGATTTTTTAAATAGGTTGATTACAAGTGGCTTTTATAGAGTTCTTTGCAAGAGCGCTATGGGAGGAGGAGAGGTTTTTGTATGTAGGTTGAAGGAAGACAACAGCAATTTGTATCTTGATGGTAGTCAGGCTAATCTTACCGGACCAGAAGGTGATGTGATGGTCGTTTTCTTAGAATTTTGGTATAAATGGTATAAGGTGGATGATAATAGATTTCTTTATCATTTTGCTGATCATGATATTGACGGCACTTACATCCATGTCCCGGAATCTCTTGTTGGAGCATATAAAGGATATGTATCTTTGAATGGATTATATAGCTGGAGTGGTGTTAGTCCTACAACTTCAAAATCATTCAACGATTTTGAAGGTTATGCGAAAGCGCGTGGTACCGGGTTTCAGATGATAGATTTTCAACAACATTGCGTGATTGCTATGATGTTGTATGCTAAGTACAAAACACGTAATATTCAATCTGTATTAGGATTAGGTGGCGCAAATAATAATCCGGCTACAACAACGGGAAGCAGCAACGCAACCGGCGGTGCGGATACCAAAAACGAAAGTTCAAAGTACGTTTGCGGCTTAGGTTTGGAAGGGGTTTTTGGTGGTATCTATGAATGGGTTGAAGGTGTAGAAATCAACAACCGAGTTTGGAAAATCACCGACCCAGACGGATCGACTCGCAATGTGAACGCCGGAACTTCCAATGGCTGGATAACGAATATCGCAGCGGAAAACGGTCCGTTTTTCGATGTGGTGCCGACAAATGTTGGCGGTAACGATTCCATGCATTATTCAGATTACTATAGTCAGACATCGAGCAACTCCATTGTTTTGGCGCGCTCCTATAGCGGCTCGGATACGAGTAGTGGCGTGGCGTATGCGTATGCGTCTCGCAACGCGTTGAGCGCGAGTTCGTACTTCGGTTCGCGTCTTGCTTTCCGTGGAATCATATCCGAGGTGGCTCCAGAGCAGTTCAAAAAATTACCTGCATTATAATATCATATTTTAATTGTTTTTAAATTGTATTGTTTATATTATTGCGTATATTTGCGATACAATTTAAAAACATTATATCATGAAGATAAACTTTTTAAGCAGTAAGGTCTATGTAGGTTCTAAGACAAAAGAAGCTAAAATCAGAAAGCTTTCTATTAGCAAAGATCGGATTATGACCATATCGGTAGATAACCTGAAATGGATGGGTATCGAAGATGCGGTTCTGATTGGTATGGAAGAAGGAGCTGAGTTTAAAGGGGTGTTGGATTCTAATTTGTATATAGCTCCTTCTAAGGTAGAAGACGAGAGATCGTTTTTATTAAATAAACAAGGTGAGAAATATAGACGTATTTACCTCCGTGATGTACTGTCTTCGCTGGGTTGGGATATCGGTGATAATCAGTATGCGGTTTATGATATTGTGAAGATTAAGGACGAAGATGGTGTGTTCTGCCTGGTTCCGAGAGAGATTAAGAAAAGCAAGTTTGAAAAAGGAGAATGATATGGTACAAGATATTGATATAAAATCCAAACGAATATTATTGTTTGATTTTGATGGAACGCTTATAGAAACCGCTTCTGGGAATACGTTCGCTACAGACTTGACAGATATGAGGATTAAGATGGATGTGGTGAATAAGGCTCTTGACCTCATGCAGGAGAACGGTGTTAAGGTATTTGCTATCGTAAGCAATCAAGGAGGAGTAGAAGCTGGGTTTGTTTCTGGAGCTGATATTGAAGCTAAGATAGAATACGTACTGAGGTCCGTACATGACCTGGCGGTAAAGAGAGGCATAAGAGGCGTCCTATATGAAAAAAGGTTGTGTTATTCAAATGACGAACAAGATCCGATGAGGAAGCCTAACACTGGCATGATTGATGATATTCTTATGAAGTGTAAAGACACGGTAATGCGTGGTATGAACTTTAGTCAACTTAAGGGATGTTCGTTGATGGTCGGGGACGCCAGTGGTCTTCCAGGGCAGTTCTCTGATTCGGATAAGGTATGCGCTGAGAAGGCCGGCGTTGACTATATGGACGTTATTCAGTTTCTTGGTAAAGATCTTGATTTAGAGTATGTATTGTCCAAAGAACATACAAGTGAAGGAATAGTTATTCTCAACAACGATCATATATATATCCTTGAAAATCCATATGGTGTTGGTCTTAATATAAAAATCACTTTAAAAGATTTTTATAAGATTGAAACCGATGATGGAAAAAATGCAACCGTAGATGATGTGCTGAATATAAGGATTGATAAAGATCAGAATTTCAATTCATATAGTGATGTTATAAAAATAGAAACATTAAAAGACGGTAGTATCAAATATACAAGTTTGTATCATGAAAGTAAAGAAAACAGCGATAGTTTATCATAAATCGGATTTGGATGGCGTTGTATCGGCAGCTATCGCAACCATGTACGAAAACGGTAAAGACCGAGATGTTATTTATATCCCGTATTCGTATGAAGATGATGTTAAGAAAGTTACCAGCAAGGTGAGTGACTTAGATGTTGTTTACGTTCTTGACGTTTCTTTCGGAGCCGATTCTAAAACGGTTTTCAAAAAGTGGCTTGATGAAGGAAAGAGCCTGATGTGGATAGATCATCACAAGGGAATTATAGAAGATAGTAAGACATGGGGGTTCACTGTTCCAGGGCTTAGGAGAGTCGGTGTCGGTGCGTGCGCTCTGGCCTCGGACCTGCTGATGGGGAAGGTGCCGGCGATCGTCCGGTGCCTGTCAGACTACGATGTGTGGAATAAAGAATCCGGCTTAGGTTGGGATACGGTAGTAGCTATCCAGTATGCCTTGAGATCAAAAATAAGACTCAATGTATTGATTGCGTTGTCGTATTTATATGATCACTTTAAAGAAAATATAAAAGACAATGAAATTGATCTTATTTTTTATGATCTCGCTAAAGAAGGACGTGCTATAATTAACTACATGGCTGGTAAAAACGAACAAGATGTAAGTGCGTTCTCGTTCGAAGCGTATGTTGATGAGGTGAAGGTAGTGGCGATGAATACCACCGAATTTAGCTCTAAAGTATTTGATTCTCTTACACGAGACTGGTTAGACGGTAGAAAAATTAAAGCTCTGATGCCATTCTGTATCATGCCAGGTGGTAAAGTTAGATTCTCTCTTTATGAATGCGTAGAAGACAGCGCGGATTGCTGTGAGGTAAGTAGGAGATTCGGTGGTGGAGGACATGCTGGTGCTGCTGGATTCGTTATAGACGTATTAAGTGACCAGTTTAAGGATTTCCTTGAAAACCATAAACTTACTTCAATTCAATAAATTAATAAGGTCGTGTTTTAAATAGGATTGGTTTCTATCAATCCTATTTTTTTTGTTGTGTGTGAGGTGGGTGGGTATGTGATGGGAGAGAGGGTAAAAGATGTTTATGTAATGTGGGAGATATGTGAGAAAGAGGTTTATGTCATGAGGGATATGAAAAAATGTTTATGTGATGGGAGAGAGGGGGTACCTATCACGAACCTCCCGCCCCCGAAACGCATTTTCTCCCCCACACCCCCTTCGCTGGAAAACCGGAAACGCGTTTTTACCTCAAACCTACAAACTCGCTGATTATCAATCACTTATTTAAATTATTAATAATCAATGTGTTATTATAACATATTGATTATAAGTAACTTAAGCAAACATATATCCCACATATTAATGTACGCGTGTAATACCGCTCCTGTATGTTTTTATAACTTGCTGATAATCAGATAATATAATCGAAATTAATACAAATTAACAAAAAAAAGATAGCATATATATTTGTAGTATTGATAAATGTCGTATATTTGCGTCGTGATCAAGAGAGATCTCGAGTTGACATGATGAACCTATATAGTGTACCCGTTGGGCTAACTATATCTGTATCTGTTAATCGCCTGCGTTGTGGGCTATTAAATTGAATATCATTTGTTTAACAATTAAAATATATTGAGTTATGATTACGAAGAAGAACGTTAACAAGCTGCAAAACGCTGTTATCAAAGAGAATGTCTCGAATTTAGTAGGTGCAGTAAAGTTATACAACGCTTTATTTGCTAATGGTGCTGACCTCAAGGCTATTTGCAAAGCTTTGGAAATACCAGCCGAATATGCTGTAAAGGTTGCATCTCTCGCTAAAGATAAAAAACGCCTGGTAGCCGTGTGTAGCCAAATGTTACCGAAAGTCGGCGACACCTTCGTTAAGTTTTCCCTATACTCTAAAGTATATAAGGATAGCAAAGTAGACAAAGAAAAAGGAATTGAGGCAAAAACGGCTGATTGGTGCGCTGATAATGTGGTTTATGGCGGTGAATATAAACCTTTCGGATTTGCAACCGCGGAAACGTTGGAGACCAAAAAAAGCACTAAATGGTTGATAAAAGAAAACGACGAGTATAAAGCTACTTATGTAGCCGTTAAGATCAAATCTTATTCTATTCGTACCGTTGCAAAGTGTGTATCTGAGTATTTAGCACACGAAAGCAATCAGCAGTGAAAAAAACAAGGTTTGGCGCGTACCTTTAAACGCGTCTGTACGCCGTTGTCAGTGGGTGCACGTCCCGCGTATGCTTTAGACTGAAGCTGACAAAACAGAGAGTTATTTTACATATTGGAGATAGATATACCGTTGCCCTTGCCGTTGGCAATTAAAGGGCTGGTATTACTGCATGGACCATCCGAATAGGTATGGTTTATGTTAGGTATGTGAGTATAGTTTAGAAAGCATACCGTTGTACGAGGTTTGTCTCCGTTCGGGAACGTGTCTTACTGATCTACACGTTAAATAGGATCGGGCTGTAGATTAAATTACAGGGTACAAGCATGTAGCCTACCATGTAGGGACGTGCCGTATCAAAACGCAAGGACGCTATGCCGTTATGTGTGGCGAAATAGTGTAGCAGACGGAAAATATAATAACAACATAGTACGGGCCTGTACACAAGAACTACGTACTAATTACGGGCTGTTGGTTGTAGCATAAAATTCGTACAGGATAGGAATGCGCGTTCGGTTCGAGTCCGGAGCAACCTCTATACTAAACTTAATTTGATATGGAAAAGAAATTTAAGGCACACATGGTAGACGTACGCGGTCTATCCAGGAAGGAAGCCAAAGAAAAGCGGAAAAGAGCGTATCGGGAATTTATGTTGTATCGTGATCTCAAAGAAGCGTATCATGCCGATACGGGAAAGGACAAATGCAAACGTAAAGTCCATACATCACGAACTTACGTGAAGGAAAACATAAACAGTATTTAAACAGGAGTAGGGTTGTTTCGAATATCGGAGCAGCCCTATTTTTGTATCCTACTCTTTCTATTTACGGGTAGGATATTCTGAGAGTGAACGGCGGATGTAAGCTATATTGGTCTAAAACGAAACTAAAATAGGATAGTTTGGATATAATGCCGGCATTTTGTCTATATCATGTCGTTAAAATTGGTCTAAAACGAAACTTTATGCGGTTTTCTGACCCAAAATAGGGTGTCGGATGCCGCCTTTTTCGTCTCTATGGATTGAAAATTAGGCTTATTGTATTTTTCTTAAAAACAATGTATGCTTGATTATCAATTAGTTAGGTTTTATAATCCCCGTATTTTCGGACATACTTATTGTATTTTTTTTATTTTATGTGGTGGTTTTTATTAGTAGCTGACTTGTATTTTCTGTCGGTTGGTATTCGCTCTATGTTGGAGTACGGACCGGATCAGTATAATATTGTAATGGTCTTTTGCTTTTCTTTATTGGCTTTGATTATAGGCTTAAATATCTATCTTGATAGGAGGAGCAGGCGGTAGGGCGTGGGCTGAAGGCTCTCTATTCTCTCTATGGAATGATATTATCTCCAAACACCCCATACTTCATGCCAGAGTATAAGCTTGTAGCGCTCTCCGTATGCCGGTAGTGAGGCGGTAGGGCGTGGGTTCTATGCGGAAAGCCGGAGGATTAGCGGGAGTTGGAGAGGGGGAGAGGGAGGGCACTTCCTTCCAACAAAATTCAACAGATCAGTGCTTTAAAACGGCATAATGTGAGTTTATTCTACAAAATTCAATAGGTTGAGAGTTGAAAACTATATTCTATAGATTAGTAGTAATCGGAATGTATAACAATTAAAACATAAACAACATGAACGTATATGACTTTGCGCCTGACTTAGATTTGAGTAAGGAGGTAGAAGGTTCTATTTTCGGGGTAAAAGGAATAGAAGGCAGTGATGGTATAGTATATGCTAAGGTAGTTAGCTGTGTAGAAATTAGGGATTACAGTTGTGAGAGGTGTATTTTTTATGATTATTATAAGGATAAATGTTTGTTATCGCGTAGTGATAGTTGTATAGATGGAGATTGGATTTGTAGGTACGAACAGGCTGCCATAGAGGGGGAGTAGGCGGCGCCTTGGGCTAAGGCCTGCGGTTGTAGGTGGAACGTAGGTCGGAGCAGAGCCGGAACAGTTTGTTGTGGAACTAAAAAAAATAAAAAGGAGGAGATAGCGATATGAAAAAGGCATTTAAGATATTTTCTATTATGTTTGTCATAGAAATAGTGCTGATAGCTATTTTAGATGCTATGGCGTAAGTGAGAAAAATTTCTTCATTAATTTTCTTATGCTTTAGACAGAGTGCTCCCGTCTGCGAAGATCGGAGCACTTGCTTTATGGGATTCATGGTGCGGTAGGTCGGTTCGATTCCGGCGATCTCACACAATATTAAAAACAAAGGAGGAAAGAAAATGAAAGACAGTATTACATTACATCCAGAACACGGATTGAATCCGTCTATAGAAGTCTGCATGATATGTGGAGAAGAGATGGGGATTGCTTTATTAGGGAATAACATCAAAGGTCAGGCGCCGCATCATATATGCACGGGAGGAGTATGTGACAATTGCAAAAAGATAATAGATGACGGAGGCTGTTTTATTATCGAAGTCGAGGATGGATCAGATCAAAAGAATCCGTATCGTACAGGGAGATATTGTGCGATAAAGAAAGAGGCAGCAAAGAAAATACTTGGACAGGAGCATAGTGTTGTGTACATGGAAAAGTCTGCGTACAGTCAAATAATACCACAAAAATAAAGAAAGATATGTTTACAAAAGAAGAGCGATTATTCATTTGGAAAAAGGTATATGAGGAGATCCAAAGGTTAGAGGATGGGAGTTATATATGCGTCATGTTGAGAAATATAGTATTTAAGTTTTTCAGTACTCCTAAAAAAATAGAATCCTTTTATGGGTTATATTTAGATAAAATGGTGAAAACATATTTCCCGGAATTGGAGGAAAAGAAAAGTATGGCTACAGAACCAGAAGAAGAATGGAGGATATATGGATGGTTTGGCTGTATTAGTCCAGAAACGAAGGAGGTGAGGCTAAATATCGTGAAAGATATTATAAAAGAATTAGAAGGTGATTATATACCACTTTACACAAAAGCGTAAAACAATATACATTTGTACGAAGTATCATACTGGGTATCACCAATACCCTCTACCGGTTGCTCAAAAGTGAGATCGCCGGATTCTTTTACCAAAAACGTTTTTGATTTTACCCATCTTACGTTTTCAAGATGGAACCTTATATCAAAGACCTCTTTTACTCAACCGTCTTGTCCGAAACAAGGGACTTATTGATTCGATTGAGTAAAACAAAGTTAGAAAAGAAGAATATGAAATTAAATAACATATGTATGTTTTACAACATGTATGGTGTAAAATAGTATATAATCGCCAATTAGAATAGTATTTTTGTTAATCTATTTTATTCATCAAATTAAGTTTTGGGTTTTGGCATGTCGGTTCGTGAGAATAGGCATGTCTATTTCTGTATCATAGAGGGGATGACGCGGCGTGCCGGTATGTATGTGCCGGTCCTGGTTCGATTCTGGGCATCTCACAAACAATAAAACAAAAGAGTTATGAGAATATACAAGAATGATATTATAAAGGCGTCAGCGATAAGCACCGGCGCCAACAGAGGTGTGTTACTGTGTTCAATAACAGATTCGGGATTCACGTCTATAGCGGGCGTAATATCGGCTGTTAAGGATAAGTTACCAGGCAAAGATCATAAGAAGATGATTTTTGAAATACGGAATGATGGAAGAAACGAATATGGTAGATATAATAATTGCGGAGGAAAAATATGAAATACAGAGGTCTGTTGCTCCCTATGATATTAGCTGCAATGTGCGGAGATGATGCCTTTGTGCTAAATACTAAAAGGGGAAAAGGAATGCAATCTACATATAGAAGAGAAAAGATTGTCAGAACAGAAAAAGAATTTGATATTAATGGTACTAAAGTAATGGCATACTCAAGAAAGGATGCCATTAAGAGATTAAAACATAAGAAGTAGAAAACGTATTTTTATGTTAATGTTAGTTTTTTTCATTTTTATTGAAAGGAGCGCCGGCCTGTGAAGGTATGCGCTCTTTGTATTTATATAATGCTTGACATACTCCCATCGCTAAAGCAAACGGGATTCTTGGATACAAACGTACGGAACCCCCGGTTTTACAATCGTTGGAATCACCCGCACTTTCCAACTCGGAAATGCCCTTCCGAGGTCGCAAGACAGGGCAAATATAATGTTTAATTATCATCTGACACATAAATGGGATCAGTATTACCATTAAATAACATAAAACAATAATAATATGACAGAGAATAGTATAGACGTAAATATCGTACCTGTAAAGAATGGTATGAAACGTGTTGTGGTATCATATTACCATTATTCACGCAAGGAGAAAGATCGCATGAGTTCCCAAACGGATTACGTTTGGGAAACAAAGAATGAAGAAATGTTTAAATACTTTGAGGCCAGGAGGACAAAAGTATTTTATAGTCAGATTCGTGCCATGTGTAGATTCTATGGCAAGAAAAATGTACGTAAATACAAAAAGTTATGATATTAAAAACGACAACCAACGAATTTTGTTTCATTAACGTAAGTTTTTATGAAACAGTAGCAGACCCGCGTCATTTCTTTTCACAGGAATATGATGAGATGCCGGAATATGAAGAGGAATCGGATTTTGATTTTGATTCTTATTGTAATGCGTTCATGCCTTATGTGCAAAAATGGGCGGACGAGGTTAAAAAACGTCTTTTAGTATATGGTGTAAAAGATATAAAGGTAACATCAGTCGGACACCCAAGAGAGTATAACTATGGTACTGATTGGATGGAGGTAGAGGTGGAGTTCTGTGATGGGTGGCGACAGGCGATGTTATCCAACATTGGTAAGATCATTGATGATGATAGGTGTAAAAAATATGCTGAGGTAAATTATAAATCAGTTCAGGGTTACATATTTTTCGGGCCTGAAAATCTAAAGGAATTTGAGAAAGAGATAATAGAAAAGAATCCAAATTCAGGATATGATCCGGCAGTGCTATTAAATATGTATCTATCTTTGGCTTTTGTAAAAGAATTTGGGTTCGTAGCTGAAGATGCGTGGCATGGTGTAGTATTGAACGCCTTCCATTATCTACAATATCATGATTTCGCAACAACAGAAACGCTTATACCGGAAGGTTCGGAGCATTTATTCAATGACGTGCATACAGCAGAAGCCGACGAATTATATCACCATGTTCTGGATAAATACGGATGGGCGTGGCGTGATCCGAAATATAAGTCAGAAACAGAATTATGCGCAATGTTAAAATGGGCAAAAGAAAAAGGCTTGACCATTGAAGAGTTAAGTATTTAATTGTTAAACATAAGGCAGTAGTGGTGCGTGAGTATAGGTGCTGCCGTTAAAATATTTTATAAGATGAAAAAAGAAGAGATTCAAACTATTTTATACACAATCAAAGAAGGAGACAGTATTAAAATCAAAGTACAAGACAAAAGTGAAGAGATAAGACTGCGGGATCATGTAAGAAGAACGCAGAAATACGGATACAGGTTTTGTTTGTCTCATTTACATGATGGAATTTTCTACTTGGAGAAGTTGGAGGAAGGGGATAAGGATAAATACTATAGAGTAATAAACAGAGGAAATGGAAAGACCGGAGTATAATAAGCTACGCAAAATGGCTAAGACTACTCCAGGTCTGATAGTGGACGAGGCGCAAAACATGATGCGTGTATCGCTATACGATAATGGGGAACTTAAGAAGGTGGTAGTAGTAATGAAATGTGATTCTTTTTTACAGTCAAAAAGTAACATAGAAAAGATAATGTTATTATCATCTTCTATAGAAGATAGAAAAAACAAAGAAAAAAATAAAACAAAATCAGAAAATGAACAGAATAACAAAAATAAGAGAAGAAATAGGAGGAAAACAGGTTGATTTGACCTTTTACGGGCGGTTTTGCAGCCTTATCGAAGGTGATAGAAAGATAATACTAAGGGCGATAAAAAACGGTCGTAAAAAAGGCGTAATCGGAGCCATTCAGCCTGGGAGACATGATAGAATTTGGACCACATGGTCTATTGCTTTTAACGATCTGAAGGTAGGGGATACGGTAGAGTTCAGTACATCTGGAAAATACAATCCCGGATTTCATGCTACGGAAACGTATGTAGGATGTGTAGAATGGATAAAAGGGTCGGAATGTGCGATAAAAACCGGCAATGGAATGGCGGCAGTATTAATTAAACACGTGGAAAGGGTGGTAAAATGATGGATTTAAGAATGTTTATAGACCTATTTCAGGAGATTGAGGTAGAGAACTTGTTTAAAGCGTTAGATTTATGTATGGAATATGCAAGATTAGATTTACATGTGTTTAATATAGGAGCTCATGTAACATGTTCATACAGTAATGATCTTGAATCGCTTTCACAGGTAGAAGGTTGTAATGTGAATATGATAATAGAGGTGCCTCGCTTATTCGAAGCATTCATGGAATATGCTTCACCGGAAATGAAGTTGTATTACGAAAAACTAACAGAGACAGTATAATATGAAAGAGGAAGTAGAACGGATAAAGAAGTTGGTTGGCATAGATCATGATAGATGGGAGCAACCTTGTACATGTGATAAATGTAAGAATATGTGTAAAGTTCCTTGTATTGGTACGCCAAAAGACATAGAGGCTATCATAGATGCCGGATACGCTGACAGGTTAAAAGAAACAATGTGGATGGTAGGGTATCTTGCAGTGAAAGAAAAACCAATAGCGATGATCCAGCCAACAGAGAAAGACGGGTGGTGCGCATTCCGCCAGCCGGGCGGTCTCTGCGAGCTGCATGACCGTGGACTAAAGCCGACTGAAGGAGTTCTGGCTTCTTGTAAGGTGGTTGAAGAAGACGATATTCCGACATACGAAACATCCGTACTTAGAGCAGTAGCTCACGAGTGGGTTAAGGTGGAGAACTTTGGAAATGTAATGAAGGTCGTTTTTAAATTTTTGCATGAAAATGAACGTAGAAAATAAATTAAATAAAGTGGTTAAGATCCTAAAAGAAAAAGGATTCGTAGTATATAGAAAGGGCGGGAAGGAGCCAGGTGTGTTTTACGCTAAAGAAGGTGACAGCCGGATAGGATTCGTTTATCCCAACAACGGATATATATACGACAGGATAAAAATATGGTCTTTTTCAAGGGTGTATAAACCGCATAAGAAAACAGGGTCTTCGTGTTTAATGTGTGTCAGCGACGAATTTACTATAGAGAATGCGATTAAGAACATAGAGGATAGACTGTGGGTAAATTACATAAAAGACGGTAACAGAAAACGACCAGAAGAATATAAAAATATAAGAGAATTTGTTGGTAGCTTCACTAAATTCTACAGCTCTGTAGAATTAGTTGAGGTTAAGTAGTTTCCATGCGAGTTAGTTGCCGGCACTGGTCTGTGAAGATAGGTGTCGTTTTTTTTTATTCAAGAAAGGAGAACAAAGATGGAGAAAAGAGACAGGGAGATGCCTTATGAGGTAGTCATACAGGAAAGAAAAAGAGTGGATTTATATGGTAACGTAGTGTATTATATCTATTGGTTTGATAAATATGGGTATAATATCACAAACGAATGGAAATTCTGGAGCAAGGGCCCGAAAAAGAAATACGATAGAGTTAATCGTTATCTAACGGATAGTTGGCTGAAGGAATACTGTAATAATAACAATTTAAAGATAAGTAGAATAAAGGAATGAAGCCAGGAAAGTATGTTATGGTAACAAACGAGCGTGGCGCCTTGGATGTTATAAAAGAAAAATTTGACAACATAAATATAGTGGAATATGGATCTGAATGAATTGTACAAAGAAATAGAAAAAGCAGAGGTTGATCTGAATGCAAAAAGATTAAAGTACATCAAAGAGGCATTAGCGGAGAACGGTGGAAGTATAAAGCTAAAATTTAAAGAATGGCGAGAAGCTAATAATACGTTTGACTTTGATGATCAGTTTCCGGTGATAATAGAAATTAATGGGATTCCTATGTTTTTAACGGAGGTGTATGTCAAAAAAAACGATTTTCGTATAGTTCTGCTGGATTATGATGATATGACTTTAGGTGATTATGATAATACAGGGGAAAATGAACAGGTTGCTTATTTTATTAACTATTGTTTAAATCAAGACAAAGATGGGAAAGAGTAGAAAAGATTATGAGAAGTATCTTAACTCAATATCTCCAGATAGAGACGATGAGGCATGGATCATTGGAGGAAAGAACAGGTATTGCGGTAGAGAGAATTATGGTACTATGATCAAAAGATATGATCCTATCGGTTTTAACGTAGGGTACAGGGAGTGGGCAGAACAGCCAGAGTAAGGCGGCGCCTGCCCTGCCATGAGGTCAGCCTGGCTGTCTGTGGCCAGGTCCGTACATTAGTCAGATAGTGACGGACGCCACAGGAGACAGGTGGGTAAAGTGCGAAGAGCTCCGGTTCAGGGGAGACGGGGCCTGCTTTGCGTGGCGTAAGGCTACAGTAGATGAAATTGTTGAACATTTTAAAAGAAGATAATTATGGGATATATATGTACAAGATGTGGTGGAACAAATATTGTCTGTGAAGCCATAGTAAATCCGAATACTGGAAAAATAATAGATTATCTTGATGAATCTTTCATGCATGCTATTTGCTCGAATTGTGAAAACGAGGTGATAATATCCAACATTGAAGGAGTCAAACATGAAATTGATTTAAGGTTTCATGAATTTGTAGAAAAAACAGGTAAGGAGCCTGAATACGTAGAATGTCAGATTGTATGGAAAAAGACAGGAGATGAACAAAGAAAGACAATAAAACTATCATTGAGTATCAACGATGATGATAATGATAATGTTTTTTATTATTGTAATGGGATAGAATCGTTTAAGCAGCTTGCTGAATACGGAATGGGAGAATTTATCGTAACAGGTTGTTGGAATTTCTTTTAAGAAACATATGTAGTTATCATTTTTAATAACATATCTTATGAAAACACAAGAAGAATATGCCCATGAAATTGACGAAATCGTTCGCCGGGATGTAGAGAGTTGCCAGAGTGACTGGTTTAAAATCGACAAGGAAATATTTATGCAACCGGAAAACAAGAATAAGATATTTATTCTTGGAACCCGAAAGACCGGATGTGATTTAATTGTGCTGGGTGGCACTAATTGTAATGAGGGTAGTATGGATCGGCTTTTTGGGGGTCTTGGCAATGAAAATTTCTATGTATGTCAGCCGGCATCTTTCTATAAATCACAGCAAGAAATTGAGAAAGTGAATCCGCTATATGCTTTTAAGGTGGCTACTGCTTATTTCAGGGGACAGGGTTTGGTTCCGGTATTTGAAGATTGTCATTGCAGACTTATCATTTTGAGGTATGGGGTGGGTTAGATGAGGATAATAACCCCATCACTGGAGGAGAATCAAAAAAACAACCGTTGCTTTAAGGATGAATCACTGGACAAGGATTTGTTCGTAGAAAAATACGGACGGGTAATGGGAGAACATTATTACAACAAGTTTGTCCATGAGTTTAACGGGAATATCCTGAAGATGATCGGTTACTTCAGAGGTTCCGAAAAAGATGGGCAAGTCTTCTGCGATATGATAATCGAACGTATTGAAAAATACGAAAAAAGAATGTCATATGATAAAGGTAAGTTAAACAATTAAAAAGATATTTATATGAACAATTCAATGGTCGCTCACTTGTGGGCAAACGAAAAGCAAGAATCTGCAAATGGTAGTAATTTCTATTTTGAAGGTGAAAGTATTTACTCCTATGGAAGACATTTTGAGGTCGGAAGAATCGTGCGAAACAAGCGTGGAGAAAAGGCATATTTAATTAATGGCATATATCGTTCCTCTTTTACAAGCAAACATCAATGTTGTGTTCGTGACGCAATACCAACTGGCTCAAAGGTATTCAGTGTTGGATATAATATGTCAAATACTGGTAATATGGCATTTGTCACCAGTGGGTTGGAATCCATTAAAGATGCTATTGAAAAATACAAGAAAGCCAGAACTGAATTACCTTATCAGAATGTTTGGGGAGCTTTTAAAAATCTGATGGGTTATATTGAGTTCTTCGATATGGGGACTCCCCGGCGTCTTCTTAAAAAGAGCGCAAACGAATGGCTTGGAACTAACCATGAATTATCATGGAAATCAGATAAGATTAAACGTGAACATGTCCGTGAGTTGAAACGTGTTTTCCAGATCTTGTTGAATCATCAAGTACTGGAAGTTCCTGGAACCGTTAATGTGGTTGTGGATGAAGTTTGTGGTGAAGGAACATGGGCTAAATATACGATCAGATGTCAAAGATGGGCAGAAGGTTATGAAAAGAGAGAGGTTGTAGCCCTTGAAAGGGCAAGGAAAGAGGAAGAGGTTCGTAACAAAACATTGGAAGAACGGATACAAATGTGGAAGTCTGGCGAGATTTCCCAGTTGAGTTATTATTGTTGGTTTGAGAATGATCAGCCGAACGTATGGTTGCGTATTAAGAATGGAAAAATCGAAACCAGTAAGGGTATCAAAGTAGAACTAACTGAAGCTGAAAGACTTTGGAGATTGATTAAGGTCTTCCATAATGGCGGTCAGTTCCAGCACGATTTGGCATTGGATGTAACCGGTCATAGATGGGCATTCAATCGATATGAAAACGATATGCTGACTGCCGGATGTCACCGGATTGCATATAATGAGATGGAAAGTATTGCGAAACAACTGGGATGGGCGTAAGTGCTCATCCTTATAAAAAGAAGGATAAAAACCAAATAAATACAAATAAGATCATGGAACAGAATATGACAACAATACCATTTGACTTGGAATTGGCGAAGAAAATCAACAATGGTGAATATAATGGAACAATAGTGACATCCGGCAGAAATTTTAGAGTAGAGTTTGTGTATTATAAAGAAGAGGGAATGTATCCAATTCTGGGAGTGGTTCATACTGATCACGGTATAATATCGGATTGGTTCTCTTTTAATGGATGTGGCTCTAAAAATTACAGACTTGAACTTATGGTTCCAGAATATACGACATTTAAGGATGGAGATGTGTTAAGTAATGAAGGTGGTGATTGTATCTTTATCTTAAATACACATGGAGAATATCTAACATCTTTGTATGCCTCTTTAGATATAGACGGTAATCTTGATATGGAAGATGGTCTATGTGCTTGGGGGAATCATATAGAAAAATACAAATTTGCCACTGAGTCCGAAAGACAAAAGTTGGTTGACGCATTAAAGGCAAGCAAAGAACCTAAAGCTAAAGAGTATCTGAAACGCTTCTTCGGGATTAAAGAAGAGCCGAAATATGAGTTTAAGCCGTTTGATAAAGTGCTGGTAAGAAAAGAAGGAAATAAAAAATGGAATATCAGTTTGTTTGCAAGGGAAATTGTGGACGATTATAATAGATTGCCTTATAAGTACGAATGTTCTAATGGAACATTATGGGATTATTGTATTCATTTTGAGGGTAACGAGCATCTTTTAGGAACTGATGAGGCGCTTTAATGTACGCAAATTGGAGTTGCAAGAATATCTGTCCCCAGATATTTTGAAAATGGAACATATATGAAAATAGAATACATACAAAAATGTAAATGCGGTGCAGTCACTATCAGATTTGATAATAGTGCTTCGAATAGCATGTTTTGGGAAACATTTGAAAAATTGGATTTGGATACTGGTGATGCCACATGACTTCACCAGTCCTACTGCTGCGACCACTGTGTCAACCATTGGGGAATAGGCTTATGCGGGTGTGGATCAGGACAGAAGGTAGGAAAATGTGAATGTGGATCCCAAAAGGCACATGATATATTAGGGGTTAAATATGATTCGTTTGGAGCAATATTAAAAAACTTTGGATAATGGATATAGTAAGTAAATACACCGCCTTGTTAGGACAACAGAAGCTAAAAGAATCATTTGTGAAAGATTTGGAGCTTGTATTATCAAGAAAAAATCCTAATATAGAAAAAGGGAAACTTAATTTCATCCGTTATTCAGAAATGAAAAATTGGAGTGTAAGAGAGTTGTTTGGTGAAGACTTGGAACAAGCTGATAGGGCTTTAATAAACAAGGTGTATCATATGCTATTTGATATAGGTTCGGATTTTGAATCGGTTATAAGAATGCTATATAGCTTTCGTAACGGACCTAAATCGGGGATAAAAGTGGCGGATCCAGAGGATAATTACGAATGGACTAACAAGGACGGAAATGAAAAATATTCTACTAAAAATCTCCCAAAAGCGCATTTTAGATGGGATTGGAGAAGATATACCTTATCAAAAGAATCCGTTGATAAAATAACGGAGTTTGTAGACACCATATTAGAATCATAGAGAAATTATGAACGAAGTAATTTTAAGCAACATGTTAGGATGTCAGACATATTGTATATCAGACAGTCCTTCGAATAGATACTGTCTTATTGGACCTATTGAGTGCAATGAGAAGTTAATAGAAGTGTTTAAGAAGGGGATAACAGTAAAACTCAAATACGTGGAAAAACGAGTCCTGGATACATTTACGGACAACGGAATCAACCTGAGCAATTACACTCACTGTATTATTGTGAAGCGGAATTTTTATCTCGCTTGGTAACAGTAAAATACAAACGATATGAACAATTTTGTAATAGATACTCCAGATAATTTCTGGCAAATAAGATGGCTTGACAAGTATATGGAAGGCCACAAAGGGTTCATAGCTGGTGGATGTTTTAAGAATATCCTTTCCGGAGAAAAAGTAAAAGATATTGATATTTTCTTTGAAAGTGAAAGCGATTTTCAGGAAGCTGTTAATTTGTTCAATGATGGAAGACATCAGAAAGAAGGATGGAAATTTAAGTATAGGAATGAGAAGGTATGCGCATTCCAGAAAGAGGGAGAAAAGGTATGGGTAGAGTTCATAGAGTCAGAGTTCGGAAAGCCAGAAGAGATTCTCAGGAGCTTCGACTTTACTGTGGCAAAAATGGCCTACTATAAGGAGCCTAAATACGAAGAAAAAGAAGATGATTATTTTCCATTCTCATCTGCAAGTATAGTAGCATACGAGTACAAACTACTCTATCATGAGAAATTCTTCGAACATCTTCATATGAAGAGACTGGTTATTGACGAGAATATCCCTTTTCCGGTAAGTACATGGGAGCGCTCATATCGGTATAAAGGATATGGTTACAATATGTGCCGGGAGACAAAGAAAAAACTTCTACAGGCTATTAAAGGTGTAAACGTAGAGGAGGAAGATGTATCTTTGTACACTACTGGAGGATGGGATTAACCTATAAAACAAAATTGCTTATGAAAACATTAGAACAACTTAAAGGATTAGCATCAAAATGTTTAGACGGTAGAGATTTTAACAGACTGGCTAAATTTATCCCATATAACATGATAAAGGATTTCGGTATGGAGCCGAACGAAGAATACAATAACGAAGAAAGGTGGAACAGTACTGTAGTTGAATTTACCAGGGAGAATGTTTTGAAACAGCTTGAAGAAGATGTAAGATTCGGTTTTGAAAAGGCATTAAATCAGAGAGGAATATCAGCCAGTTTAATGTTTGAATGTGTAATGATGTGGAACTACATCCTGGAAGAAGGTCTTGAAGACTGGGATGAGGATGATTATAGATTTTACGGGCTACCTCTATTTAAAGCTACGGCTGTAAAATACGGATGGGATAATCCTATAGGGGAAGACAGCGGGAGAGAAAGAAAATATGATTCACAGTATTAAATGGGCATATCATGAGCACAAGTAAAGAATACAGGGCAGTAAGGAACTGTATATTAAATGAACTTCACCTTACCAAAGAAGATATAATCAAAAACATAGAGCCGTTATTGGAGAAACACGTAAAACGGTGCATGGTTAATACATATGGAGGTGACAACCAGATAGAAAACTGGATCAGATGCATGGTGAATGATGAACTCAAACAAAGAGATCATGATTTTATAAGAAGAGCGTGCGAGAATGTCATCAGGAATCATGTATTAAATGAATTGAATATAATCGTAAGATCCAAAAGTGAGAAATGTACATGTGAAAACAGAGTACCATCCGAAGAGGATAAGAAAGAGTCAACTGACGGACTGTATATAATCTACGAAGACGGACATGCAGAGCCGTTTACCGGCGATAACTCCAAAGATTGTGTACGATACATCGGGTTGAAGCACAGATACATGTCATTTGCAATCTCACTGACGGAGCATGATATCGTACAATTGCTTGACGATGATAGCCGTGAAGAATCCGGAAGTGGGACATATTACGAACGTGAATGTGATGCGCTGTTTGACATTGACGGACGCGGCAATACGGAACGCCTTGTAGCCAGAAATCCAAAATTGAGAAATCTGCTGGAAGATGGCGAGTATATACCATCTCTTGGTCAATTAAATTTAATGGCCCATTATATGGACGAACTAAACAAAGCATTCGCTTATGTTTCGGCATCTCCCCTCTCCTCGACGTGGTATTGGTCCAGCACTGAGAGCAGCCAGGCCGTCGCGTGGTACGTGGTCTTCTCCAGTGGCCTCACGGGCACCGGCAACAAGCACATCGGAGACATGGTTCGGACGGTAATTGATTTTTAAAAAGGATTACAATGATAACATCAGTAAAAATAAAAGACAATACGAAAACTCCATTTGAATATGCTTCGGACATAGAAGCGTTTGAAAATGGTAAAGAATTTATTTTCAAGCCAGGAGTGAATGTAATTATAGGTAAAAACGGTAGTGGAAAATCAACTTTGCTTAACATCATATCAATGTATGCGTTATGCGAGAAGTCCATGTGCTCTGAAATGCCGGCTGAGGCACTGGATTTTCCACCTATATTTGATGATGATGACAAGGTTCTTGATGGGATTGACATATCATCCGATTATGCAGGGAAAGTATTCCGTTTATTACCGTCGGCGGAGATGAATCGAGATAGTGTATTGAAAAACATCAGCAATTTAGATTTGTATGTGAATAATATTCGAAGATCTTATGGAGAGAAAATGGTGTTATCATTGGAATCACTTTTCAATTTAATGTTCGGTCAAAAGGATTATGTGTTTCCAATACGAGATCTTGTAGAATACAAGAAAAAATCAAATACGTTTTGGATTAAAAGAATTGATAATCTGTTGAAGTATTATAAAAGAAACCACATAACATTAACAAAAAAAGATTTTGAATATACGGTTCTCATGGATGAGCCAGACAGAAATCTTGACATTGATAACATAATACAAATTTACAATGTATTATCATTCCATAAACCACAAACACAAATTATAGCCATAGTACACAATCCGGCATTGATTTACAAGTTAAGCAAATTAGATTGTGTGAATTTCATAGAGATGACAGAAGGATATCTAAAGGATGTTGTCAATTTCATAAGTGAAACAAATAAATGAAAGAGGATGAGAAAAGAACTGAAAATAATAGGATCAAGAGATCGGCACGTATTTACAGCGACATTCATTCGTTTTGGATTCAGGGATGGGTATAAAGGACCTGTAAAGACAATACTTTTACAAGACGTGTTACTCGATGGTAAAATAGTAACAGATCATTTGTGGTTTGATTTGACAAAAGGATTCGAAAGCGCCGATTTATTACCAGGCGATGTGGTTGAGTTTTGTGCAAGGGTTAGTATTTACGAGAAAGGATATAAAGGATATAGGAATGACGTATTCGATAGGCCGATAGAAAAGGATTATCGATTGTCAAGACCAACAAAGATTAAAAAGATTGGGAAGAAATCAATAGATTGACATACTACCGCGAACTTTAGGTGTGGGAATATGTCGAAGAGATGACAGAAGGGCATCTTAGTAAAACTTGTATATTTGTGTCTAATTAATTAAAGGTGAGATGAACTGGAAGAAATTCAAAGAGGAAAAACCTTCAGAGGGAGAAGAAGTGTTGGCTTATCACCCAAGTTGGATAGATGAAGATTTCAACCCAAGAGGTATAAGAATAGGGTTTTGGAATGGAGGAGACGATTTTAAATCGGCTCATTGGTGGGATTATCAAGATTGTTATATCACAATCTCTCATTGTGATTGTGATGATAATTCTCTTTTCAGTGATAGAATAAAAAACAGCATAGAGCCAGAGTTATGGATATCACTTGATGTTATTACAAATTACTTACCTAACATAAAACAAAATCACTTATCACAATGAGCTATTTTATATTAATGGGAAGAAGAATCCCCAAACAAGCTATAACAGGCTTCAAATTTCAAAATGAAACAGATAACATTCGTCCTTTTCTGTCAATCAGGATAAGGGGAAAGGACGAAATTATACCTTTCAAAGATAAAAAGGAGATACAGTCTGTAAAAGCGCATCTGTGTTCTATCTTTTCTGGGTTTGTAAAAATAGGTGACTGGTATCTCAAGATGTCAGAGGTTAAGGAGTATAAGCCAGTGACTGCCGAAGACATGAACCCCTACATCTTGTTTAAGACATCTAAGTTTGGAAATATAAAAGTTCGTTTCCCGAAAGATGAAGATATGAATGCGGAATTGTTGGTGTTAGATCAACTTTTTGATGTAGAATAAACTATTAATCATCTTTTAAAAATCATGACTTGGAAAGAATTAAAAGACAAAATATCCCTTATGACAGAAGAAGAGCAACAGCAAGAAGTTGCAGTATGGGGAGAAAATATGAATCTAATGAAAGATTGTTCCTTGGAGAAAACAGACGAGGATTTGTACTATAATACTGAATGGGATTATACTTGTGAAGAGAGTGAATTGGAACCGGAAGACAAGAATGACCCTGATGTACATAAGGTATATGAAGCAGGCATGCATTATATTTATTCAAATTGATTTTAAAAAGATCTGATTATGGCAGCATTAACAACACTAAATATAACGGAAAAGAACGCTAATAACAGTTTGTCTGTAACTGTTAAAGTGAATGTCACCAAAGAAGGAGTGTTTACCACTACCTTGTCAAAAGAAGATGTGGATAAGATTCATTCTTATGGGATCAAATTACCTACAAACAGATTAGGCAACGAAGGATATTTCAATAGTATAGCACTTTCTGATTTGGAAAGTCAAATCAGGGAAGTTCTGAAGAGATGTTTGAGTTATAAAATAGTAGAAGAAGTGCCTGTTATTAAGTATCAACTGGAAACGAATTGCATGTTTTCCTATGACAAAAAAGGAAATATTGTCCCTAACCCCTCTAAGGAATGGACAGGAGGTGATGAAAACGGGAAATGGAGAGATGGAACTTCTCGTTTAGATGCCTTAAACACCCAACCTTTCGGTTTTAGTATTTATGCAAAACCATTTCTAAAAAGAGTAATTGAATATGGAAATGGAGAGACAAAAGTAGAATACAGCAGGTTAAATACAGAAAAAGGAACCTATGCGCACTGGCTGAATTGTGTAACGAGCATATCATACAATAGATATAAACAGGTAATGGAAGTGGAGTGTAACGAATGTACCTCAAAATTATTCGTTGATATGATCAAGTCCATTTGTAATATAAGCGAACAAGTTAAGAGTTTTATCAATCCAGAACAAATAAAAGCAATTGCGGAGTCAAATGAACCGATTTTGCTTTTATCTAACAACTAAAAAATCATGAGGTATGTATGTGTTTTTATCTGCTTTCTGTTATGGCTTATTTTTACGTTGCTATTATCATTCACTGTCATAGGATTGGTTATAAGCGTGAGTGATGAATGGCAGGAAATGGATGACAAAATAATAGATAAACTTTAAAAAGAAATGAATCATGGGCGAACAAAATAAGCAATGTCCTGAATTTCCATTTTTTGGTGCATCTTATCCAGATGCTCGTTGTATCAACGGATATCTATGGGATTTGGATAAATGTGACGAAAACGGAAATTTATATGGAGAAGGAGATATTCCTTGCCCATTCTGCAATACCGAGAAATTTATTGAGTATGATCCGTTTTCAAAAGAAGATGAATTTTATGAAGGTATTGAGAATGAAGAAAAAGCTAAAGAGATGTCCAGAGAGTGGTATTTGAATTGGATTAACTATATGCGAGAACACCTTAAATAATTAAGTATAATTGAATTATGACAGCCGAGAAGTTTAAATATATTTGCGAAGAGAAAGGAATAACTTGGAATGATCTTGTCCGCATTAGGGTTATCAGACCAAAGAAATTTCTCGGATTCTTTAGGCAATTAACAGGTATAACAATCGAAGGTGCGTTCAATGGCTGTTCTGCTTGTGTTGAAATAATGGCTGATGATGACAACGGTGTTTCAATGATGCACTATATTGATTACGAAGATATTATAGGAATTGAATTAATTAAGAATCAATAAATAATGAGTCATGGGAAAAACGATAAATCGCCCAAAAGCAATAATAAAGATAACATCGTACAGAGGTATAAGTAGTGGTGCTATACATTTTTACGGTAAATTGCTGATAACTTCTGATTTTGAGTCATTTGAATTAAAAAGACCTATCACAAAAGAAGAGTTAGAGAAATATCCTGATAGATTCCTTTGTTACGAAGAAGGGGATATGATTGATGCTTTTAATACTTGGAGAGATGTAATTGATACTGGGGCAAAGGTTTCTGAAGAAAAAGGTATAGACTTAAACGATGTCGCAGTAGATGGAATACCTAATACAATGCGTCTTTCGTATTTCGATGCTATTAAACCTTTAGATACAAGACTTAAATGTGTAAAATGCCGAAAGGTTATCAAACCGGGAGAAGGGGTATATAATACTCCAAGAGGGTTATTTTGTGTAAAATGCTATTAACTAACAATTAAAAAAAAAGAAATAGTAGATATGAATACAAAATTTGAAAACATGGCTTTGCTGAATATAGAAGACTACAATGAGCTTAAAGCTAAAGCCGAAGCAACAGATGAGCAAATAAAGAAACAAGCCGAAGAAATGGCTAAGCCTGAAGTTGTCACATTAAAAGTGTGCTTTGATACATACGGATTATTATACAGGCCATATACTTGTGTTGATGTTGAAATACCATTCTATGATGATGAAAAAATCAGAGATATGCTTAACAAAGCAAGTGCTGATATAATGAAATGGTGCGACAAAAATATGGTAAAATACAACAAAGAACTCAAAGAATCCAGATCTACAAAAAAACATTGCGAAGGACTAAGAAAGCATATCGCAAATCTCGAAAGGCGCCTCTTAAAGCATGCATTGGCAAACGTTATTTTATCTATTATATCAGTTGCGGCTATAATTGCTCTTTTCACATTAATTCAAAACTAAATAGACATGGAACAAGAATATGCTATTCCTCTTTTTAAAGCTGGTGCAGAGTGGCGCATTAACAGCGTGTGGCATTCTATAACAGTAATTCCAGATTGCCACCGTTTTATTGTGTTTCTCCCTAAGAAATCAACAATAGGATCAAAGAATCCAATTATGGGTATATTGGAAGAGAACAAAACTTTTATATCCAGCCGTCCAGGATGTATTTTATACAGATTAGATGAAATGGAATCATGGGCTTATTTAGATGATCTATTACCTTAAAAACAGCATAAGCAATATGGAAAGCGAAAAGAAGAAAATATGTCCCAAATGCGGCTGCGAAGATGGGTCGGGGCAAAATAATATACATAGCATGAATCCAGAACATTTTTGTAAATGTCCTATACGGTCTATTATGGAACGAGATGGAGTTTGCTATTCTTGTGCGTTTTGGATCAGACTATATGAAGAGAATAAGAATAATCCCAATTGGTTGATTATAGATGGAGAATCATGGATAGCTAATCCGTTTGTTCCCAATACAAACAACAAAACACGAAGATTTATGGGTATGGGAGGAAGAATGATGGAGGCTATTTCAAATGATGGGAGAAAAATCATTTCCAATGATTGGTGGCATCAAGGGAAAATCCCAGAAGAATTTAAGGATTTAATACCTGATAATGCCAAATGGGTAAAATGAGTTTAAGAGGAAAATATGAAAGGTTATGACCGACAGAGAACTTCTCGAAGAAAACAATAAGATGTTAAAGGAAATTCTAAGTTTTGTGAGAAAAGTTGATTCTGCTGAATACAGGGATCATCAAGACTTTATGGAATTTCTTAGAAATGTGGCAGCCGATATATGGGTTGAATATACGGAGCCTGAACAAAGAAGTAAGTTGTTTAATTTAATGAATAAAAAAATGAAAACAGTTTTTGATTTAAGCAGAGATGAGATTGTGGCATTGACAGACAAAGAGATAAGTCTGTATATAGACAAAGAGCTTGCTGGTAAAGGTATTCCAATTGAAGCTAAGAACTGGAACAAAAAGAAGGAAAAGGAAGTTGTGTACCCGGATTGCGGGGTTCCGATATTTGTCATTAAAGACATAGGTGTAGGATTTAGAAAGATAGAGGACGCTACAGAGGTGGCGAATTTACTGGTCAGGTCCAGGGCTTTTAAGGTGGATTCAAAGTATTTAAACCGATTTTATGAGATGTTAAACGTCATAGAAGAGGGCGTCGTGCCGGCAGTAGAAGGTTGCGTAGGATACACCAATGAAGAATTTGAAAGAGTTGACAAAGAAAACAATGATCCTGAATCAGCAAAAATAGGATCATTTAATAAGACGGTAGAGGAAGCCAACAATATAAGAAGCCGAGTGTTGAAATACGTGGACAAGATAAAACGGGAGCGTGCGTACAACATCGACCTTTGCATGACCTTCGAGAGATATGTTGAGATAGCAGATAAAGATGCGGAGCGGGCTATGGCTTTCTTAAAAGAAGCCTGCCCGTTTAATGAAGAAACAGAAGTCTTTATCAGGAAAAGATACAATATGTCTATCGATGTTGACCCTGAAGAAAATTAATTTATATTAAATCATTTTGTTTCTTATTAAGCAACAAAAGACATATCTTTGTCCGAAAAAAAACAGAATAATCGAGAATAATACATAACTCATACAAATCATAACCAATTTGTATTGTATTATGCATAATAGCCAAAAGCTATTCCGATTATTAGCCTAAGTGTTGAAACAAACACTACGTTATTTAAGAATAGATAGTTACCTACGGATATTTACCCAAGTCTGTAGCTCTAAGGTAGGTGATTAAACAGTTCTGGTATTCAGGAACAGTGTTGCTTACGAAAAACCTTAAATAACATTGGCGATGGGTACTAACAGAGTTTTACTCTGACTTATGTTGAATAAACATTAAAAACGTTTGTAGATATGGTGTACGTACAAGACATAAATGGTAAACCTATGATGCCTACAACAAGGCATGGTAAGGTAAGACGACTGCTTAAAGAAAACAAGGCAGTTGTTGTGAACCTATGTCCGTTTACCATCAAATTAACGTACGTCACATCTGATTACAAACAAGAAATTGTGTTAGGCGTTGATGCTGGGACCAAACACGTTGGTCTATCAGCTACAACGAAAAGCAAAGAACTTTACAGCAGTGAAGTTATCCTTAGAAATGATATCGTAGATCTTTTGTCTACCAGAAGAGAGCTACGAAAAACAAGACGGAATAGATTGAGACATAGAAAACATCGTTTTAACAATAGAATAAAAAGTAGGCGTCCCGGATGGGTAGCACCTTCGGTGAAGTACAAAATAGACGCCCATATTCGTGTTATTGATAATGTTTTTTCTATACTGTCTGTATCCCGTATTGTTATTGAAGTAGCTCAATTCGATACTCAAAAGATTAACAATCCTAATATATCAGGTAAAGAATATCAGGAGGGTGATCAACTTGGATTTTGGAACGTTAGGGAATATGTTTTAGCAAGAGATGGACATAAATGCCAGCATTGCAAGGGAAAGTCAAAAGACCCAGTATTGAATGTTCATCATATTGAATCACGAAAGACAGGTGGAGATTCCCCATCTAATCTTATTACCTTATGTGAAACTTGTCATAAAGAATACCATAAAGGTAATATAGATTTAAAAATCAGAAGAGGCAAGTCGCTTCGCGACGCAGCCGTAATGGGAATAATGAAATGGAGATTGTATGAAGAACTAAAATCTAAATACGACAACATTTCTATGACTTTCGGTTATGTTACAAAATACAATAGGATTAAACATGGTATTGAAAAATCTCATGTTTTCGATGCATTTGTTATTTCTAAAAACTTTGATGCTATAAGGTTAGGATATTATTATAAAGTAAGATTAGTAAGAAGACATAATCGTCAGATCCATAAACAAAAGATTCCAAAAGGAGGAATCAAGAGGTTAAATCAATCTCCATTTGAAGTTTTTGGTTTCCGTTTGTTTGATAGGGTTATGTTTGAAAACAGTTATTACTTTATATTTGCAAGGCGTAAAACCGGTAGTTTTAATATTCGAGATATTGATGGTAAAAACCAAAGAGATATTACATACAAGAAATTGAAATTATCAAGGTGTAAACGCTTTATGGTACAAAAGGAAATGGATTGATTAATTTGAATAAAAATGTAGACATGAATCGCTGGTTTGAAATTACGGTAAAAGCCGAGATTGATAATATCGAGAACGGCAAAAAAAAGAAGGTAACTGAAAAGTATTTAGTGGATGCCTTGTCTTACACAGAGGCAGAATCAAGATCGTTGGAGATCTTCAAGGATTTGTACAATTCTTTCGAGGTTGTAAAAATTAATCCTATTAAAGTGTCGGAAATCTTCTTCAACGGAGAGGCTGAGTACTGGTATAAGTGTAAGGTGAATTACATTACACTGGATGAAAAGAAAGGTAAAGAAAAGAAAACACCATGCTATATGTATGTCCAGGCCGGCAATCCCAAGGATGCCGAAGCTGTGTTGACTAAAGGCATGCAGGGTACGTTGGGCGACTGGAATTGCGAAGCTATTGCTGAAACGAAGATCATAGACGTATTCAAATACGATCTTCAGAAGGGAGCTGAAAAATTAGGCGAGAAGAAGAGTGAAGAGTAAGGCTGATGTAGTTTCCAACATAGCGCTTGTTGTGGCGATAATATCATTGCTTTCAGCAGGCGCTTTCCTTCTGATAGTGATTAAGACAGACGAGGTATCTAAATTATTAATGAACGTACCTTATCTACTGGCTTCAGTGGGATTGTTCTTTTCAATAATATCATTATTATTCGAATGGAAAGCAAGGAAAAGAAGCTATACGTCTGCGAACGATGCGGACGAAAAGTGATGATAAGAAGTCATGGCTTATGCCAGGCTTGCAGGAGCAAAGAGTTGACTCCGAAGAAAAAAGACAGAATTACATCCATTAAAAACAGCAGCAAGAAGAAAAAGTTAGAGAACCCGGATTTATCCGGGTTTTTTCGTCTTATGTTGGAGGAGTTGAGTACTATTCGAATGTCTATGACCGGTAAGGCTATTCATTTTCCTACAGTATGTAACGTATGTCACATACTTCCGAAAAGGATATATAAGTCGGTTGCTACTTGCAGGGATAATATAGTTTTCCTACATGAATCGGAGCATACGGTATTCGACATGTATCTTGACAGGATGGAATTTGATAAACTTGAAACAGAATTTCCTTTTGTGTGGAAGTATGCGGTAAAGAAGGTACTGGATATGGAAAACAGGGGAATGATTAAAGAAAGAGGTAGATTAATTATTGAAATAATTGACAGATATGAGAAAACTTTATAAAATAAGAATAGAAGCTGACGATGAAACTATCTTTTATGCTCACATACAGAGAGAAAGTTATGGTAAGGATATAGCTATCGCAGTGAAAGATAGAGATAAAGATGAAGTGGAAACAGTGTTACATTGTATTAAAGAAGAATTGATTAGAGGAAGATCATGAAAGAGAAAATAAAAATATTGACAGATTTAGGATTTGTCCCTATGGTGGAAGGAGAAGGAAATACGTTGTTTAGAATGAACGATGTTGTGATGTCGGTGTCAGATCCTAACCAAACACCAGAGCAGTTGAAGAAGGAGGTTATGTCTTTAATAAAGAACAGAGACATAGCAGAAAGAGGCGGACAGGTTCCAGTAGTTAAAGAGCCGGCGCCTGAGCCAGAGCAGGCCCAGGGAGAAGAACCGGAAGCTCCGGCAGAGGAAGCAGATCCTAACCCTGGAGAGGAAGATTCGAATCCGTTTACAGAAAATCAGGAAACGTTAGAGCCGTTTTATATCTGTGATGAGTTGAAGAAGATTGAGACTCCCAAATTCGTAAGATTGACATTAGACGATAATCGTTTTTATGTAAGGAAGATGGATGATGGAACGGCCAAGATATATGCTTCAGTAACAACCTTAATCAAAGATGGATATGTCGATGATAAGACCGCACTTCAGGAATGGAAGCAAGAGATGAAGATGCTTGGCCGCAATCCGGAAGAGGTGGCGCAGTATGAAGCTGATAAGGGAACGATCATGCACTACTTATACGGATTGTATCTAACAGGTAGAGATATGGTCTTAAATCGAAGCTTTATCATCAAAACAGTGCAAGAAGGTAAGCTGAAGATATCTAAGAAAAATCTTGATCGGTTCTTTAACAGTATTGATGATCTTGATGATATGATTGTCAGAATTATGAAGTTTGCCAAATTTTGTTCAGAGTATAAGGTTAAGCCGATGATGATTGAAAGAATATTGTCATTAGAAGACTATTTGGTAGCTACGCCGATAGATGCGATGGTTAAAATGACATTCAAATACAAAGAAGAAGGTTATTTTGGAGCCGTGTATCAAAGGGCTACAGGGCAGTTTAAAAAAGGTGATCCGAAGAAGGAGGTAAGAGACGTGGAGAAGGAAGAAGTGGTTATTCTCGACTTTAAATCAGGGGGAATATGGGAATCATACGCATTTCAATTAGAAGCTGAAAGAAGAATGGTTAAAGCATGGTATGGGATTGGTGCACGTATTATGAACTTTTCTCCAAAAAGCACGAGCAGCAAAGGATATACGTTGAAAGAATGGACAGAAGACAGTATAGCACTTGAAAAGGCGGACTGCGTGTTCCAACAAGGTATGTTGAATCACCTTAGAAAAGATAAGAAGTTCAAAGTGAGAAAAGGAGTGCTGAATATCAATAAGCCGTACAATGAAGAGGATCATACGGTCGTGTATGATATTGCAGAGGAAATGTCTAAAAGATTCATAATATGAACGATATTGTTATTCCTGAAGGAGATTATATAGAAATCGTAAAACCGATATGCATCAATCCTTTTGGTTATTATTTTATTAACATCAAAAGGAGTTCGAGATTAAGATTATCGAAAGATTTGAAAATAGGAGATAAATATGCAATATGTGTACTTGCATCTCATAAGAAATATGGCAAGACCATCGAAATAATAATGCCTATATTGGTCAGAAATACAAGAAGAGTATGAAAAGAAAAATTAGAAGAACAGGAGAGATAATAGACGTAATCACTTTCAGTAGCTCAACTACAAGAAGCGACCATGACAGAATACAGTTCTATGGTGATAATGGGAATGTGATAAGTGAGAGTTTAAATTTTTATCTCGATACCCTTCCTGTAAATGACGAAAACAAAGATGTAGACTGGGAGCAACGTAGATTCGATCTTATCAAGGCTTATTCTATTGAGTTTGTTAAAGCACAAAATAGAAAAGGTGAAATAGATTGCGGAGTATATGTACCAGATGTGGTGTCATGGTCTATAACTATAGCAGATAGAATCATAGAAGCAATGAGAGGAGTTAAAAATGCTTGATTTCAGAAGATACGAAAACGTACCCCGGTTTCAACTTGACCGCAGACCTGGCAGGAGCCGACTGAAGCTAACCTGCCCAGCTTGCGGGAAAAGCCGGTGCCTCACTCCTTATATTGATGTGGCAACAGGTCAGGTTGTTGGCAACGAGTTCGGAAGATGCGATCATGAACGGACTTGCGGTTATGATAAACGACCTACTGGTAAGGATGTAGGTGACAAAGATCTTTGGATTTCGGGAAACAAGTGTATAAGAGCTTATCGTCCTCCTGTAAATCCTGACGTTGTAAATTACATACCTTTTAGCGAGTTTGAGAGGACTGTGGTTCCAGATGATAGAAATACTGTATTTAGATTTTTATCGTCTCTATGGGGAAAAGAAAGGGTATCTGACGTATTTAGAAGATATCATGTCGGAACAATGGACTTATGGGGATGGAAAGGGTGTTGTATATTCTGGCAGATAGACAAAGATTTTGTATGTAGAACCGGCAAGATCATGGACTTTTATATAAAGACCGACAGCCAGGGGAATGAGATTGATGTAAAAAGAGTGAAAGAAAAAGACGGTGACAATGAGCGGCCTCATGTCATGTTTTATCACTCGTTGCATGCAAGAGACTTCTTGTTTAGACAATGCCTGTTCGGAGAACATCTTCTAAGCCAGTATCCGGATAAGGTGGTTAATTTAGTGGAATCAGAAAAGACGGCTATTATATGCGCTGTGAATAAACCAGATGAGTTATTTGTAGCTACCGGTGGGTTGCAGAATCTAAGGCCGGAAGTGATAGATGTTTTAAAAGATAGAAAGACCGTAGCTTTTCCGGACAAAGGACAAGCATTTGAGACATGGAGTAAAAAGATAGATGGGATGATGATGAAGTCAAGGATAAAAGTATCAGACTATCTTCAAAGTGTTGAAAATGTAGGAGACGGAGATGATGTGGCAGATTTGATAATTAGTAACAAGGTAAAAGAAAAACAGTATGAGCCTGGACGTTTATATTAAAAGTAAGAAGAAAGAAGAGGATCATGAATGGGTTGCAAACATCACCCACAACATGAACAGGATGGCACAAAGAATATTCGTATCAGAAAATAAAGAAACGCTGTACGATTATGTTTGGAGACCAGAAGAATTGGGTAGGCAAATAGATACCGATGAAATGAAGAATGTACTTACAAAAGGTATATGTATTATGATCTCTAAGAGAAAAAGTCTTTTGAGATACGAGCCGGAAAACGGATGGGGGGTCTTATGATTCATTTCTTAAGTTTCTTATCGAATACAAAGAGGCGTGTGAAGATCATCCGGGTTATATAATTGAAGCAAGTAGATAACAACATGGAAAATTATAAAAATACTTTAAATGAGGTAGTGGTGATCGAATCGTCACCAGAAACGTATTTTGTTTACGCTATTCGTAATGCTATTCGTATCTCTAAATGCGCGTATCCGACAGCCAAGAAAGTAATTTTCAAAAGAGAGGACGTAGAGGTAGAGATCTCGGAAATGGAAACTGAAAACAGTTTGTATGAAAAGTTTAAAGAAAAACAAAAGAATAGGGTATGGAACTTAATGAGCGCCAACAACGGGTTTTAAGAGGCGAAATTTGTCCTTATTGCGGAAGAGAGACTGAGCTGGTAAATGCCGATAAAATATATAGCAGAAAAGGCTTAGGGATGGTTATGATGTGTAAACCATGCAACGCTTATGTCGGTGTTCATGAATCAGGGCCGAATAAGGGAAAAGCTAAAGGCCGGCTTGCAGGGCCATCACTGAGATCTCTTAAGATAAGAGTTCATGCCGAACTTGACAGACTGTGGTCTACGCCGGAAGAACGGGAAAGGATGTATAAAGATTTGTCCGAATTTCTCTCTATACCGGAAGAGTACACGCATATAGGTATGTTTGGCGAGAAGACGATGGGAAAAATCTTTCAGTTCTGTCATGTAAACAAAGAACGATCAGGTTCGAGAATAGAATGGCATAAACCTGGAGATAAGTGTCCTAATAAAAACAATCAAATAGTGTCAGGCAGTAGCGCATGTAGAGGATGTCCTGAGTATCTTCATGATGAGAAAGACGGATATGTCTGGTGTGATCCTGATATGAGCTACGGCAGGTTGAAATAGGATGCGAATTGCCTATCTTTGTGCTATTATTAATCAAAAATGTAAGAAGATGGGCAGATCAACAGAGTACTACAGGACTCATCCCGAAGCCAGGAAGAAAAAGGCTAAAAAGGACAAGGAGATAAATGCCAGACCGGAGCAGAAAGCCAAACGCCGGGAACTTGGTCGTAAGAATTATGAAACAGACAAGAAGAAGGGCAAAGGCTGGAGGAAAGGCAAAGATTGTTCTCATACCAAGAACGGTCTTAGGTATAAATCAGTAAAAGCTAATAGGGGATCCAAATCGGATACAAAAGGTGACAAAAATGCACGAGGAGATAGCAAATAGGATAGATATTAGAAGGATATTCAAAACCTCTAAACAGGTCATGGAAGAGGCGTATGAGAATATCTTGAAATACAGGCGGGGAGAGCTTATCCCCGCTAAAACCGGATACGATTATATTGATGAGGCTTTGCTTGGAGGTATTTTCCCTCAGCATGCTATTGCCATAGGAGCCCGGCCATCTGTAGGTAAATCGTATGTGGCCCAAAAGATATTGGAAAATGTGATGAATCCGATGATCAACCCGCAAGCAGAAGATTATTTTCTTGTTAATTGCGAGTTCGAAATGAATCCTCAAGATCTTCTTCTTCGTAGAATGAGCCAGGATATGAAAAAGCGGGCTCCTGAAATATTAAGAAGGCAAGATTCTAATACAGTGGAAGAGATGAGGATGTTTGAAATCCTTCAAGGTGAAATCAGGAATAATATAATATACATCGATGCTCCGTGTACGGTAAAAGAGTTTGAGGCGGCTGTGTATCATATAGCTACCAAACACAAAGACAAACGTCTTATAATATTTAAAGTCGATCATATTGCTTTGATAAAAAGAATGGGGTTAGATCCTAAGTCGGCTATAGATGATTTGGTGGCGGTTATGAACGAAGCTAAATTAGTATATAAAAACATATTTTTCCTCATCATATCACAATTCAACAGAGAGATAGAAGGAAGGATAAAAAGCCCACAAGAGCAGCCTCCGCGTCTTTCTGATTTTTACCAATCTGATACGCTGGGTCAGTTATGTACGTTAATGATAGGTTTGCACAATCCTCGTAGGTACGGGCTGGATAAGTATATGATATTTGGGAAAGATTGGTATCAGACTCTTGATAGGTTTAAAACTGAAAACAAAACATCATTCAGAACAGCCGGACTGGTGTTTCATCATATACTGAAGGTAAGGCAAGTTAGTATGGAAGAGCTTACTAATACAATCCACCCAGAGATTCTGCCGGGGCATGGATGGATGTACGGGGAGGGCGGGACGAAGTTCGTGAACCCCAACCAGCCGCCGACACCGCCCAAGCTCTATACTGTGGAAGACGTTACGGACAATCAGGAACAAGAACAAGAGACAAAAGAAGAACAGTCATTGTATTAAAAAAAAATAAGAACCATGAGACTAACAGTAGAAGAAAACGAATACCTGATAAGTAAGTTCCTTTTGGTTCTTACTGAGTTTGCAGGAGATGAAAGAGAGATGTTTTTAATCAACTCCATACATGATAAGGCGGTGGCGGATATGAATTATCGTCTTCCGTCTTTAATAAGCAGAGAACGTAAAAGACGAGTTATTGAACTCCTTAAAGAAGGAACCAGAATAATCAAGGACTTTTCCGGCTATGCAGGTGATATGGGTATGATTAACGAATACGATCGCCTAAAGAAAGAAATAGGAACCGTCCAAGATCAGCTTGGCGACGTAGAAGGTCAACTTCGGGCAGCAGGAGAAGTTATAAAAAAAGAACTTGATATGATTGCTGACCGAATCAAAGAAGATCTTCTTGACCGAGAGCTGGCTAAGAGTAATGCCGAGGCCGAAAGAAAAGCCAAAGTAGATCCGAGATATGAAGTAGCTTTAGGTGATTACAAGGAGATGCTGGAAGTGATTTTTACAACCAGAAACAAGTATTCTACGGTAGATTCTGTACATGACGATCTTCGACAGTCGGTATCTACCGGTAGAAATTCGATTATCAAAGAAGGGTACAACAGTTAAAAACAAGGAGGAAATATGGAAAAGAAGGAATTTAAAGTAGGAGAAGTGTTTGATGCCGGACTTGTGAGATTAAAATGTGTGGATGCTCCAGAGCCAGACTTAGGATGTGAAGGATGTATATTTAATGACCACATTACATGCGGGTCGGTAGATGTAGTCGCAGGCCCGTGTAATCACGTAGAGAGGGAGGATGGTAAGGATGTTATTTTTATTAAAGCTGATTAGGCATGTACATCAATTTCAGACAACTTGCAGCATCAGACATGACTCCTAATGATCTTGCCAATCTTCTTGCCATAAGACAGAAGGATTCGGTTATGATCGAAGCCATGCCGGAAGAAGATGCTGGTAGATATATAGAGCTTGGCCTGGTTGAGAAATTAAAATCAGGCGTGATGAGACTAACCAACAAAGGAACGTCTTTTGTGAATTATATAGAGACACCGGAAATGACGGACGAGGTTCTGGAGACGTTGAAGATTATGATAGGAATGTACGAATCATATTCAAAAGACATAGGTGTCAGCAGAAAAGAAGCGGAATCCAGATTGTGTTGGTTTATGGGTAATACCTCATTTAAGAAAGAGGTCATACTTCAGGTAACGGAATCTTATATAGCAGAGTCAGGAGATTATACAATGAGCTTATGTAACTTCATATGGAAACCGCCTTCTCAGGCCTTTTCGGTCCATATGAACCTTAAAAATTCAAAGCTCTTTGACTTAATAGCTGAAAAATTTAAGATCGCTACCGAGCCTTATTTGGAGTCTAAGAAGAATAAGGAAATGGATTGGTTGTTTGCCGTATCTAAATTGCCTACGCCGCCGGCTAAAGGCAATCCGGATTATTTGTTTACCGGAAGTGCGGAAACAGACAAAGAACGATTGAAAAACATAAAAACATATTTATTTAACAAAATTAGAAAGCAATGGAAAAAGTAAGAATTAGAAAGATAATAGAGGATATAATTATTACTCAGTTTCTTAATTCAGAAATGGATATAGTTCATGAAGAAGATGTGACGTTTAAAGAACTTGGATTAGATTCTCTTGATCGAATTGAGCTTGATGCGATGGTGGAACAAAAATTCAATATCGTTATTATTGATTATGATACAGAATCCATCAAAGATATGACTGATCTTGTTTACAAAATAATAACAGAAGGATATGGGAAATGATATAATTTTATGCATGGCTTTAATAGCGTCATTTGCTTTTGTTATACAGTTTTTGTTGTCGATATTAGGATCTGATCTGGATACGGATATTGACATTGACAGTGCTTCTGATTTAAGCATGTCTTTGTCGGACATCATATCATTCAAGGGCATAACACATTTCATTCTTGGATATAGCTGGACTACTTACTTTTCGGGTTCCCATTTAGTAGGGGTTGTGATAGGGTCGTTTTTCTTTATCGTTTTGTTTTACGTATATAAGTTACTTCTTAAGTTAAAACAAGAAATGGTGTACGAATGTCCGGAAGATTTAAATGGCAGAGAGGTGGAGATAGTGTTTAGATCAGGGAAGAATCATTATATGGTAAATATTTCGAAAAATGGAAGACAGGAACAAATGAGAGTAAGATGCTTGTCTGGAAAAACTTACAAAAACGGCGACAAGGTGAATATAAAATATGAAGAAGGAGAATTAAGTATATAATTTAATATGGATTTTGGACAAGATTTAGAACCAGAAGAACTGACCAATCATTATGATCAGTGTTATAACCCCAAATAGTATTAAACCAATATAATTCTATTATAAAAGTTTAATACATCTCTTTCAGAGATCGGGTTATTAGCCTAAGCCTTGAAACAAAGGCTACGTTATTTGAGAATAAATAGTTACCAAGGAATGTTTATCCAAGTTTCTTGCTCTAAGGATGGTGATTAAACAGGAGTAGTGTATTTGACGAAACAGTGTTGCCATTATATAAAACCTCAAAATAACATTGGCGATGGGTACTTACAGGAGAAATCCTGACTTATCCCTAACGGGATTTACATCTACCAAGGAGACCGAAAGGTCTCCGAGGGGATGTATTAAAACATACGAATAGCTTTAAATATATTTAATAGAATATGGGATATGGAATTGATTTTGAAACAGAAGAAGAGGAGGATGAAGAATATGACTGACGAAGAATTTGCATTGGATAATAAGAAAAAGGTTGTTGTAAGAAAAAGAATATCTTATTTAAGCAAAGGGGATAAAGTGTGGATCGTCTCGTCCGACGGCTACCTGCTACACACGGACGTCGTTCGGCGGGACCGGGGCCGATCTTATGTGGATATAGACGGGATACTGTATTGGAAGCGAGGATTGGATGGCAAACATCGTAATCGTAATAACTACATGCAGTTTGCCATGACACCAGAAGACGGTAAGAAGTATGTCGTATATTACCCGGAAGGATTTAAAGACAATGACTTATGATGGTCCCGGAAACGCATTTGCTATATAAGGAGTTTAATGGTGTGAAACGTCTTGCCATATCTTATTCCCAGATAGATACGTTTCTTACCTGTCCAATGAAATGGTATAAGACTTACGTAGAGGGCAAAAGGTCTACGGAAAAACAAGAAGCTACGTCTTATGGTACGGTTATCCATAAGACACTGGAATACTTTTTTAAGAACGGAAGACAGCCTTCTGGTAAAGACCTTGGAGAAGCAATAAGTTACTATTCCTATCAAGAAGACATACCTTGGCAATCACCGGAAAATATGATGATAGCCATGAAGCAATCCGGGGAGCTTCTTGCTTGGATTGTGGATCTGTTTAAAAAAGACGGGAATAAGTTTATGATAGCTGATAGTGATCTTAATCCCTGCGAGAAACTTATTAGACACGGTGCTATAGTTGGAGTCGAAGAAGATTTTGTGCTGCCGTACCGTCTTCCTAAGCCTGTTGATATAAATGGGACCGTTCATACTCATGTGTACATAGTAGGATCGGTGGATCTTCATCTGGCTATAAAGAGCAAGAACGTAGTTCACCATTATGTCATAGATTGGAAATCAGGTAATAAGGTTTTTGATTCTAAGAAGTTGGAAACGAATTTACAGCATCCTATATATTCGTTTTACATCTATAGAAAATATGGTGGAGTTCTGCCAGATATGAACATCTATTTCTTTACCAGGACCAGACAGTACCAAAAGGTTAAGGTAGATGAAGAACGTAAAACAAAATCTATAGAGATGCTAAATGACACTTTATCCAAAATGTATGATTTTGAAGATAATAGTGTAAAAACATTTCAGGCATACATCCAGGGAGCAGAAGGAGCCAGGTATAGCAAGCGGCGTGCCACCCTAAGCCAGCCTGTTCCGCAAAACAAGCTGCCCTGCCCGTCGGCACTGTGTTATTATTGTGACTTTGGATTACATAACAAAAACGAATGCCCTTTCTCTTCGGATTGGGATCCGTCTAAAAAGATAAAGCGATGAAATACGAGGACGTTCAAAAGTTAAGAACAAAATACCGGCAAGATCCGGAAGTTATAAACGTAGAATACATGAGAGACGTTGCTGTAAGATGCGGGAATTTCAAGAAAGCGTTTGAGCTTCAGGAAAGACTGGAGGATATATGGTTTAACTACTTAAAAGAGGTGCAATGAAAGAAGTATTGATAGCAGGAGCAGCGGCCTTTTTATTATTATACTTGTTTGTAACGATTCTTATAAAAATAAGCATGGCAATAGATCGGTATAAGATAAAGAAGAAGACCGACAAAATAAAAGTCGGTCAAAGATACGAATACGAAGGCTACTTCATGGATCCATTTGAAAGAGGCAAGCATGTGATTAAGATATTAGACATAAAGGAAGGGTTCGCTCTGTACGAGTACGGAAAAAGCCCAACTTTATTATTTTCTATGGAGCTTGAAGATATTGTTAAAAGATATGTTTTAATTACTGATGTTAAACACAAGTAAGTCATGAAAAAAGAAGTTACAATCAAGGAAGATATGGTTGCGTTTTATAAAAATGCAGGAAAGGAACTATGGATTTATAACGGACTTTTCAGAAACAAGGTATTGTCTATAAAAAAAGATAAAGCCATTATCATGTGTGAAACTGATGCTGAATATGCTGTACTGATAGAAGATAATCAGTTTATTGCCGTAGCAAAAAACATGGATTATGATTACTGCTGCGCATTCACATTAGGTAATGCCGAGGCTTATGGAGATCGTATGGGCATATCGTGCAGTGTATGCTTGCTCGAAGATAATGAGAATAAAGCAAGGGAAATGTTGAAAGAGGCGATAATAGAACTTTCAAAAAACAGTAAAATAGATTGCGATGGGCTTTGAACTTAGACCTTACCAAAAAGAGGCAGTAGATGCCGGGCTTAAGTTTCTTACAGGAAGATCTAAGAAGCCTGGCATAATCGTAGCTCCATGCGGATGTGGAAAGAGCCTTCTGATATCCAAGATAGCACATGAAATAAATAGACCGACATTAGTATTACAGCCCTCAAAAGAGATTCTGGAGCAGAATTATGCAAAGGCCGTATCATTCGGTTCTAAACCTACTATATATTCTGCTTCATGTGGTATAAAGGAACTGTCGGCTATGACTTATGCTACACTTAAAAGCATAAAGAAAGACGTAGCAAGGTTGAAAGATATAGGGATAGACACCTTATTGGTGGACGAATGCCACTCGGGGTATTCCCCGGAGGAAGGTTCTGAATTTATGGAGTTTATGAACGGGTTTCCAGAGGCGAAGGTGCTGGGCTTCACCGCCACTCCCTGCCGCCTCCGAACCTACAGTTCCATGCTGGAAGGGAACTATAGCAAGCTCAATATGCTGACGAAAGACGAGCATAACTTCTTCAAGAAAATAGTTCATGTGACTCAAATACAAGAACTAACTTCTCAAGGGTTTTGGTGTCCACTTAAGTACGAACGATGGTCGTTTGATGAATCGGCTCTGATGTTAAACAGTACCGGAGCCGAATACACCAACGAATCTATTAAAGAAAGTATTGTACGAAACGGCTTAAACAACTCTATCTACAAGCGCCTTCTTCAACTTATGAACGAGCGTAAAGCCATTTTGGTTTGCATGGATTCTATCGAATCATGTAATAGAATATCAGAGTTCATGAATGCCAGGATGGGAGCCATAACCGGTGTCGTAACATCGCTAACAACCAAAAAGAAAAGAGAGCAAATCATATCCGATTTCAAAGAAGGTAAGTTGAAGGTGGTTTTTAATTATTCAACGCTTGCTACCGGATTTGATTTTCCTGAACTTGATTGTGTGATGTTTGGTCGACCAACTTTCTCATATTCAACTTATTACCAAATATTAGGCCGCGCCGTCCGCATCCATCCTGACAAGAAAGAGGCGCTGATAGTTGATTGCTGCGACAACATGAGACGCTTTGGTCGGATAGAAGACCTGACAATCGAGCAATTCCCTTCTAAGGGCTGGTGTATGTTTGCCGGCGATCAACTTCTGTCTAATATAAGGATGGGTGATATTATTACCAAAGACGAGATCCTTCGTCGGGCAGCCTCGCTTAAATCTGTGAATGGAGATGGTAGGAGAGAAGACGATCTTGACAGCATAATAATGTGGTTTGGAAAATATGAAGGAATTAGATTCAAGGACATACCAGTGTCGTATTTTAGGTTCTTGGCTGAGAATATGGCAGTAAAACCAGGAGACAGGAAAGAAAAGATTATCGAATATTATAATAGAATAAAAGCATGAACAGCAAAAGACGTAAGAAAATAGAGGATATTATTTCCAATTTGGAAAAGCATAAAACAGATCTTGAGTTTATCAAATCAAAGCTGTCAGAGGTTAGGCATAATCTGGATTCAGCCAAGGATGATGTTGATATGATTTTAGACGAAGAGACGGAAGCAAGAGATAATATGCCGGAGTCGTTACAAGATACAGAAAGATATTATCAATCAGATGAGGCTGTAGCTAATATGGAGGCGGTTGTTGATGATATAGAAAGTATTGTAGGGGATTTAGAGAATGCGGTTTCAACCATTGATGATAAAATCAATGACATAGAAACTGGTATTATAGGGAATTTAGAGGCAGCCATAGGCGCATAACGTAAAAATATAATCATAAAATTTAACACAATATATTTGTATAGATATAATACGATACATATTTTTGTATCGTATTATTTTTTATGTGTTATATTTTATGAAAACAAATGTTACAATGGTATCAAAAGACCGAGAATTATTTGGCGTAATAATTAAGCAGGACACTAAAACTTCGTTTATGTCCTTAACAGACCTTCAGGAAGCCTATACGAAGAAGAGGGTTGAGATGGGGTGGAATGAAAAGAGAATAGAGAATATCCTATCTAATAAGGAGAGTGCGGAACGTGTTTACTATATCCTTGAAAAACAAGGATATAAGATAGAATCAGGATTTCCTGGTTTTATACAATCTGTTGAAAAAGAGTCACTTATAAAAGTGATGAAAAAAATGGGAGCTTATAAGACAATGGGTAGAGGAGAGAATAGGAGAACTATGTGTAATCCATATATATGGGTGCTTGTAGCTATGGAACTAAACCCTATGTTGTATGCTGAGGTTGTTACGTGGTTAACAGATAAGCTTATCTTAAACCGAATAGAGGCAGGTGATAAATACAATGTCTTGTCAAGAGCTATATCAAGATTTCCGGATGCCGATTACTCCAAGATGGCTAAAGGCTTAAATTGGATTGTATTTAATGAGCATGAAAGCATGATAAGAAATAGGGCTACACAGGAGCAGTTGAAAGAACTTGAAACCCTACAGTCTAATCTTGCATTCTGCATAGAGATGGGAACCATCTCTTCTTTCTCTAATTTAATGAACATGATGAGATCTATATATGTAAAGAAATGGGGAGAAGAGGCTGTAACTTCTAAAAACGTAAAATAATATAATGTAAAATAACATTAAAAATAATTGATTCTATTCTGTAATATAAATGGAATATGTATCTTAGATGTATGGTTTGTAAATAGCATTTAATGTATTAAAAATCATGAGATTAGTATATAAGTTTAACATAGGACAAAATGAAAATATATCATCTTTATGCAAGATTAGCAACAACTTGTACAATCAGGCATTGTATATTTTCAGAGAAACACTTTCTAAAGAAGATAAGTGGTTGTCCTATTTTGAACTTGATGCTATCATGAAAAATACCAAGAATTTGGATGGAGATATTAATTACAAATTATTAAAGGCGCAATGTTCACAACAAATTCTTCGTATTCTTGATAAAAACATTAAAGGTTACTACAAATCGGTCCAAGATTACAAGAAAAATTATAATAAGTATAGGGAAAAACCAGGCCTTCCAAGTTATAGAAAAAGAGGATCTGAATTTAATTTGTATTACACGAATCAGAGTTGCAAAATAAAAGATGGAAAAATAATCCTATCAAAAGATATTTCAATAAGTATTCCTCAATATGAAAAGTATTCTGATTTGATAAAAGATTTCAAACAGATTAGAATAAAACCATTAGCGTGTGGATATAAAATAGAAATCATTTATGAGGTAAAAGATACTGGAGTATCTAAATGTAGGGAAGAGAAAGTTGCTTCAATCGATTTAGGGATTGATAATCTTGCAACATTAGTAAGTGAGGATTTTACTGTTTTGTTTAGTGGTAAATTTGTTAAATCATACAATCAATTATTTAATAAAACACTTGCTAAATTAAATAGTATCAAGGATTTACAAAAGATAAAAGGAATAACAAAGCGAATAAAGAAATTATATTATGATAGGGAACAGTACATAGAAGATGTCTTTCATAAAATCAGTAGAAAGATAGTTGATTTGCTTGTCGATTCTAAGATAACAAAATTAGTTGTAGGCTATAACAAGGGATGGAAACAGAATGTGAATATGGGAAAAAGGAATAACCAGAAATTCACACAAATCCCTTTTGCGAGATTGGTGAGTTACTTAGAATATAAATGTGAATTAGCTGGTATCGAAATAGTTATTCATGAAGAGTCATATACTTCAAAATGTGATTCATTAGCATTTGAGAAGATAGGAAAACATGAAAACTATTTAGGAAAGAGGAAGAACCGAGGATTGTTTCAATCCTCGGTAGGAAAACTCATAAATGCAGACATAAATGGAGCATTAAACATTATGAGAAAAGTAGTCGGTGATTCCTGTGAATCAATTCGTAGGATAATCGATAGAGGGTTATTGTTTAACCCGGTAAGGATTACGAATGTATTTTACAAAATGAATATATCCGGAAACTTATAAAGAAACATAATAGATTTTATTGAATTTAATATTTTTCATAACATGAGGGGTTTGTAGAGGCTTTTGATGACGATAAGGCGATTGAAGCCGTAAGACAGTATTTTGAGAAAAACAGAAATGATAGGGTATAAGACGAAGATGGATTATATTACTATCGAAATGAGGTAAAACAACGATAAAGCAATGGAAAAGATGGATGATAATACTAAAAATATCCTTTATCCAAAAGGATCTATTTTTCGCATATTGAAAGATGATATAATCAGTGCAGAATTTAAAATAGCCAAAGGAGCTATAGCGGAGGCAGTATCAGACATAGAAGTAAATGATAAATATGCTGAGGTTTGTTGTAATGGGGAGACGTTCGTCATAGAAACGGATATTATGGATATTATTCTTTCCAAAGACCCCGTAGAAAATAAATCGGTGAAGAATGACATCATAGACGACAAACTACGATGGGATTTGCTTCCAATGGAAGAGATTGAGGACATTGTAAGAGTCTATCATGCTGGTGCAAAGAAGTACGGACCCAATAAATGGCAGAACCTTGACAACGGGTTTGAACGGTATCGTGCTGCGGCTGCCAGACACCTAATGGAATACATGAAAGGGGAAAGAGTGGATTCCGATACAGGATGTTTTCATCTTGCACAATGTGCATGGAACTGTATAGCTATGCTGTGGTATGACAAGCATGGAAAAGGGTTGATACCATTAAACAAGGAGGAAAAGAAATGACAATAGAACAACTAAATTATTTATTAAGAAAAGAGCTTTATGCTATAAAAAACCATAAAGACAATATTGATAGAATCAAAAAAGAATACTTTGATTCCAATTATGGGTTAAAAGAAGGAGATAAGATCCGTATTTTACACGAAACAGGAGATGAAATGATAGGCTTCTTGAAAAAAGTTGAAGTATGTGAAGACGGAGATCTGTACTTGACAATCCAAAAACAAAACGAAAAAGGTGACAGAGGCAGAGGAAAATGGAATATGTATCTATCATCAAAATTAATTAAAATAGAAAAATTATTAGATTAGCAACGATATGATTAGAGCAAGATTTTACATTAAAAAATCCGACTGCGACAACGACTACCGTCCAGTCAAATGGCCTATAAAATATCCATATTGGTGTAGTGCAGAATCCGATAATTCATTTGTATTGGTAGCGTATGCTGAAGATGAAGACAGCATAAAAGAACTGTGGCCGGAGGCGTATGATATTAATGTCTTAGAGAAAGATACCGAAATTAGATTCACATTAAGATTCCCTAAGCCGGAATGGTATGAATTGTACGAAAGGGAATTAGAAGAATGTGATAGGTTTATATGGATTACAGATGCGTGCATGAGAGACGGTGTAATAAGAAAAGTAAAAGCTAAAATAGAAGAGTATGGTGGTCTTTTGTTAGCCGACATTCCTGATAAGATCACTCCTTATGAAATAGGAAGGGATGCTTTTGAGAGCAAAGAAGAAGCTTTAAAACATGCAGAGAAACGGAGAACGTACCTGATCGAGTCTACTAAGAAACAATTGAATGAACTTGAAAATCTAAAATTTAAATGCGATGACTAACTACGCGGCAAAAGCCAGAAAAGCTTATTTGATAAACAATTTCGATAAGATTCTTAACAGTCTCAACACGCTTCATTCAACGGTTGAAACCATGACGTTGTTCGTAAACGACCAGGCTTATAATTACATTCTTAAGCTAAAGGAAGTAATTAAAACCAGTCCTATGTATAAGCACAATATCAAGCGTCTTTTAAATGATATGGACAAAGAGATAAAGAGGTACAATGCTTCTATCTACTACATAAATAAAGAGCGTAGTGAGGTTATAGCTGATATAACACAAGCGATGGAAGATTGCCTCATGCCATACATAGACGACCTGGCCGGCGCTATAAGGGCAGCCGTGTGGTCGAAGGGTGTGTCCGAGGAGCGGACGGAAGCGGCGGTACTGTCCCTAATCGTATCCTCCTTGGCCATGACATCAGGCAGACTTATTTCAGGTGGATATCAGATCATGAAAGAAATGGGTGGTGGCTGGGGTGGTAATCCATTTACGTTTATGAGCATTGATAAAATAAGACACTTATCTACATCATTATCTGATGCTATTACCGGTGGAGAAATAGCTCTTGAGGAAAAAGAAGCCAATGACATAACTAAGGCGATGGATGTTTTTATTGAGAAGATGTCCGATTCAGATATTGTCGATAAAGTAATTAGCATACTCGAAGAGGCAGAATCTAAAAACAAGGAGGAGCGATCGTGAATTATTTGGATGGGTATGTAGAAGAGATTCTTTCCGAGCCGTACTATGATGATTATGGCTCTGGGATTTTTAGGTGGTGGGTGAAAATATCTTACGTTTGTTATGGCATAGGAGCTGTCACTACCTTAATGTTTGATACGAGAGAAGAAGCTGAGGCTGTAAAACCAGGTTACAAATTTTTATGTTGAAAATAATATGAAGTATTTTGTTTTATTGATGGCACTTGTGTTATCATCATGTTCGCATGATGATAGTCAGGTTAATAACGGATGGGTTATATATGATCTATGTCCTTTAGAAGATGGATGTATAATGTATTATGGTGAAGACGAAAGAATTTCAATATTTTATAATAATAGGCTTATAAAATTCGTTGGATACCAAGGGGAATACAATATAGGAGATTCTATTAAAATCGTAAAAGTGAAATAATATGAAAAATAATTTAAAACTCGTATGTCCAAAATGTGGCACCCCTCACCAGCCTCATTCTCCGCACACGATGGATGCAGATGGATTTGAAAGGTGTGAGATAAGAACGGTCATGGAAGACAGGGGATGGTGCTACGAATGCTCTTTTTGGCAAAATATGTACGACAAGCACAAAGACGATCCTGGATGGGTTAGGATAGACGGTGAAAGCTGGGTGCTTAAGCCTATGGTGGAAAACGTACCGAGCGGATGGAACAGCCTTGGATGTGGTGGAAGAAAAATGTATATCAATATCGAAGGGAAAGGCATTGTTACATCAAATAACTGCTGGTGTCAAGGTGATGTTTCGGACGCATTCAAGGATCTGATGCCTGATAATGCTACTTGGGCTACGAAGGAGGAATTTGACAAAGCTCCTGTAGTAGGACATATCATAGAAGGTATTGGTTTAGTTTTCACAGATAGGGGAGGTCATGAAGTTAATGCTTAGAAACTTATTTCATGTTCTGCTTATACAAGAAAAGATGGTAACTACAACAATCCCCAACCATACAATAGGCGTACGGTTAGGGATTGTTGTCATATCGTAAAATTAAGTGTTTTTTCTAATATCAGATATTCAGTATGAACTTTACTTTCGCCATCATCTATCAAGTCCAAATTAATATAAGCTGTATATGATACATGATGATCACCAGGAGCAAGACGTTTCATTTCTGATAAGAACATAGAATTTAAACCTTGGCCAGACCATGATTCTGGATATGGCAAAGGTGTAAAGTCGGCGTCTGTACATCTTACAACCCAAGTAAGATTAGGATCTGCCCTAACTATTCTATCATGAGGTCCATCAATTACAAGATCTGGCATCTCATATTGGTAACTATCATAATTAAGGACAATAGGATCACCAAAGTTTACACCGTATATAGCAGCAGGTGGAGTAAAGCTTGTTATTAAAAAGGTTCTATTAATCCTATTGGTTGTTCTTAGCGTAAACTCATCAGGTGCTATCACACTTACTCTAAATCCATAATAAGGAGAGGTTATTAAAGCAATAGCAAGAACCACCGAATCCTGTTCAAGCAATTCCTCTGTCGTATCAACCTGACTATCGATCTCTTGCCTATCTTCCATTGGAACACCGCCTTGGACACTTATGGAATCCAGCCGTTCTTTTTTAGACAGAAAGATAAATTGCCCGCCCTGTGGAATGGTGCCTACTTTCTTTCCTTCTACGATTACCCCCCCCCTATACAATTGCTAACTATCTTATACTCATATAGTTTAGCATTATTTTCAAATCTTCTTCTCATAATTTCATAAAATTAATTCGGTAAAGGGGCGGACATAACGTGGATTACTCCTTGTACTTGTATCCAAATGATCTCCTTGGATGTTTATATCATAATACCACGAATAGGTAAATTGTGTAGATTGAGTGGATGTCCACATTTTATTACTCATTATCGTACCTCCTACCATTAAAAGGCATTCGTTTATTTCATTCGCATACAATGATATCAAAAAAAACTCTCCGGCGCCACCTACATATCCATTTTGACCATTTTTAAATAAATAGCTATTAGCTTTATTAAAAGCGTAATTTTCATTACTGGTATCATATTCAAGATACGCATTCTGATTTTCACGCCCCCAATAATCCTTTTTAACGGTCTCCATATAAGAACTATTTTGTGCAAATACATTGTCTACTCTTCCATTCTTACCCCAACTAAATGTGCCAATATATTCGGTGGCTATAACAAAACACACTTTATCTACAAGAGCTATTCCATTGCATAGATCATTGGAATATCCTTTATTAGACCAATTTTCTTTTGTATATAATCCTCCATCTACATGTTGGATGTATATGCCTTTATTGATTATAAGCGAGGGATTTACCCCCATCCCTATTTGAAATCTTCGTCTCATGATTTTTGTTTGCAAGATAGCAATAATTGACAACATAAAAGAAACCGGTTCCCTATCATCTCTGACTGAGAACCGGTAAGAAAACAATTTCAGAAAAAATTTAACCTACATAATCTTTCAAGTAAGAACAAAAAACGTACAATCTACTCTTTGACGATGCTAATATAACATATTGGAATCATACAAAAACAATGCAAGTCCGATATTCTTCGTCTACTTGTAGCTCACATCATCGTCTCCTTCTGAATCAGGAGTGGCACCGATGAAAAACATCATTGACTTGTTGTTCGTCTGCTGCCACCAGTTATAGGCACGCGCTACGTCTTCCGGCGTCTTGATATTATACCATTGTTTGATAAACGTCTGTTTGGCGAGTTGCCTAAATAACTTAGACTCTCCTTTGTATGTGCCGGATGTTACTTTATCAAGTGAGTAATTCCTAAGATCAGTAAGATCCTTCAACTTCCGCCCCATGACAAACGGGTCGTTAATGATATCTACAACGTTAAGCTCCATAATAAACGGCATCTGTGAAGCTATTTCGTTTATGGTTCTGAATCCGACATAGGATCCAAATTGAGTAAGCCAACTTTCTTCGTTTTCATCATCATCACGCCATCCGGCAAGAAGCATGGATACGGCTTGCATGATAAGGAACGTGCCGGCATAGACACTGAGACGTTTTATATTGGTTTTCTCTACCTCATTCATATTGTCTTTATTTTCGTTCCAGGCATCTATGATGTTTTTCATACCAGACTCGGAAGCTAAGCTAAATGTTTTGGCTATCATATTCTTTAACGTAATTGACAGTCCTTCCTCTTCTTGCATTGTCTGGAAATTGAAGCCACGTCTTTTCCACAGACGTTGAGCCGCCAGCACCAACCATCCTCGGTGGGCGGTCATGAACCTGGCTATCCAGTTGCGCGATGCGGCAGTTCGGTTTTCTTCATTCAAAGATCCGTTACATATCTGCGACAAGCTACGAACTTGATTTCTGGTTATAGCCATCTGGGTTTCAACTTCCTCAACAGTAACACCCGATCCTGGCTTTACAACCACCTTCCCATCCACGACGTCTACCATACTCCATAAAGTACGATCTTTTAATGCATTCCATTCTCTTTTTATGGTACTCTGTTCTTTATTACGTTCTTTTTCCATCTTGAAATCTTGGAACGTGTAGAACCGGCCTTTGTAATAACGAACATTGTCCATAGTAGCAATCATAACCTGCGGATCAAGAGGGTAGTTCAGGATTTCCATAAAAGCATACATAGGTGAACGCATTAAGGTCCTGGCCACTCTATTATATCCGGCACCATACATACGATTTCGGATATTGAATATCCCCATTCTCTCACCTATGACATATAATTTACTTTTTCTATCTATGTCTCCGGTTTCTGCTATACAAGATGGCGCAAGGCGTGAAAACTCAGCCGATGCGTATTTAAGGGAGTCTTTGCTTATATACTGTCCTACGGCAGATTCCATGATGAGGTTGATATGACCTGTTAAGGCGCCGGTAGCTGCCACAAACGGGGACAGTGCCAAGTTCATGACCGACATAAATCTTTCAACAGCCATCATAATTCTTGTAAGGTCTACCGTATATCCTCCGATGTTCACCGTAAGTTTTTTGGTGTTCATCCTAATGCCATAATAATGATCGTTGAAGAAGTCTCTAAACATCTGATATGCTTGAGTCGCTTCAGCTTTCTTCCCGCCTTCAAATTGCTTATTCAGCAACATCTGCTCCAATCCTTGTGCAAGTTCTATAGATTTCTGCTTTTCGTTATATAACGATGACTGCATCATAAGCATCGAATAAGAGTAGCCAAAATCGTGAGATACATCATCTTGGTTCTCCAATTCATATATGTAGTATTTAGGTATAGACCTAAGTCTGTCTTCCGGATCATACACTTCTCCTTGTCTGGTTTTACCGTATAAAGAATCGTCTACTCTGTCCAGGCACAGATCTGATACAAAATTACGAACCGTATTTTTGAAGTTAATACCCAATCCTTCTACACGTTCTATGTCTTGTTTTGATATCTGTGGAATAGCATACAGGTTCGGGCTCTGCTCTTTGTATAGATCAAGGGATTGTCTTTTTATTTCCTTGAGTTTTTGAATCATATTCCACTGCTCTACGTTTTTAGTAGCAACTTCATTACCGTCAGCATCATACTTGATACCAAAGTCATTGAAATACGATTCATCACGATACAGGCTTTTCTTAGGCATGCGATGACCATACCCATGATCTTTTACATAATCAGGATTACGGCCGCTATTTTCGGCTTCAGATTCAGCCACCCATGCCCTTGCAGGATCGAAAGACAGGTACGATATGTCCATGCCATAATCTTGGGTGGATGTACCGTTTTGTACGTCCTTAACCATTTGCGCCACATCTATCTCACCTCGACCGATTTTGTCGATCATAGCTGCATATCCGGTAGGCGCCATGCGTTTATAGTACGAAAAAACCTGGCTTCTGGCAAATTCATTAACAATAGCATTAGCTTCTTCTACGCCCTCTTCTCTTGTATTATTTAAAAATAAGCTGGCCATCTTAGCATTAACAGCATTCCTGAAATCTCTACCGTCTAATTCTTTGCTTATACCAAGCTTTTCTGACAGGTAGTTGGTTTCAGATACGGTAAACAGATATCGGTTATCAGCAGCCTTAAACAGCTTATCCCTTAAAGCCTGAATCCTTTTTGCTTTCTTCGCCGTAGTATGACGTTGTACGAACTTCCATTCCACTTCCTTGGAGTCAGCAAGAGCATTTAAATAAGACTGATTTACTTCGTTTTCAGCCTTACTGCTTTTAGTAAGGTACTTATCAATATCTTCAAGACCCACCATCTTAGCATAATCTATCAAAATAGCGTAATCGGCTTCAATAGCTTCAGATGCGGCCCTAAAAGCATCTCTTTCAGATGAGGTAAATGTCGCTTCGTTAATCTCTCCGATATCAGCCACATCTCGGTTGTTTCCGATTATTTCCTTGATAATGGCCTTATTTTTTTCTATATCTTTCACAATAGAATCCACGTCAGTCGCATCTCTATCACTTGTCGTAGAACTAATGATATCATGCGCCATTTTAAGATACGAAGCCTTGTTATTTGATTCGGTACGCGCCGACTGTTCCGATTCTACGTCATTCCAAAACCGATCATTAAATGACAGGTGACCTCCCAACATAAGTGTCTTCAACGCAGCTTCTCCTCCTGACTCGTTCTGAATCGTTCTTAATTTTTGCAAAAACGATTCTGATACGGCATTAGTAACATTATTTGATTCTTTTCTCCAAACTTCATTTATGGCTTGTATTTCTTTGGCCATCTTGAGTTGATCACCGGTTTTATCGACTCTTCTGGTTCCTACATATATGTATTCTGAAGATGCTTCCTTACGTTGTTTACGAAGCAGTCCTTCTTCTTCGTAATTGCTGCTTTTAAAATAGGCAACTTCATCAAAATTACCACCGCTATCAATAAAAGGCTGCCTCAATATCCGTTTTTGCCTGGATAGGGCATTAAGGTATTCTTTGGTTGTTTGAGAAACCGGATACCCTAATTCTTCTTCAGCCTTTTTGTATATGGATTCCATTCTTGTGGCATAACTTTCGCTAAATTCCAGTTCCGAATTTTCAGCATCCCACTTTTCCATCTGCTCTGTATAGATCTTTTCCTGCTCGATGGTAAAAATATCGGTATTAACTCTATCAGACGATGGTTTGAATTTAGCGTTTTCAGTAACCGTATTTCCATCCTTGTCAACTACTTCTCTTTTAAATACGTAATTACGGTTATTGTCAACCACATCACCAATTTCTTCTTCTGATATCTCTATGTTCATGGCAGTCGCAAACGCTCGCATCTGTGCCAGCTTCTTATTACGATCGTATTTAGCCATATCAAGAGCACTGCGAAGGTAATTAGAAGTTTTGCCATCTACTTTCTGAAGCAGTTTTTCAAATTCAGATTTGTTAAAACCATGCTTTTTAGCATATGCCAGGAAGTCGGATATGGCTGGCTGGGCATTCACCATCGCATTATAATTGTCTTTGGCAATCATAGCTCCAAGAGCGTTATTAAACGGGCTGGAAGAATGTTCTAATATACCAAACCACCTACTTATCCAAGAAACATCGTGTTGAACCTTGTCAAAAAATTCTTTTACTCTCTTTACCTTATCTGCCGGCACATGAAGTTCGTTCATTAACTTGTCAAGCAACGTACTTTCATCAAGGTCTTGTACTGATTTAATATCAGACTGAATACCATTGATGTCGGCAATGACGGTATTGATCCTATTTGTATAATCCTGCTTTTCATGTTCATCAAATTCGGTACTTCTGTTACGGATATATCCTCGAAGATCGTTCATGATCGGAAGAACCTGATTGTTGATAATATCTACGTTCTTTCGATCATTGGTATTGAAGTGAAGCTTACCGTCTTTGGTATCACCATGAAGGATGGTGTTTACCACATTACTTAAGTATCTGACCTGAGCTTCGGCTGTGGAGATCATGCTGTTCATGGCAGCCGCCATCTCATTCTTGTCTATTTCGGTCTCTACCTTATTTATCTTATCTTCTATGGTCTTAAGCTGCGCAAGGGTCATAGACGTAGTTACAGCCCTATCAGAGCTTATCTGACGTAAGTCTCTTAATGTTTTTCTTAGTGATCTGATCTTAGACTCAAGAAACTTGTTCTTGTTCATAGAAGAAAGGGAGTATAATGTAAAATCATTATCCTTTAACAGAGAGGTATCAAATCCTTTATCTATGTCGGTAATAGCAAGATCACGAATGTTTTTAATAACGTTATTCAAATCTTGTCTTTGGGTAGATAAAGCTGATTTAAGCCAGCTTACGATTCCAGAGAGAAGCTGCCGGACGCGCCCCAGGAAGGAGGTGGGCTCTACCGGCGCCTGTGCTGTGCCGGTCTGCATCTCCCTGGCGAGGATCTTTCCAAGAATTTCTCTCCTAACCGCATTATCAAGCTCAGCTCCCTCATATACCTTACCGTATGTATTATAATACTGACCTGCATACTGGTTCCACTCTTCCGTACCTTCTACATCTTGCAGAACAGCCTCAACAGCATTCTGATCTCTGTATGCCTCTACAAGGAAGTGGGCTGTTTCTTCTACTAAATCAGATAAAGTAGCATCTTCACCAACTGCTATTACGTTATTGGCAATATCCGCCAATGCCTTAGCAGAAGGTTCATGCCCGTATTTGGTTTGGTACTTCTCTATATAATCGGTCATACCTATGACACTAACGCCAAGCGTTTTCAGTATCTCGACAATAGAATTTCGTTGATCACGTTCCTGCCTGCTATAATCTGATACGATCTTAGCTTTAGTATCAGCATAAAGATCGTTATCTTCTAATATGAATGAAACTACAAGCGCATCAAAATGATCGTACTTGGCGTCCAATTCATTGTATCTTCCTGACTTAAGATCGTTCTTTATCTGTTCCCTACTAACCCTTTCCGTTCCTCCGGTGGCGAGTCTCATAGTTACCTTACTGTTATCCAACGAGCTTATGGTTATCATACCTTGGTCGTTCATGGAAACATCTGAACCAAAATGATTACGGAGCTCGGTGTAGGATAAGGCTGAATTGAAAAGTCTAATTTGTCCTGTATGACCTTCTCCTGTAAGATAATAGCTTCTTGTTTCAGGATCGAATATCTTAGATCCTGACAAAAGACCTTTCTTTATAAGGTAGTTAATTATACCGCCTTTTGTTGATAAAGAAGTAGAAGCAGAAGCGGTCATGACCGGTATAAAAGATTTGGGATTATTAAGAACATACTTTCCAGCTTTGTAAGTAATGTCTGCCACGCCATCCACGGCAGATTCTTGAACGGTGCCTGATAAGAACCCTATTCTAATATCATTTCCGCCAGAGCGAAGAGCTTCTCCGTAATCTTCAAATAATTGACTACGATCGTTCATGAAAAACAAACGAGGCTCTCCGGTCTGATACGTTACACCCACAGGATTAGAATCTGTTTCTGGTAGCTCTTCTGGGCTAAATATCTTAAGACCGTCTTTTATAACCATATAATTAACACCCTTATCCTGTACCATAGATACGGGAGTGAAGTCCGAAGATATAGCATCTTGTAGATACTGCCCGGCGTCTATTCCCGGTCCTTCCGGTACAGAAATACTTGACGGAACCATAGCATCCACCAACATAATATTATCACCCAGATCTTGGCTGTAGAATCCAAAGCCCGATTCTTGGATTTCATAAGGTGCATCTGATTTTGACACAAGAATAGGATTACTCATCTTAGAAGCCTTATCCAGCGCCCTTTCTCTATAGGCTTCCGGAATAAGGCCGATGTTGGATTTTACCTTATTATAAGCCTGTTTGTTGATAGGTACTTTCTTTCTCCAGTCGCCAAAAGCCTTTAAGAACTTATTAGAAAATACGGTTTTAAAAACAGTAGTAGCCCGTTCCCTATTCTCCATAAGGGGAATAGATGCTATTTTATCAAACAACATAGACCTGTCCCCTGATCTGGTAGAGACAGAAACAACTTTCTTTTTATTATCTCTTTTAATAATACACGTTGACGCCATAAGAATTTATTTTGTTTTGACACAAAGGTAATTAAAAATCAAGCACATGATAAAAACAAAGCCGCCTAACTTCCCAGTCTGACGGCTTAATGTAAATATGAAAAAATAATTATAATCTGACGAAAATCGTCAAGTTCAACTTATGTATATATGTAACCATCTCGGTGAATGAACCTTCCCGATTCAAAGCGCTCAATATCTTCAGGGCAAATAGGGCCCGAATCCTCTCTCCTGGCTTCAAACCAAAGCCCCGGCTTACGAAGTCGGCAAGTTATGATATAATTGAAGCAATTGTGCGTAAAATGGAAAACAGATCCTACAGGGAAATACCTATCAGCTTGAAATACGATTCTTTTTCGTTTAGTATCAAACGTGATATCTCCTACTATCTTAGCCACGTAATAGCTTCTGCCATTTAACGTTTCATCTGTTTGTGGTATCCAATAATAACCTCTTGCCATGCCACAAATATATAAAAAAAGTCGGACAAGACACATGTCCGACTTTATATTACTTTGATTCATTTTCAAACCGCTTTATAAGAGAAGCAATATCATCACCACAAACAAACATCATTCGACGTTCTTCTTTTGGTTTATGAGACACTGGGATGGTTTTGTTTATCTTAATCTGATTCGCCAGACCTCTGCCTAAACGAATATCAACTTTTTTACCTTTCATGAATTATTTGTTTAAACAGACCAATTCCATCTATTATAATATGACCGCTTTGCATACGACCATTATTAGGATTATGTAGAAAATTGAAACCACTTTCTTTTTCCTGTCTTTCAAAAGAACTGATATCCTTTCCTCTACGGGCTCTTTCAAAAGCTTTCTTGAACAACTTGCCTCTAAAGGTCTTGACGAGGATCTTGGTAACGTTATTGCCGGCTTTTACCATTGCTTTCCTTGCCTGGTCCTCCGAGACAAAACTGTTTCGTCAAATACACTACTCCTGTTTAATCACCATCCTTAGAGCTACAGACTTGGGTAAACATCCGTAGGTAACTATATATTCTCAAATAACGTAGCCTTCGTTTCAAGGCTTAGGCTAATATCCGGACCATTTATGGTCCGGATATTAAAACCTTATAATGAAATTATATTGTTTTAATGTTATTTCGGATATGAAAACAAATTCGCCACTGTATCTTTTATTAGCCAATTCTTCTACAGTCATAATCTGTCCCCTCCTAATCCTGAATTGATGCTAACGTACTTAACACGGACATCATTTCCACGTCCAAGCTGACCCCAGCCGGGCGATGGCGTTCCCTTAGCCGGAGCAGGGACAGCCCTAAGCCGAGACCAGTCCTGCTTTTGCCTCATGGCTTCAGCCTCTTTGTAATACCGGTTACACAGTTCTTGATCTTCGTAACCAACGTAATCTTCCTTATTTTCCATATAGAATACTTTTTCAACAAAAGTACGACATTCATGAATTAATTAGATTTAAAATAAAACAATATGAATTAAAATAAAAACCCGATACGTTAAAATCGCATCGGGCCTGGTATTGAAAAAAAATAGGTTCAGATCTTGGGTAAAGATTCGAGCCAATTTTTAACATCTTTATACTTAGGGTCTTTGTCTATTCTATCTTTTAGTTCATGCAATGCTGAGTCCATAACCGTATTCGGTACGCCAATCAACTCTCCTAGGTGATTATGTATTACTTTACACCAAAAGCGTAAAGTAATACATATTTATACGGAAATCCGTACCGGGTTCCACCAAAACCCTCTACCTTTTAGTAACATCGTTACATCAAAGGATTCTTTTTCTGATTTTCTAATGATGTTAAATGCACCATTGATATCAGCATTGATGATCTTACCAAACGAGGTTTTAAACAATCCTCGTTTGATCCTTCTTCCTTTGTAAGATTCATGTTTACAAATCCGTTCATTATCCAAAAAGCTACATTTTGAAGTATAAGATTCTTCAACGATCTTAACATTAATACCTTCTAATGTCGCTTTATACGATACCATACTGATAAACATATTAAAAGGAATAGATACAAAGTTCTGATTATTACGCTTTCCGATATTGATCTCTTGTTTCCAGCATTTGTTATGACCGATTATGATCGTATTAATACCATTGAAAACTACGTGATTAACCAATATCCTACTTGCCTTATGAAGATAGTCTTTGATCTTGTTATTCCTTTTGTTTGTTAATGACCTGATTTGTTTTGAAGTATGTTTATTATCTTTTAATTTAGATTTTAAATATGAAAGTCTTTTGTTATAATACTGGTTGATAGACTTCAGTGGTCTACCATTGATAATAAAACAAGAACCGGTGTTTGAAACACAAGATGCTAAATTATCCAATCCTATGTCGATACCAAGATAATTTCCATTATCTAACATAAGATCTTTTTCCTTCTTGTTGTAAACTATTTCAAGAACAATATACCCATTCTTAGGAACGAATCTAAGTTGTTGGATATTTTGTTTATTGGTTCTTGTTGTGAAAGAGAATTGCTTAGGTAGCTTAACAATACCTTGTTTTATCCATTTTTGAGAAAAAGCGATTGTTGTAAAAACAGCAGTAAACAAACCATTTTTGTTAAGATACCCAGGTATTCTAACAAATTCAGAATACTCACCTCTATTCCTTTTATTTAGAAGATTGAAGAAAGATTTAAAGTTTCTATCAACCATCATCAACACTTGTTGAGCAACTGGTGTTGGTAAAGCACGATAGTCAACATCATTTTCTGCTCTTAGTTTCTTTTCAAGAGAATAGTAGTTAAGATATTTGTATTTTACGGTATTGTCATCCTTGTATTGAAAATAGTGTTGCCTAACAACATACAATCCTTTATTGTATAAGTTTTTACACTTATGCAATAGGTCATAAAGTTCATTATAATAAACAGAACTTGGCTTGATCGTATGTTGTTCAATTAATCTCATGACACAAATGTAAGAATTATTATTTATATATAAAAACAATTTGATATATTTGTGGTGTAAAGTTGTATATAATCACCTTCTCCTATTAAATACAAGGGGGTTTTATTCGATTTAGATTCATGTGCCATATTCATGTCCAAAAAAAAGTTATGTGAAACAAACCGGCCACGGGTATTCTATTGCCCGCCGACCGGTATAACATTTTTTTTATTCCTTTTTTCCAAACGGGAAAAACGGGAATGCGGGAATCATATTTTTTACTATGGCTCCCGCACCACCGGAAGGGCCTGGGCCTGGATCTCAGGTCAGATCCTTCCAGTTTATTTTTTCGCCGAGGTAATCTTGCACGGCAAGCCATCTTATAAAGGCTACTCCTTCGGGAGCATCCGGATCATCCAAATACATTAACGTAGCTTTCACCAACTCGTTCTCACATTTGAAGACCTTCGGAAAACCATCCGAATAGTACATTGCAAAGACATATTGGACATCGCCCCATGTCGCTTTATCCGGCTTCTTCGCTCCGCACTTTTCAAAAATATCTTTTATTTCCGGCTGCTTCCAGATCCTCTTGGATCCATCGACGTTGACCATCTTCTTTACCGCCTCATCAGCAAGAGCATTAGAAAAATGGTAGCCGTAAGTATCTACATATTTCTGATAAGCTGGATCCTCTGCGTCTGCTCCTCAATAAGAACGACCTCTGCCACGTCCGCGACCTCTACGCATCTGAGGTCCGTCACCGTAGTATCTGTCGTCTCCATAGTAATCGGTCGGGTAGGATTCGTAACCCATCCTCCGGTATTCCCGGTCTTCCATTTCATGACGACGTTCGCGCTCTTCGAGCCTTCTTTCCCTTTCTTCCAGCTCGTTTTCGCGTTCTTCCATTTCCTTCATCTTCTCATGCATACCGTAATGATCATAAGGAGGAAGGAACCCATGTCCGTACTCCATGTACGTTCCATCAGCACGCCGGCTTCTGCCTCTGCCTCCACCTCGTCTGTCTTCTATCTCGTCATATCCAGGATATTCTCTGTGTCCTGAATTTAAATCATATACTATCATATTATACTTATTTCAAACGTTCTACAATTAACTTCTTTAAATCTTCGAATGAATCAGTAAGGTCATTCACCTTATTTTCTATACCAGCTATTTTACGATCCTGCTCTCTCGTTTGCTTGAATGCCGGATTGATATCTTCTAATATAGATTCACAAGCCTCTATCTTGGCACGATGGGTATCTACGCTGTTTATTATGTCTTGACTGGTGCTTTTTATGGCATTCAGCTCGTTCATAATCGGATCTATGCTGGTAGATAATGTTATGCCCATAGCCTTAGCCACATTCTGGGATTCCGGGACCGTATAGGTCTTGGTTTCGCCAGTGAGCTCTACCGTCAGATCCACCACGCGGGTCTGCATCGCCTGATACTGACCTGGCTGAGGAGGAAGATACCTGGGTTCGGATACGGCTACGACCTTTCCCAATTCGTATTTAGGTACTGTATTAGTATCAAGGGTATGTACCTGAAACCCTTTCTTCAAATCTGAAAACATGATCAAAATATTAGTTAGGTGAAAATAGGGTGATGATCTTCATCACCCTACTGAAATCATTTACCTGCTTTAACTTCAGACGCCTGGGCTGTTGTTGTCGGAACACAACAATCCATTAATCTTAACACGCCACGAACTTTATTGAAGTACAGAAGGCGTTCTGTGTCATTTACCATAGCAGCACCCGTGACAGCTACGTTAATAGGGTTCACGACATTCACTCCCGTAACCGGGCAACAGGTGTCGGCTCCTACTGTTGAAACTGTGCTGTTTGCCGGGACCGCAATCTGTACCGGTAGAGCACTTCCGGCTGTGGGGACTACTTGCCTTATCTTAAGAAGGATAAGACCCTCACACGGAAGGGCGATCCAAGCCCGTGGGTTAATACCGAAGATTGTATTTGTCGTACTGACAATAACATTCTTCGTAACCATCTCATACAACGATCCTATTTTAGAAACACAAGCCATAATTATACTTTTTTAATTGAATTATCAATTTGTGAATGCTACATTTGCAACCGGGATAGGCAGAGGTCGCGTCTTTGCTGATAAAGGTTTCTCTAAGTTCTCCCTTCCCATTCTCTTTAAAAACTTAGTCCACATTTTAAAAATTAGAGAAAATGACGAACGAAGAATTTATTAAGAACGTCTCCCTTGAGGGAGAGGAATGGAGAGATGTAGTCGGATTTGAGGGACTTTATATGGTATCTTCCTTTGGGAGAGTGATTTCTCTTAAAAGAGAAGTTAGAAATACACATTGCTCTTACAGAGTTGTAAGACAACGCATACTAACACCAAATAAAAAAACAAGTAGACCCGAATATCACAGTTACCATCTATATAAAAACAAAAGAAATAGAAAATCAATAACAGCTCATAGAATCGTGGCTACCGCATTTATCCCCAATCCTAATAATTATCCAGATATAGACCATACAGACGGAAATTCTCTGAATAATAATGTACATAATTTAAGATGGTGCAATCAAGTTATGAACATGAACAATCCGATCACAAGAAAAAGGCTGTCTAGCTCTAAAACAGGCAAACTAAACACAAAGAAAAGCATACCTGTCGTACGAATCAGCGATGATGGAATGATTGAAACATTTCCCTCCGTGATGGAAGCATATAGAAATGGATATAATCACTCATCCATACTAAAATGTTGCAAACATAAAATGCACACACATAAAAGATGTAAATGGATGTTTTTATCCGATTACGAAAACCTTACCAGTAAATCAAAGAACGACATCTTCCAAACGTCAGACTAAAAATCAAATAGCTGCATTCCCGTTGTTGCAACCATTATTGCATCCGCAACTATTGTTGCAACAACCTCCATTGTATCCACCAAATCCTTGATACGGATAACCACCATAGCCATTACCAGCAAACGGATTGCAGACTAAATAACTCGGAACGGGACAAGGACGAATTTGGTTGACAATGTTTTGAGTTTGAGCTTGCTGTGCCGTGAACAATTCCAACGTCTGTTTCTGTTCACGCAAAGAATCGATCGTATGTTGCATTTCCCTCTTTTCCAGATCACAGAAAGCGTTCTGAATTTGTTGAGATTGAGCATCGATTTTCGCAGACAAGATATTGAATTGGCTTGTAGCTTGCTCTCGATTGTTAGCCAGACCTTGGTTGAGACCGTTCTGCAAGATATTGGTTTGTTCCAACGTTCGAAGCTGGTTATCAAAACCTTGCTGAGTAATCATTCCCTGAGTCTGGCAAGTGCTTTGATTGATTAACGAACTCAGATTGCAGCAGCAAGAGCTGATTTGATTTCCTATTTCACAACCTTGTTGTTGAACTGCGTTGATAACAGCCTGAGAAGTCATACCTACCTGACCAGCTACTTTATCAATAGCACCCTGTACGTTGCAGATAGCGTTCTGAAGTTGAGTAGTAGAACAGTTCAAAGCAGAAGCAATCTGATCTATGGCGCTACGATTACCTTGAATTGCCTGCATCAAAAGTTCACGACCGTAATCGTTATTCAACTGAGCCGGCAAACCATTGGCACAACAATCACCGCCATTTCCAAAACCGTTACCGAAGCCGCGTCCACCCCACAGCCAGAACAAAACAATTATCCAGAGCCACCAACCGTTAGCCCCGCCGAAACCGTCCTGGTTGTTACGACCGTTCATCAAAGCCGCCACCAGATTAGGATCCATTTTATTACCACCTATCAAATTAGCAAACATGCCGGGAATCATTGAAAGAAGACCGTTGGTAGCTGCTGCACCACCGCCGTTAGCCCCGGCTCCATCTAAAAGGACGATTTTATCACCACCCATAATTTTATAGTATTTAATTGTTAAACATACGTGCATGAAGCACGTAACAAAGATCATGATTGTAAGGTGGAATATGGGTGTATTTATTTCCTATAGAAGAGAAGTATTTTCAGAAAAGACAGAAACAAAAAAATAGGTAGTGTTTTTTTGTTCTTTTAAAACACTACCTGTAAACAAACTCAAGCAAATTTACCATATTTTAAAAATACATTTTTGAGTTTTCCTTTTATGCCATTGAGGGTCACTTCGTATCCAGATCCTGTCATGTAGATAGTTTGTTGATTAACTCTTTCACCAGAATATTTATCAACAAAATAAGACCTATATACTCCATATCCTTTAGCTACAACATTGCTATATAGTTCCCATTTTCCAAGACCGTTTCTAAACATAAACTTAGCTTCTTCAAGAAATGATCGAAGATTCTTTTCGGCGATAATAACACCATTCTGTTCTAACTTTTTAGCAATATCACGAATCAACCACATATTATTATGGTCTACTTTCCTAAAAGACTCGGCAAATTCCACATCAGGTTTATGCTCTTCTATTGTTTTCAAGGCTTGTTGCTTCTCTGCCTCTGCCTGCGACTTTTCAGCTATAGCTCTCTGAGCAGCTTCATACTGATCAGCCCATGCCCTTGCCGCATCTGCTGGATTAGAAAAGTCAGGAACCAAAATTCCCTTGCCGCCTGAACTTGTTTTGTATTCTCCTGTTTTACGAATAGAAGGAAGAACCTCAGATGTTACCCATTTCTTAAATCTCTTAGCAGACTCTAATTTTGAAGATAATATAAGAGAATATAAACCAGATTCATTAATTATTCTTATACTATCTATATATCTGGTTTTCAATATAGATCGTTTTACGCCCCATTGATTATCAGATACTTGCAAAAGCATAGAATCATCATCATCTACATGTCTTTTTACCGCATCTTTAGCATTTATATATCCAAGAGATTTAGCCACATCTGACGCCACAAACCAAACATCTCCTTTTGGATCTACAATAATTCTAAGCTCTCCAAAATCCGAACTTTCAAAAACAGAAACTTTATCCATGATAAAAAAAATAGGCCCAAAAGAGAATGTCAGATCCCACTATGACAAACCCTAATGAGCCAAAAATATCTTTCAACATCAAACAACCAGAGGTGGGATCTCGTTGTTCATTGTTTCTGAAACAAAGATAGGAACAGGATCTTAAATAGCAAATATTTTAATACTTTTTAAATCAAACCAGGGCCCGCATCACTGCGAGCCCTGATCTACACTAATCTAAACTAATACCATGAAAAACTTAAATCTAAAAACTAAAGAACACACAAATGTAGGAAAATGTATGCCTTTCACAAAGAATCTGTATCCTGTTCTTTTGTGTGATTCAAGACATGGGATATAGTTCTGATACTTAATCCGGTTTGATTTTGTATCAGATTATAAATATAGGATTTTGAAACTACAGTTCTTAATTGACCTAAATCATTCATAATGTTTTTATACATAAGATGAATGCTGTTGTTACGTTTGATGGTACTGATTCTCATTTCCTACTGTTATTAGTTACGTTCGGTTCTTACTTTTTCCTATTTTCTATAATCCCTTCCTGAAACTAATATTGCAAACTTATTGACATACTCCCATAGCTAAAGCAAATGGGATTCTTGGATACAAACGCAAGAAACCCCGATATTACTATCGTTGGAATCACTCTTGCTCTCCAATTCGGAAATGCCCTTCCGAAGTATATTACGGGCTGCAAGAATATCACGGTCGTTTACCGCGCCGCACGACGGGCATACCCACGTGCGGTCGCGTAACGACAGACCTTTATTAATGCAGCCACATTCACAGGTTTTGGAAGAAGGATACCATTTGTCAATCTTGTGTATCGTTACTCCATACTTTGAAGAAACATACGTAAGTTTGTTAATAAAAGAAGAATGGCTGAGATCAGAAACCTTCTTTCCCCACAAACGTTTCATTCCTTCAATGTTTAGATCTTCAATAAAAATATAATCATATTGTTTACACAAATCATGAGCTAATTTCCATTGAAAATCCGATCGAAGATCGTTTATTTTACGATACGCTTGTTGTAGTTCAAACAGTCTCCTTCTCCTATTATTGGATCCTTTCTTTGCATTAGAAAACCGTTTGTTTAGTTTTCTAATCTTGTTTTGATATTGTTTGAAGAATAGAGGAGAATCGATTTTGCTACCATCGCTTTTAGTTAAATAAGTTTTCAGCCCAAAATCCAATCCTATAGATGCACCATCATGTGTCTTTCTATAAGAGTTTATAAGATTATGATCTGTAACTATAATCAAACTAAAACGGGAACAGGTTTCTCTAACTATTCTAATTTGTTTAACATTACCTTCGTAGACTTTACTGTATGAAAACTTAAAACGTTTCTTTCCTTTGTTAATTGTTAGACAATTACCATTCAGGGTAAACCCACCTTGTTTGAATACAAAAGAATTGAATTTCTCCGGTGATTTAAACTTAGGAGGTCGTTTAGCCAACTTCTTAAAGAAACGATTATAAGATTCATCAAGACGTTCAAGTATTTCTTGTGTTGTTTGGGAATGAAGCAAGTTTCTCCTAATCCTTTTGGCAAAATGTTTCTTCATCTTACCGACTGAGATATATTTTCCAAACAGTTTGTAGTATCTACGTTGTAGAGCTAACGCATGATTCCATACAAAACAGCATTCACGAAGCATCTTATCAAGATACTTCGTTTTCCTGGAATGGTATATGTTGTATTTGTATGAAATCATTTTTATCTGTAATTTTGATGCAAACTTAATAAAAATAATCCATAAACAATGAAAATCTAACTTTTCTTGTATGTTGTTGATATACGTGCATATATAAGAAAAGTGAGACTTTCACAAGCCTCACTTCCCAAATCGTAATTATGAAAAAACTATATTATATGTGTACAAAAATTATTTGCATTCTAATTTGTTAAGATCACCTAATTCAGACTTGCTTATGGTCATGTCTTGTGTCAAGCCAGATCTGTTTTGGTATGGAGCATAATCGGTTTCTACCGTCTTAGCCTTCTGAGTAGAATCGTATTTCACCTCCGATTCGGTTCCTGTCAGATTTTGGTAGATAGAGCCGGAACTACTTTCGCCAATTTTAGTGAAGACCGTATTTCTTATTCTGATAAAGCCATCATACATACCTTCAACAACAACATTGCCATCCTGTTCGGTTATGTTATGATTACGAACCTCATTTAACAGATACGGATGTTTCGTAAAAAGATCGTGATAGAAATCAGAACCGGCATATAACATATCATAATAATCCAAATAGAACAGATCTGTAAAAGAAGGATCGGTACTGCTCATGCCATACTCAAATAACTGCTCACGATCATTACCTGCCAAAGATAGTTCAATTTGTTTTAACGTATCCGGATCCGAAACGGTAAGACCCAGCAAATGATCTGGTTTGAAATCAAGATACTTGTATGCTCCTTCGTACACTTCCGTATTATGAAGCTTATTTTCAAGATAAGATTGGTATAAATCGAATAAGAGTAAAGGATTCTCTTTGTCCTGCTTTCTGTTTATGTATCGGCTAAACTCCCGTTCTTCATTAACATACGGGCTTCCAGGAATAACAAGATGACCGAACGCCAATCTAGTAGCATTCATCTCTTCCGTATTCTGAGAATCGGTATAAGACAGGACGTATTTTTTAATAGAATCAGCAAGGGCCTTACTATCTACGTTTTTCACGCGGAGCTTATCTAAAACACCATCTTTAAAACAATATTCGGGATAGATGCCAGGTGGAAAATAAGTTAGACTCTGCTTGGCAAGCTCAGCAGCCATATCGTACAAATCACTTAAATTATCTCTTTCTACCTTATGATATAGGTTTCCACCAAGATAAAGCAGAGAATGATTTTCAAATGCCGATACCGGATCTATGTCAGATTCCATATAAACTATATTCATATTATCCATATACTCTGGCAAAAACATAACACGACGATCCCTGCTATCTCCAAGAACGTCATCAATAGCAGAAGCTAAGGTAGGAGCATAAGTATCATCGTTGCGCCTTGCTACATAAATATCAAGATCCAGCATCAAGCTATCAATTTTATTCAGCGATTCTTCTGTTCCGTCATATGCCTTAGACACGCCTACGATATCTATACCAAGACCTACACAAGCCTCTTCTACGTCCCATATCATACTTCTAAGGTCTTCTTCTGTATCAGCATTAACCCTATTTAGAAAGGCTGATATACGAGCCCGTAATGACTCAGCATTAATAGGGCTATAATAAGCATAATCTTGCAACTTTGACAATGACCGTCTCTTCCCTTCTACGATATTATTATCTTCTAAAGCCACAACCGGAACGATGTTCATATTCGAAAATTCGTTGAACAGCGACAAGGCAAAACTCTTATCCGACTGATATCTTTCAACTAACTCCGGATATGAATCAGATAAAGATTCGAAAGCAGCATCAAACTCTGAAGCAACACTAATACCTCCTACTGTATTTTTTATAACCTCGTAAACTTCAGCCGGATTATATGATGCTCTCTTTCCTAATTTATTGAAGACGCCATTTTTATACACAACAGGACCGTATGGTTTTTCTACGGTTGTGAAGTAAGACTCTTTCCCGAGATCGTGTTCGTTATTGGAATAATCTAATAATAACCTCATAAAAGAGCTGACCTCATTAAGTACAGAAGGATTATCTAATATCCTACTTATCTCTGTCTCATTGTACAAGCCGGATCTCCTTAGATTTTCTTCATTTAGGATAAGATTACCATCCACATAAAAAGAGCTTCTAACTCTATTAATAAGAGATCGTATGCTATATATGGAATTGGATATCATAACATCTCTTACATCCTTAACATCCTGAGCCGTTAAGGGATCGGAAAAATAAGCCTGACGCTTCATATACGACAGCACGTCTTCTAAAAGAGGTTCGCCATTGGGATCGGTATTAAACATCTCCCCTGGAGCCGGGTTATTCCAATGACCGTAATACGACAAAAAACCAGGAGTGTAAGCCTTAGCCCATACCTGAAGAGCCCGATCACTGTTTCCTAATAATTTTAAAGCACTTTCGTAAAGAACGGAAGGCTCCCCGTTAGGAGCCTTAACCCGTTTTATTTCATTTTCCTTTTTTTCTATCTGACATTTGACACCCATAGTGATTAACTTTTTTGCAAAGTTAATTATAAAATCGACTTATACAATGACGGATCCCAAATTCCTTCTATATAAATCTCCGGAAAACTCAAACTGCCATCACGAAGAGTGGAGACTTCCAAGCTGGGAATGTTGAAAACAGTACTGGTATCACCAAACTCACCATTCAACTTGATAGCATTTCCGCTGTTATTAGCCTCATAATAAAAATAACAATAATTTTCATTAATGCTTGGATCATATTCGTACCAATATGTTAGATCTTGTATATGATCTTCTATGTTACCAATTTTGTTTTCACCTAATATAAAAATACCATTATTGCTATGATTATAAACCATAGATTCATAACCACCATAATTCCAATTACTATTAAACATTATGTAACTAACATCAGAATCATGATCTTTTAATACAGGTCCTATATGTATATGAATTTTATTAAACTGACATACATAAGGTCTTTTTCCTCCAAGCCTTTTTATATCTTCATTGGATAACTTATTATAACATCCTCCCACGAAATTATCCGCAGCATTAAAAAATCTCCTTCTCATACTCAACACTCCTTATTTAACTCATTTATCGAATCCGAATTATCAGAACCTTCTACGAGATTCTTATTCCTATCTATCTCTTCCTGGCTCATATTACTCATCATATTTTGTATTTTTCTACCAGATTGAGATAAAGAGCGGATGAATGCACTGGAACTTATCTTAACTCCAAGATCCGGTTTTGCCCTAAACGCTTCACCGGTACTGATATTATACAAATCATACACACCTGAGTTCATATAGAATTTATATATCCAGTTTCCACCAGCTTTTTTGTACCCTAATTTGGTTAACTCGACTACACTCATACCAAATTTAATGCCATTACGACCCATTATCTTCTCCGGTATAGGTTCTACCTTAGCCGGAACAGATGTATATGCTTCATCACCGCCGTACAGGAAATAAGGGGTTGTCACCCTTGATATGTGAGTAAGCGACTCTTCGGATATACGAGGTTCGTCTTTTCCTATTTCTCCTTTTGTAGATCCAGGTAATTCGACATTTCCTTCAACTTCGACATTTGTTCTGGATTGTCCTTTGCCTTCTCCATCTCCCTTTTTATCGCCATCTTCCTCAGTGCGTACTGCACCGCCTTCTGCACTTCCTTCTTTTCCATCATTTAAAATATTATCTGATTCTGACTCTATAGACTCCACGACAGCATCATACTCTGGTATGCCGCTAAGGAAATCTGCTACGTTATTCAAAAACTCTATTTTTTCCTCGTTTGTCATATCAAGGCTTTCCACGGGCTCCCATATGGCAGGCAAGTTGTTTGATTTTATTGCAGTAGAAACATCTTCTATAGTTTGGTTGTCCACCGTAGGCAAAACTTTAGAAACCAAACTATTGATATCAGATTCCATTTTTTCTACTTCCTCTTTTGTGCCATATTCTTTTAGGGTATCCATGCCATTGACTCTAAGAGAATAATTCAAAGCCTTGCTTGGAACAAAATTAATATATTTCAAAAAGTTTTTCAACTCTGATATAATTTGTTCATCAGATCTTGGCCCAACATAATCAACCACCACCTGATCTGTTTGAGAACGAAGCCAAGAAACGTATTCTTCTAAGGTCTTACCACCTTTACTGGAAGGAGTGGATATTTTATCACCTACTGTTCCTTTAGGTTCTAATCCCATTTCTTCCTTAAGGCTTTTAGGATTACCTCTCTCACGAAGAAACCTCAAATCACCTCCTACAATCTTCCTTGCTATAAAATCAAAAATATTAGCATAAGACGGCAATCCTTCTTTTTCTATATGAGATTCTATTTCGTTTAACATAAGAGAGAAGTTTTTCCTGGAGGTACGCTTCTTGCCAGGTAAAGACTGCGTAGCTTGTGCCGCAGGAGCCGGCTGAGCTAATGGCGCCGGCTGAGTCTCCCGGGCAGCCCCTTCCTCTGGCATTTCCTCTTCATAAACTTCCACATCTTCTACCTTAGAAGTAACGGTCTTACCCTCATCGGAGAAAGGGAGATCATCTTCTATAAGTGATTTAGGTCTGGAAGATGATTTACCAAACTGAATCCTGATCTTAGGAGCGACAAACATCTCACCTTCGAAATCTATTCCAGATTCTACTTCAGACGTCACAATGTCTTTCACATTCCTGCTTTCATCTTCTACCCACTTAACAACATCAGGAACCGTAGATAATTTTTCTATAGCCTCACGAGCTTTTCTAAGCCCTGAAATAGGATTCAAATACGATACTTGATACGAAGCCGGATCAAGACCTAACTTGGTTAGATACGCATTAAGATCTTGTATGTCATCTTGACCCATCTGTAGCAATTCAGAATCACCAGATTCAAGCAGCATATCTATAAAAGACATCCATTTCTGCCCTTCCTCTGATTCTACAGAACGTAGGCTAACTGGGAAAAGATAATTAAGACCGTTTTTACCTTTGATGACGACTACCGGAACTCTTACATTTTTGTAATTATTCCCCTTGTCATTTAATATAGAATAAGCAAATGGGAAGCCTGTGTATTTAGATCCGTTCTTAAGCACGACTTTGCCATTTAATACATATCCAACATCAGATACTTTTTCAGCACCTTTTTCGGTAATAGGGAGATTTTCTATCTGGCCATATCCTTGACCGTTCACCTTCATGTTAAACACCGGTCTTCCGGGAAGGGTCTGGGCAACAACATGCGTGCCGACGCCGATGGTAGCCGACCGGCCGGCGTCCTTCTTCCACTTGTTAAAAGCCGTTCTTCTTATTTTACTTATACCATCTATGCCTCCTGTATCAGCTTTTACAACAGAAACGAATCTGTTCCCACTCATGACCTTGATAACCATATTGGACACCAGTTTATTCTCAGCAGATTCTATTCTTTTTTTATCGCCGGACTGAACAGCATCATTGTATTCGGCAAAAAGAGACTGATTATAAGTATCATTTACATCTATTTCGAGATTAACCTTATCTCCTTTTTTCAAAGAAGATAATGCTTCCTGATCTATTTTATCTACCTCATTCTCTCCGAATCCGACACCCGTTCTGTACGGAACCAATTCATCTGAATCAAGACGCTTATAAACCAAAGAATAGGAATTACCCACGTCCTGAATAGACACGTCTGTGTAACGGTTAAGAACACGAGCCGATTCTTTGTCTATAGACCATCTCGCATGATAAGGCAGTTCAATTATAGTAGCCGTTTCTCCACCTATGTTAAGAGAATACCTTTTAGTGCCATTAGCGTTCGTTTCAGAGCTTATTTGAATAGGAACCAATGATTTTATAGAAGATATAAATTTATCGGCTCTAAGACCCGCAATTTCATACCTTTCGTTGCCATCGTTGGATATTCTTCTAACCATCAACGTCTCTGGATTTTGGGCACTATCTATGTTAGCTCCAGGCGTATTATCGGATTCATCTAACTCATTTACAAGAGAATCTATATTGGTATCATCCTCCCCAAAATTACTTAACGTAGATTCGGAAATACGACCTTTATCAATAATCCTGTTTTGTTCGATATAAGGAAGGAGATCTGTGATGTTTCCAACCTGGCCAAGATCTTCTATGGTAAATACAGAATCGGCAAGCTTATCTTCGTCAACCTTCTCCCCTTTATCCCGTCTGTTCATTATATCAACATACGAAGAAATAGCATCATCAAGTTCCTTTCTTTGATCTGGCTCCAAATTAGACTTAGCCATATCAATAATAGCTTTATTTTCCTCATATACAGATCTCGGACTTGTAAGCCTATCAGCCTTCTCAGATAATGATTTTATGAGATTAACAGGACTGTCACCCAAAGACGATACATAATCATCAAAATCTTGTTTGTATTTATCATACACATCTTTTTCTCTCGCAGTAAGAAGATCGGCATTACCTGTATATAGTTTATCAATTATAGACTGCCTTACGGCCGGAACCATAATAGGATTATCCATAGCAGCCTCATAATCTTCATCCGATACAGACTCCGTAAGCGGTGACTCTTTTATATCATCTTCTGCTTCCTTCATCCTATCTTCCCTTACTTTATCAAGAGCATGCATAAAAGCCTTGATAGTCCAAGCTTCGTCTTCCGAAATCTTACCTTCTGACACAGCTTGATCTACTACCTCATCAGTGTCATATTCACCAACTTTATTAGACTCTGCAAAATCAGGAACCTTGTCATCCCCTTTATAAGGAGTAGACCATAGAGAAGACAGCGCTTTTGAAAACCCCCTGTTTTCCTCAGCTAAGAATCTTTTATCAAGCATCTTAGACAAGAAGTTATTCATATTCCTATAGTCCATCAAACTCCTTCGGTATTCATTTACCAAGGATCTCATGGCTTTGTCTTTGGCTGTAAACTTCTTTTCCTGTCTTGATTTTACATTAAAATAATCATCAAAAGCCACAAGCGTATCATAGGCTTCTATCACATCTTGTGAACTTATGGGAGAAAGAGGAGAAGATAAAACAGATTCGGTTTTACTTACCAACTCTTCTATCGAAAACTCTTTTCCTATTAACGTTGATAACTCAGACAACGAATTATTGTAATTGGTTCTAAGGCTTTCCAATTCTTTGGTTTTTCGTTGTATGGATTCAGCTTGTGGATCTTTCCCTTCTACGTTGCGAGGGCGGGTAGCAAGATCTTCTATTTCGGATTCAAGTTCTTCTATTCTTGACCGTATGCCACGGATAGCCATCGCCCGCTCCCTTGCCCTGTCCGACAGCCGGGAGAACGTACTTAGAGCATCCGCCACGCGAGGCTGCCCCGAAAGCGTTTCTATGACAGAAGCTATGTCTTTCATTCTTGATTCTGATTGAAGACCAAGGAAGGCATTACGAGCCACGTATTTTCTAAATTCAATCTTAGAGTCATCACCTATAAGATCTTCGGCAAAACTCTGGGCAGATCTGAAATCCGAAAGACGATTGTTATAATTATCAATAATAGAATCCTTGTATTTCTTTGCCTCTTCCAAAGACATTCCATTAGCTTCGGCTATTTCCGAAATAGGCATCATATCAATCATCTGCCTAAAATTTTCAGCCGAATCCTCTAAGGTTCCCATTTGGTTGTCAATAGACATCTTTTCAAACATAGCATCATCAAGCTCCTTGCCAGTCATAGACTGGGCATCGGAACGAACTTGAGGCCCTAAACTCATTGATTTTTTCAACGTATTCAAAGCCGCCGTGTTAAGATTAGAAGATGCTTTGTTGTATTCATTCACTTGCCTTTCCAGCAAGATCTGACTATTGCTATACTCTTTAACCCCAAAGAAGCCTTCCCTCATACCAAACAAAGAACCGATAATAGCACCGATTCCTATTTCAGTCCATCCTTCTTTAGACGTATATTGCTTTTTAAATCCTTCAGAAATAGCATCAAGAACATCAACGGCTCCGTTCATGGCGACATTATCATATCTTGACTTAACATATTCCTCAGCCGTATTCTGAACAGCACCTTGAGATCCTTCTTCCCATAAGCCTTCGGACACCGGCCTTTTCATGATATTGAAAACATTGCCTGCTATCTTTTGTCCTATATTGGGATTGGTTATTTTAATAGCCATCTCTCCCGGCTTCGCAACTTCCGTCCCTAATCCAAATAAATGCTTGTTGAGCTTCTTTTCCAACCCTGGTATAGCCTTGCCTCCTAACCCTATATACTTACCAAAAAGAAGCCAGTTAGATAATCCTACTATACCCATATTGGCGGCAAATATAGCACTACCTACATCAGCATTAGAATTACGAAAAACAGCCATTTCCTCTGCATTGGGATCACGACCATAAATCTTACGATAATAATCCTTGAAATCAGACTCAGATTGCTTCATAAAAGAATTTGCTTCAACCGATGACTCGAATCCGGCACTGGTAGCCAACAACGTCATGGTCTTAGCCGCCTCCCCTACATTTCTTCCGGTAGCAACTCCTTTTCTTACATAGTCATTAAACACGCTTTTAAGGCTTCCTATACCCCTATTTGCAGCTTGCCTTGCTGCTAACTTAGCTCCGATTCTTCCACCTAATTTAGCACCTATATTGCCCAATGATCCAACTCCAAGTCCTCCGGTCATGTACGCTGATATCATGGCTCCTACGGTAAAAGACATACCATTACCAAGGACGTCATTCCACAAGAAATTACCGGTATCCTTAAAAAGCTTCTGACCAAAATTATAATCTTCTACCTCTTTCTTGTAATAATGGGGAAGAAGCATGTCTATTTGCTGGTCAAGATCACCTACAAACTTATCCATGTTAGTGTTTAACGCAGCTTTGTAACTTCCCTCAGATGCCATATTGATAAGTTTGTCAGGCAATGACACAACTCCTTGCGCACCGTACAATGCGGACTTTAAAGCGAATTTGCCTACACCATTCCAAAACTTACTCCATCCGCTCTGTCTTCTGGCATAATAATCCTCATTGTTTATACCCGGAATATAGTTGGGATATTTTGTACGCCATACCCCATCATTACCCATCTGATGACTTTCACGGATACTTACCTTCGGTCCATAGGGATTAAGAGGCGGCGGGACAGGTGTAGCCCCCCTGTAGCTGTTACGAGCCAGTGCCTCCGAGTAGCTGTTGCTTATCTCCTTGGCTATATACGGTTCTTCGTATTCGGCAGCAGCTATCCTTGATGCGTAATCCGGAAATTTAGGTTGGGCATACACACCTTCACCAGGCATATAATTAGGAACCAGAGGTGTTGTCGTCTCTGGTAATGTAGCCGGAGTGTAATTCTCTTCTTCGGCTAATTTCCTTTGCCTTGCCACATCTTCGTAAGTGGTTTTAGCAGCAGGATTATATCTATCTATATTATTGTCAGCCATAAATTTTCTGCAAAAAATCGTTCAACTTACTAAACTTGTCATTCATATTGGGCGTGATATTTATTCCTCTCATATACGGATCCCTCATCTGATCAAGACGTTCTTGAACAGCCTCCTTCACGTATTTTACAAAGAAGTACTGAGGACACTTCTGGTGAATGCTATTCCAGTAATCCGCATACTCATCATTACCTGGATCCAAAGGAACAAAATCCGAGAACAACAATGCAGGATTTTTAGAATTTTTAGTCCTTTTGTCATAGAAATTGACCGCTACCTCTCTTGAACCCCTGTCATCCATTCCCTCCAACTGAACTGATATGTTATCAGACATGTCAATAAAATTATCAACAAGGGTTTTAACAACATTCATTTCTTCTGGCTTAAGGTAAGAACCATGAACCTTTACTATATCATAAAGATCATTCTTAACATCAGCCTTAGAAGCCAAACGGGGAAGACCATTACGTATAAGATACTTATCATAAGAATAACCTTCCTTCTTTCCGGTATCTACAAAATCACAGGTTCCAAAACTTGATTTGTAACCATCCACCGGATAATTACGCTCCTCGACCGAAGGATCTATACCCGCCTTAAGAAGCTCGTCATTCGTAATCTCAACCCTTTCTGTAACATAAGAATTTTTACCGGAACCTACTTGAGCAGTCAAGAATCTTCTAACAGTGCCATTATCTATCTCGGCATCCATATTAATGGCATTAATAGCAGTAGGATCCAGATTATTTACCTTTCCTGCCATGTAACCAGACAATCTTCTAAACTGAGCCTTCTGCAAAGACTTTTCCGGTGAATCGGCATTCCAATTGTATCTTTTGTAAGAATCAAGGTAATGATACTGAGATAACTTATCAGAAATCTGATCAGGAGATACAGACATTTTTATCTCATCCTGCATCTGACCTGCTATCATATCAGACACTCTACTGTTTTTCTCAGCATATCTTAGCTGGGTAATAGTTAATGGTTCACCTTCCTGATAATCTTTTAAATCTATATCACCATCCTTATCTATGGTCATATAATCTGATATATTAAAATCAGGATCGCCGTTGAGTTTCTTCATTCCATTAATAAGAGCCAATGTACCAGTAGAAGAACCATTATTCTCGCTTGTAATAGCATCAGATATGTTTTTCCCCAACTTGCCGGCACTCGCCTTAGCTCCTAATGACGGAGATATAGCACTAAGAATATCTATTCCTCTTGAAGGGTCCATCATGTATTCTCTGAACCCTACGGCATCAGATACACCAGTTGTTATGGCTGTGGCGAGCAGGAAGGCTCCAGCCTTATCATCTGTATCGGTAAGATTTATAAAAGAATTTCCTTTCATAAACTTAGCATTACGAACTTTACTGATAATATCCTTATTTTTTTTAGTAACTATATTATCTATTTGATAATCAGTTATGTTATTTATAGCCTTTGTAGCTCCATTTGCCTTAGAATCAGAAAGAAGTAAAGCATCATAAGCTTCAGACAGTCTGTTATTTCCTTGTCCAAAATATCCGTTTTTCTGACCTCCATTATTTTTTAAATAAGAATATATCCGTTCTTCAGGAGTCATATTAGCATACAATCCTGGGTCAGTTTTTTCTTCTTCGTATGATGCTGCAACGATATTACTTCTGTCTGTAGGAGATAATGAATTATATAATTTCAATAAATTTGCTCTACGCTCTGTGGAAGAAGATGTGAGTTGTTCATAAGGGATATTAGCCAAATTAACAGATCCTATCTTACCCGTTCCAGAATTGATAGCCGTAGGCCCGTCCATAGGAGCCATCGGCACTCCTACACCGCCTGCTCCTCTTGTGCCTCCGGATGAGCTTTCAGTGCCCATCTTGGAACCGTAAGTACGCATGTATTCGGTTTCAATCTTAGCCTGTGCAAGTTGCTCTTTTGCCAACGATATTTCAACCATAGACTTAGCATTATCAGTCAAAAACTTTTGCTGAGCCCTATCCTCTGCCAACCTTGCAAAATAAAGATCATCTTTCTTCCTTTCAAAACTTGTATTGTCGTATCTCCATGCATCAGTCATCTTATCGAAAAGATTATTGGTAACAACAAAATTAGCAGCCGCTACCGGATCTGATGAAGCTATTATCATATCTGCCTCCCTCTTGGCTTCTGCTTTCTGATTTTTAGCTTCCTGTATCTGACTGTCAATACGATCAATAATATCCTTATTATCCCCTACTGATTTCTTTTTTGCTTCCAATGCTCCTATGTGCCTATCGTATCTTTCGACATAAGACCCAATGTATTGACTAACCAAATCCGGATTACTGAACACCGGATTGGTAGCTGCCATGTATGATGCTTCTATTCTCATCTGATTCCTCATGTTTTCAGATAAGTTAGCAGACACAAAATTCCTTATCTGGGAATCAGTAAGCTCATCTACGTTGACTTCTATGATTCCACCAGTAGGATTACCTTTAACATCATATTCTGTTGTCTGAATCTTCTTGCCTTCGTTGTTTTTCCTAAAATCACTGACCAGCTTATTTATCTCCTTAGTATAATCGACATAAGGAGAATAATGAAGACCTCCCAACCTTGATCCTGCTTTACCATCTGACCTCCATTTGTAATAAGGGTCCAAAGCATGCCATTCATTAATAGGAGAATAAAGTTCAGGATGATTCTGTTTTATAGATTCTATTTCCTTCATAACCCTCTTGCCTTCTTTTGTGCCGGCAATCGCGTTAATGACCGTATCATCTAACACCGAACTTATCTCTCCTTGTATGGCTCTCGTAACACCATCAGAAGAAAGATCCACGCCTTTGAATTTTTGATTGATGTTAGCAATCACACCTGACATCTTATCTTCCATATAAGCGCGGGCTTCAGGCTTATCTATCTCTTGACCCATAAGATAATCTACCTGGGTATAGATCTTTTCACGAGCAGCATCAACCTTCTGCTGTTTGTACATCATGACGTCCTTAACAAGATCTATGTTGTAAGGACTAACATACGGGGCATATTGCCTTAAAATACTATACTGTGAAGCCACTATTTGGTCCTCCTTCTTCTTTTATTTTCGTCATCTTCTTCATTTAAACTTCTCAAGTAAGGTGTAGAATAATCACCCATATTCATCACATCCTGATTACCTTGAACGTAAATAATTTGGCCACTTGGAAGCATTCTCATATTCGGAGCTATGGAAGCTATGGTATTCAACGATGTACGAACATTGAACTTATTCTGTATTTCGCTGTTTATGCTATCATAATAACGAGCAAGATTTTCATCCCTTATAGCCATAGCCTTCAATAACCCAGATTCATAACGTTGCCTTTCCGCTATGTTCTTATCGTCTGTCTGAACATAAGCCATTTCATTGAATCTATCAGCTTCGTTTATTTGCCTTGCGTTATTGAAATTTACTTCGTTAATGTACTTGGCTATATTGCTTCCGGCTATGGCGTTCATATTAGCCAGAATAGCAGAGCGCTGGGAGTCGGGCACGTCACCTACTGCGTCCAACTGAGCCGATGTCGCGCGGTTGAGCTCGTTGATATACTGATCAGCAGATTGCAGAACCGGATCTATTCTCGGAGCCTGATGCCTTTCCAATCCCTCTATCTCCAAGCCTGTATCGAGCGTTCTCAGCATCTCCGGGAAGATAGGACCGAACGCCGCCGGTCTGCCCTGTCCTTTAGGTCCGTTGTCTTCAACCACCTCCTCTGTATCGGTGTCGGTTGCAGTCGTAGGCGTACTTGCTTTCGGTTTTACCTCTATCCTTCCAGGAGATCCAATCTTAGGCGGTGTAAGGCCTGGTGCTATGGGACCGGCCTCAATAGGCTTCATTTCTGGTTTAACAGACTCAAGAACGAAGTCTATTTCCGGCATTAACCCACTATCTCTTAAAGCAACAAACTTATTATAATCGGAGCCCAGAATCTTCTTAGCGGCATCAGATTTATCACCAAATAAGTCAACATAATTCTTTATTCCTTTTTCGTTTAACAATCTTTTTTGCTCTGCCGAAACAACGTCCAACCCATAATAAGAACGAGTAGCTGTTGTCTGACCAAACTTATCATCTACGGCAAATGAATTATAAGCCTGATTCCCTCCGTAGCTTCCGGCGTCCTGGCCCCAGAATCCGTATTCATCTCTGAATTTCTTGGCTGCATCAGCATTCGTAATAGCGCCTACATCAGCTAACGCCCACAATGCATTTAATTGCCTGTTGTATCCTTTCTGGAAACCTTCTGTATCAAAATCACCATCCGTATTGTACTTGTTAGCCCATCGGTTTACGTCGAGCAAATTAGATACCGCCTTATCATTTACCCTGCCGTATCCTAAATTGCTTCTATGTTGGAGATTCTGGTTGGCATTGACACTGGAATCAGGATTAAGAATCTGCTCACGACCACTAACATCAGATACAGTCATATTAAGAGTTCGTCCAAATAACTGATTGATAAGCTTATTGTAGCCGATAGCATTCTTTCTAAGCTCCTCCAGCTCCTTCTGAGTAGGTCCACCTTCAGCCATTTTTCTGGTTTGCTTAACATACTCGTCATATATCCAGTTCTTAGCATCTGATTCTGCAATATTAAAAGCCTTAGCTTGTTTCTTTACCTGATTCAGATCAACAACCCCGCCATCCCTGAAAAAAGCATCCATCTTCTCGTTACGCTTAGATTCTTCCTGTTTGCCATAAACGATTTCAGCGAAAGAACGAAATTGTGCTTCAAGCTCGTCTATCTCTTTCTGGTTTTCATTGACGTACTTGGAAAGAATAGAAGCATTAAGATTAGATGTGTTTTTGTCTTTTACATCTTCATTTTTCTCTAATCTCTTATATACACGCTCCTGATCTTCGTACTTATCAGACAAACCAATCTTCTTCTTATATCGATCAAGGAGTGTAGCGTATGTATCTTTTGACGTTGCCTTAATACCATAATTTTCTCTAACGTAAGAGGCAAACTCATCATCTATCTTACGATAATCGGAAACAATATAAGCCTCTGGCAAATCAACCGGAGTGCCACCATTTTCATGTCTGTTCCCTTTGGCTTCCATAGGCCCTACGGAGTCAGGAGTCAGCACGTACTCGCCTTTCTCTATCTCTACATTCGCAGCATCTTCCATAGACTTGGGAAGAGGATAAATATATTCGCCGGTCATATCAGACGTATCTATCTTCTGACTGTTACCTAAATTCACGCCACCACCTTCACGTTCCCACTTGATGAATTGCTGCCGACGCTCCTTGGCAAGTTTTTCCCTCGCTGCCTGCTCGTCTCTGCTGGCTGCATACGCAGCAGATGAAGCTCCCATGATATTACGGGTAAGACCTAATCCTAAACTAACACCAGACAAGGTAGCTTGAGCCACATTAGCACCGACCTTATTACCGGCTCTTATCCGGCCAAGACTTGTACCGAACATTTGAGCTCTGCCGGTTAGATCGGGTGAATAATATGGGGTAGTCATAGGATCAAGAGGATTACCATCTTGGGAACGTTTTTCTTTAGAGGAATCAGCATCAACACCACCTACATTCATTGCATTATCAACGACTGATTTCTCTACGTTTTTAACCATACCCCTATTATCAGCGAGATATCCTGCATATCCTGCATCATTGTTTTCAAAAAACGGATCGGATGTAGGCATACTACTAAATGGATTTATCTCCCCCTCCTCTGTTTCTAAAGTCACATCAGAAGGCATATATATATTCTGAATATCAGATTCACCCCATTTATTAACAGACGTTCCATAATCAAGAATAGGCTGAGTAGAGGATACATTAATATCCTGTTTCTTATCCTGAACACTACCGCCAGGAGCGAATATCGGACGATTTTTTATGATTCGTAATTTCATACTATCTTTTTTCACAAAGATAAGAGAAACGAACGAGAAAATCCAACGTTATGGGATACGTTTAAAAATCAATCATGTACGGCAGACAAACCGCCCGAATCAGGGTCGTACTTAAGACCGCATGCCCGGCGATAGTTCTTAAGCGCTCTCTTGTACAAAAACAGCACTGTCTTGGAAACTATTTTCTTCATAGATTTGGTTAAAACCTCTTCTGTTGAAACAGACATCAGACAGCTATTCAAAAACGACCTGACATTGGAACCGAACAAGATCTTCACCATTTTTCTAAACGTTCTAAAAAGATATGATGCAGAAAGAGACTTTAACCCATTGCGAACCAGTCTCTTATTCAAATACGAAACAGCCTTTTCAGATAGACAGAGCCTATTCTTTCCTTCGCTATCTACCTCTGATGAAAACCACGAATATAAAGTGGTAGGATGTTTCTTAAGGTGATTGATGAAGGAAGTCATTATCCCTTCTTTTAAAGCCCTTTTGTGGGCTACGCATGCAGCAATCTTCTCTTCTCTTTTTAAAGAGCTGTCAAGGCATCTAAACACCGTCCTATCGTCTCCGATGAAATACTGAGGACGTTCTTCCTTGAACTTAGCCCTATAAGCAGCATATCCTTCCTTACGAAGCATATCTATCTGAGACCGGATATAGAACCTTACACACTTTTCTTCAGCCTCTTGCACGCTTTTAAGATAAGGAACTGACTTTCTTCCATATCGAAGATAGTCATAAACCATAGCCTCTATGAAGTCATTGTATGGGAAGAATCTTCCAAAACCAAAGTTCCAAACTATGAAACATCGCACTCTATCTTTCCAATAATCAGATATGAGAAAATTGCTACAATATCTCAACTTCCTGTCTTTCTGATAAAAATGATGAGTATGTTTGTCATAAAATAGATTAAAATATCTCAAATTGCCTAAACACTGACCGGCTGGACGACGTACTACATTGTACCCTAAGTTGCTGAAGCTATTGTATATAACTTCTATCGGAGAGACCTGCTCTTTCTTAAAGAGCTTGTCGTGTAACTTGTGAGGATCTGTTATTTCTTTTAACTTTGTGTCCATATTAATGTTTTTTTTAGTGCAAAGATATGATTTTTCATCATACGCTCAAAGAAGAAAATGCACTGCCTTGTATCCGGTTTGAGAGAAATAGGATACAAGGTTTTTTGTTTTATGACGGTTTGGATAAGAGACGGGAAAACGACTCTGAACGTAACCGCCTGACCGTCAGGGGTGGGACAACAAATCTTGAATTAAAACTACGCCTATGAATAGTCTCCGTTTTCCTTAATATTAAGACCATTTTCAATGATCTTACTCATTATATTATTTATATTATTTTATATACTTTACCATTTATTCATATAATTGTTTACAGTGAATGAACTTAACGACCGAAGGGAGTTAAGTGAGTGAACGGATTGACAAATTACTTTTTCCGTCTATTGTATTGTTTGCCTAATTGTGTTAAAGGATTGAGTATCGTGACCGAAGGGAACGATGCGAAAGAACTTATAATATTTAAAAACGACTGAACCTATCGACTGAAGGGAGATAGGTGATGGAGTGACGTTAATAATTATATTAGATAGCCAGTGGAGAATTAGGCAGGCTGGTAGGCGAGACGAGCGCCCATGCCCGTCAGGACAGTGGAAGTACGTAGGTCTGTTCTGTTAAACCAAGGCGATGATAGTTCCATCCTTCACGAAATCGCACAAAAAAGCCGGATTATCTTGATATCGTTCTTCAACCTTCGGTATCCGCATAACGAGTCTCAAATCCGGCTTCGCTTTATTAATATGAGAAATAAAATAATATTGTTCTAATTATCAGTGACGCCTTTAATGCGAAGTTGTATATTGGGAAGCACGGCATTAATCAAAGCCATTTTCTTATCCTCTTCGCTTTCTTTTTCATGCTGTTTATACATCATGCTGTAATCACTGTCATCACCATCCTTTTTCCCGTCTAACGTCAGTAAATGATTTACGATGTCCTTACCATACGTTTCAGTCCATGTACGGAATCTCTCTTCCTCGGACTGTCTCTCCGGGGACGGAGCTTCCGGGTTAGGGAGGGCGGCTGCCACTTCTACCTCTGGAAGTGTTACCGATGCTGCTATTTCTCCATCATCTCCGAATCCCATTTGACCATACGAAGATACGGAATTTTCTTCAATATCCAAACCAAGATTTTTAGCAACTTCCATAGCATAGTTATAACGGTCATCGTTTCGTATCACACTTTTATGAGGGCGTCCTGCCCCTTGGTTCCAAGCTACTACAGCATCCTTAAGGTTATCGGCGTTCATAAAATCCTGCCGGCTGTAGTTGTAATACCCTGGTCCTTTTTTCCCTTTTCTTGTGTATAAGAAATTAGAATATCCGGTTTTCCCTTCGTATTCGTCAGCTAAGAACTCAAGTTGGTCTTTGAATGTGGGTGTAGAATGACCTTTCTTTTTGGCGTGCTTGAACAACTTATCCATGCGCTCATTATGCCATTGTTGTATGCCGTATGACGTTCTGTTGTCTCCGTATATGTCATCTTTAAGACCGGATTCAGCCATGAGGTTACCTATGATGGCGAGCGCCTGTATTTTAGACATACCTCGCTTATTAGTAAAGTAATCATATGCTTCACGCTGCTTGCCAATTACGCCACCTTCTTCAGCAAACACAATGCTTTTACTCGGCTTATCGTTTTCGTAGAAATACATGAATTTCCTACCGGGTAATCTATGTGATGCATCTTTCGGATCTCCGTATTCTTTTTTATGATCAATAAAATGAAAACCAACCTTGTATGGGGTAAGCTTCCCTCCGTTTCTTTTCTTTTCTTTTTTAGGATTAGCAATCCTATCCCCTACATAGTAGGCTCCTATTCCGACTGAAGCGTGATCTGTTATCCATTTGGCAGCCTTTTTATAGTCTGATATGGATTCAAAATATTCTTTCATCTCATTATCATACCCATAATCCTTCAAGTAATTTCTGGCTGCATATTCTAACATTTCAGGCGTCACTTCTTGAGCATCATCGGTCAAACCAAAATAATTTTTAATCTGAGTTCCTCTGGCCGCCATTTCCGTAAAATGATCCTCTTTGAAATAATCTTTTACTTCATCATCATCTATCTTATTCAAATCAAATCCGTTTTTATCTGCGCCTGAATCTGGATAATGAATTTTGTGTTCCACTTCGTGACTTTTCACAAAATTCTCTACATCCTTGTTAGATATATTGGGGTTTCCTTCGAGAAATAAATCAATGAACTTATCAACGTTTTTAGACCTGATTATATTTCCATTTAATACCCCATATCCAGATATTTCATCTATTATCTCCCTTATCTCATCATCAGAGTATTCATCTCCTAAAAAATACTTTGCATCCCTGAAAACTTTCGGATCATCCCAATCATATATGTTGGTATCAAGCATATCCGGATCTGGCTCCCCATTTTTCATCCTTAACTTCTCCCCAGTAAGTCTTTCATAGGCTCCAGAGAAAAGTCGCTTTTTATGATTTTCCCATGCCTCGCCTATAGGAGATGCTGGTTTAGCATATTCAGGCAACGATCCTAAAAGTTCTTTATCTCTTTGAGATAGTTTTTTAGTAGCTCTTTTCGCTTGCATTGCTTTTTTCGATATACCTCCTACAAAAGGAATAAGACCCATAGCGGCCATAACCATTCCAAGCGCATCTCTATCTATGAAAGAATCATACGCATCCTTGACGTCCATTATATCACCTACTACAGGAACGCCTCCAGCTACAATTTCGTTTATATTCACACCATCAACAGGGATCGTACCATAATTAGCATTTTCATTTATTCCGCTTGACCCTACTGATGTATTATCCTTAGATGCAATGTACCTATATTTAGATCCGTTTTCTTCATCTACGGCTCCTCCTTCTTTTTTTATATTGGTATTGTATCTCTTTCCATTCCATGTAAATTCCTTAAGACCTCTTTTCCTGGCTTCTTTAAAGGCTTCACCTCTTGTAGTGGAAATCGGGTCTTGTAATTCAAGATCGTTTTTTATGTCAAGAATAGCATCAATAATACTATTATTCTTTTTATCAGCATCATCTGAATTATTAACATTATCCGTAACATAAGATTGGCTTATCAAGTTTGATACGCTCTTTCTGTTTTTATAAGTTCCTTCTTTATCTGATGGAGCTTCAAAAGCATACACAAGTGGATACGAATAATCCGTATCTGGATCTTCTGACATAAATTCGCTTACTGCATGAATGGCTTTATTGTATTTAGTATCCTTTATACTATACATCCCAGCATCTTGAACATGATCATAAAATCTGTCTATCATGTAATTGATATATCCACGCTTATCCCCCTTAAATCGCTCTTTATCTTTCTCAAACTCTTTGGGTAGATATCTTTTATCAGATTCTTGGAAAAGTCCCTTAAACCCTCCATAATCAGATACGGCATAGGGATTACCACCAGATTCTTCAATAATATTTCCAAGTACGGCTTCTATCTGGCGTTGATTGAAACCTTTATCATATAAAGCATCATAGATCATATTCATTCCATCTACGTCCATAGTGAGGTGCGTACCCTTGCCAACGCGCTTCATATTTTCATATTTTGATTTGAATAAATCCCAATCTATTTCCGGCTTAGAAGAATCCCCTCCTTGTTTTTTGGATCTTATCTCCATCCTTTTATCCAAATCATTCTTTGAATCAATAATAGATCTAAGCATGATCTTGTTTGGATCACTCTCTTCGTATGGAATTTTATCTTCTACATAATCCCTTATTTCAAAAGGATATCCTATTGTATCAAGAGTCTTAGTAACAACCCCAACACCAAAAGGTTGGTCATCTCTATAAAAATCGTACTTATCTTTCACAACCATCCTACCTCTATCATCACGGTACATGGTAAAACTTGATAAGCCTGATAAATCATTTAAATCGCCGTAAGCATCCGGTATAAAATTATATTCGTTAAATACCTGATGTTCCCCAGTTCTGGCTTTTTTTAAGAGATCTATACCCTCTTCTACCATTCCAAGTTTCCTACTTGTTACATCCCTTAACTCCTCCAAATCAGATACGTCCTTGCCTGCAACTCTTCCATCAATTATCTTATTATCTAAGGAATCAAGCTCCTTCCCATATTTTTTAGCCATTTTCTCCCACCCACCATTTATCCTGTCAGATATAATGGATTTGATATTATCTGGTATTCTAACAATCCCGTTTTCCTCTTTCAGGTTATTTGGTTGGTTTAAGAATCTAAACCAAAGATTTTGACTAAAATCATCTACATTGGCTTTCGGAACATCTTGACCAAAAAATTCCATTATTTTGGTTTTTAATCCTCTTTCGTTAGCATACACATCAGGTGTTATATTAGATGCCAGATATTCTCTAAGTTTTACAAACGGACCAATTTTATTCCATAATGTTTTTGGTTGTTTGTCCTTTACATAATTTTTAGTTTTCTTTGCCATCTTTTTCTTCCTCTAAGAATCCAAACATTTCACCTGCGCAGTTACCAACAAATCCAGCTATGTAAGCTGCGTGTTCATCTTCTCCCACTTTAAAACCAAGAGACATATTACAATGTTGGCATACCGACATAGCTGCATGAAATGATTCATGACATATGTTTTGTATAGTCATATCATTCTCACTTTGAAAGTTCCATAATAACTTAAAAGCTCTATCATCCCCCTTATCACGAACAAGATTCATAAAAGAGACTTCTGAATCTAAATCGCCTTCATCTCCCCATTCTCCTTCATGATCCAATTCTGCATTCTCAAAACGATCACACAATGTTTTGTAATCTAACCCTATGGTGATAATCAACTTTAGTGGATATATCACAAAATCAAATTCTTTTTCTTTCATTTTTCTTCCTCCTTCTTAAATTTGTGGTAAGCATCACAAACCTTGTCAACCAACCATCCCATTAGATAGGCAGCGTGCTCATCTTCTCCGGCGTCAAAACTGTAGTTAATATTAAGATACTTACAATAAAGGGAAAGACCGTGCAGACATTCGTGCCCTATGGTTCTCACATCCATGTCAGACAGTGAATGAAATAAGAAACATATTTCTTTCCTGTGATTGGTTCGGTTTCCTACGAAAATAGTTCTGCCACCATAATCATCAGTCCACCCCTCCCAGCTCTGATCTTCTACTTCCAGGTTGGCGAACGTCTTAACTATATACTCTTCATCTGCCCCAAGCAATACCCTTACATTATAGGGGTATATGTCATTTTTATATAATACTTGTTTCATAACAAACTGTTTTTCAACAAAGATAAACAAAAAAGCCGAAGATATACTCACGTACTTCTTCGGCTATACCTTTAAAGCTAAAACTTGTTTACTATTGAAGCAAAATCAATGATTATATTTTTATTTTCTTAATTTCTTCAATCATATTCTTATATCCGCAGAACTTGCTGTTAATAACATCGAAGATAGATTCTGACCAGCCAGCTATGTTCAAGATATTAATGCAACCATTACAAAGAAATAAGGATCCACAAACCATTTCTGATCTTTTCCTTTTCCTTTTCTGTAAGCCATATGATATTTTTTAAGATCAGTCAACTTGCTAATACACAGATCGTTTTTTTGTACTGCGATTTTTACCGCAGTACATATATTGTTTATATTCAGTCTCTTAACTAAAGCATACATTTTCTCTTGAAATCCTTTTGTACTCATTAAATCATCTAATCTTTTTGGAGCCAAACCATGTTTTTCCCTCTTTTCAGTCAAAGCTTCCATTACCTCTGTTATACACACAAAACCGTCTTTTGACATAACAGAGATGTTTCTACCCAACAATTCTCTGCTTTCTGATTGCAATAACACGTTACTTTTCATAATTTTACATCATTTTATTGTTAATAAATAAGCGCCTATCTGTCCGAGATGGATCGATAGGCGCTACAAACATATTCAACTATTATTAAATCACAAAATAAAAACTACTCATTTTCAACTTATTAAATATTGTAATTTATCTATTCTTAATCTTATCTTCAGAAATCAACCACTGGAATATAATTTTCCGGTTGCTAATTACTTTCTTTATCCTCATCAGCATCCAACTTCCCCTTAACCTATCCAGCCATGACCGTCTGAAATTAAGAGAATCAGGATTAACTGACTTATTTATATCGTTATCGTCCTTGATCCAGATAGGTGTTTCAGATCGGTCATCGTCAACCCTGTTGAAGAAGTCATTTAACTTATGTCTTCTATATACCTCAGTATCCAGGACCTCGGTATGGTCGCCTACGATCTTCGGATACGATATACGTTGCGCTAAATTATTCTTTTCTTCTGGAACAAGATGAATTTCACCTGAGTTGTTTGTGTCGTTGTAGATAGTTATCGTATCTAAACCTACTTTCCTGTCAAGAGTGTAATTCACATCATCGACGTATTTCCTTGCATCAAGCTCGTATTCTACAGAAGCCAGCGTAGAGCCATTATATTTCTCTTTTATCGGCACTTCTAATATAAACGGATATGTTGTTCCGTAAAATGTCTGGAAGCTCTTATTCGTCAGCAAATGACTCCATAAGCCACCTTCTTCGTCTGATGCCGGGAAGTTTATACCTGTCTGGAAATATTGTTGCTGTTCTATATAATAGTCAGGACAGAACGAATAATAAGAAATCCATTCTTGCTTCAGACACGAATATCCGATAGTAAACGACACGTCTTTAAAATACTGTTCGTCTTTTAAAGATATTTCCTTATCGTTTGACAGTACCTCTGTTTCATTGTACAAGAACCTTCCACCATCATATTTGTAATATGCCGGGTTCTTAACAGGTATATAATCTTTTTTCGTGATAAGTACCCTCTTATACCTGTTATCCCATCCAAGAGACAGACCAAGACCAATAAATTTATTGTCTGTATCTTCTTCTGTCATCTCTGTACCGGTTAAGATATTAGTTATTCCGTATCTAAGAATCTTAAACGGAAGATGACGCTTGAGCCAATGTCTGATACCTACACTAAGTTCCTTGAGATTACGTCCGTTCGGATCGGTCATAAACACCTGTGCTCTTTTAGTATCTACCCAGAAGTGACCAAATTCTGAACTAATTATTTCAGTACTCTGGGTTCCAGAATAACCGAGGTCGGTCGTGTTGTACTCCAGAGGCCGGGACGCGAACAGACCGCCGGTGCCCATCTCGGCCTGCCCTGGGGAGGTGCGCTCCTTGATTACGTCTATGGCGTTATGGAGTGAAACCTGGTCCTCGAACCTGACAAGAATCTGATCGGATTCAATACGCTTCATGTGAATAAGCTTCCCGTTGCTGGTTGGGAACTCATGATAGTCCATAGGCTTGTACGTTAGCCACGGATCTGTTTGACTGTTTTCAGATACGTCAGCCCTACTCCATATAACACCATTAGGTCGCTGGTAAGCACAATCATAAAAACGACGTTCGTATGTTGCCGGCAATATATTAGGTGTCAATGTCATTCTTGATGAGTAGATAGGACTTATCTTGTAATCATTGTCCCTATGGATAGATACGTTCTTTTCTTGTGTCCACCAAGCAAAATCACCATGAGCCGGATAAAACCATTCATGGGGCTCTACTCCTTCTAATCGGAAATTGCAATTTATTTCCGATTCTACAAGGAATTGAGGGATACCATAAGACCACAGATAAAATCTACCATCCACATATTTCTTAGCCTCGTTCTCACCATTTAAATTATACAAACTTTTTCTATTTGGATAAAAAGAATACGTTCCTTTGCTTGATGATGTCCAGCTATTAAAACGTTCGTTGTCAGTATGCTCAAGCATATCTTCTCCAGTATCGTAATTAACGAAATACTTGGGAAATCCGACATTTCGGTAATCATTGTAAGCAAATGGTATCATATCCCCTATACCAAAAGCAGTATTATAAAAAAATGGGAATTTCCGTTTCATGGAAAACCTCGATATGTAGGTGTCACCGCCAAACAGCGGTTGTTTCCCTCCTTGGAAGAATCCACATCCTCCTACTGATATCCATTTTATGTCTTCTATAGCTCCATACTGATCGGGTCTGTACCGCATAAGCTTCATATACGGAGAACAGATATAAGACAGCATCTTCGTCCTTTCAAAAGATTCTTTAGATCCAGCATCAGAAGCCATGATAACAGGGTCATGGATACGACTTGTATCATATACCTGGGCTTGCATAGGATACGATACAAGATACTTTGAATTTAAGATGCTTGTATCAGGATCCTTTTCTCCCGGATCTCCAAAAGACAAGAACATAGAAGATTCTCTATCTATGTTATTTATAAACAAGAAATCTTTTGAAGCGTTTTGGCTATCATCACCCACATCTTCTCCAGTAACCCAAGATGATGTCGTAGACGGGTCGGATATGGGGTACATACCTGATTTAAGACTCTTGGTGTTAGCCAATCCCCTTAATCTGTTTTGTTCGTATGGAGCCGTATCATCGAAGCCCATCATGCTATTGTAGTAACCTACAGACGTGTAATAAAAAGCATGGTTTCTTCTTGGGCCATTGTTTATGAATGTCGTGAGCCAATCATATCTGTACTTACCATACAATACCGGTCTTTTAGCAAGCGTATCAGATATGGTGGCAATCATTGAAGCGAATATCATTGCCATATTGATATTACCTATCACACCTACATACGCAGACGTAGAGCGGTTCATAAGCTCTTCCGCTATCTGAGAAGCTATGGTGGCCGTAGATTCGATGTTAGCCAACGTAGCCGCCATCTTATATGATTGTTTCCCTAATATCGTCCATTTGGGATGATCTTCAACCTCATCAAAGTTTCCTACAGACATTCCCCTTATAAAACCTTCTATAGCCACCTCCGTAGGGGTTTCAGGCTTATTGAAATAAATATCAGGAGAACTAAATGCATACCACACGTTTCCTCTTCTGAAAAATGGGTGGGTTATAAACGATACCCTTTTTTCAGTTGCGTAATTAAAAGAGTCATCCGATAAATCATTATACGGATAATTAGGATACAGATTAAGATTCGAATTTTGACCCGAATATTTATACATGTCATAAGCTATTCCAGTAGCTATGACAGAACGATTAAGACGTCTGTCACCTCTATATATCTCATAGCCTGTAACCATATCTCGCTGCTCTTTGGTTATCAATCCGGAATCTACAGCAAAATCAAGGAAGACGTTAATCATATCCTCGTCTACTAATATTCCTATAGGATAAATATCAGAAGGAACATCATAAGACCTAACATCCCGGTTCATGAAAAGCATATGATCGTTGTCCGGGAACTTATAATGCCGGATAGGTTGTTGGCAAAAGACGGTACTGGTATCTACCGTACCATATTTATGACCTTTAAAAGACATCATCCCCTTATCATCCGTAGAAGGGGAACCGTAGTATTCAGTAAGCTTGGATACGATATTGTCGTATGCTTTCTTGGAATTGCCTTCATAACCATGATCACTTATCTTAACCTTGCTGCTGTCATACAGTTCAAAATTAGCAGGATACTTCTCAGACGATTCCCAGTAAGCGAAATCACCGTACTTGTATTTCCTTGGAGCGCAGTTTATGGGGCGATCCCCGCATATCGTACACTGGCTGGAGTATTCTACTGTGGCCCTTAACGATATTTCTTTTGCCCGTACATTTATCCTGTCTATTTCCTTTTCTCTGATACCAAAAATATAGGGGTATATAGTTTTACCAAGGACGTAAGATGTGCCTACCAAACCTCTTGACGGTTTCTTACTGTTCTCCTCTTCTCCATCGTCTTTAACCTTACAGAAATCAATCTGTCGGACGGTAAAAATCCAAGGGCACGATACTATAGGACAGTCTATGGCTACATACAATCCATCAGGGTACTTATCGAAGAAAGATTCGCCTATGTGCCCAAAGTAAGGACGGGATGCTCCAACAATAACATAATTATCGCCTTCATCCATAATCTTCTCCCAATCAAAGTTGAGATCATCCTTATCTATCTTCCTATTGCTTCCTTTGTATCTTGGATCTAATGATTTCCAAAAAGAAAGACGGACATATTGTGTGGACACAGCATCCATAAGACCATCTATTTTACCCAAAGATTCCAGATAAAGAACTTTGTCCTTGGCCGGGAAATCAGGATCATCCCATTCTTTAGGTCTTGTAATATGAAGGAAACGGGCGTTACGAAGCACGCATTTCGTAAACCTCCATACCAACAACTCTGACGTAAACATCGTAGAACCTTTAACATCTTCAGGAATAAGAGCGCCTACGTTATTGTCAGCTAAATTAGCATAAGAATCCCAGGTCCATCCATCTCCGTAATCTCCTTCTGGAACGTAACCGGTATCAAGGAAATTATATGAATAATCATCTATCTTCTTCTCTATCTCAGGCCAGGTGTCCCTTATCAAGGCTCCAGGCGCTATCCTTGACCTGTAGGCGTCGTTGTGGATAGTGCTCGAAGAACGTCCGGCACGCCAATCTGGAAGACATCTTCCATTAAAACAAACCTTCCCCTCTTCATCTTCTTTATCGTTATTCCACACATCATTCATAAGAAGGTATGCTCCAAGAAGTGTAGAAGATGACTGGAATGAGTTATAATCGCTTCTGGCAACAGTAGGATTAAGACAAGGCTCTTCTATAAAACATCCGCAAGTACACGGCATAGAATCCAGAACATAAATAGCTTCGGCTATAGACTGTAATATAACAGACGGTTGTAACAGAGAATCATATACAGCACACGCCTTAGTCCCATCATCTCCCGACCAGAATCCAGCCCAATGACCGCCATCTTCGTCATCGGCAAAAAAATACTTGTCCATGAACTCTATCATTTGTTCCTGTAGTTCCCAGTTAAATAACACAGAATACTTATCCTGCTTTTCACCGCCGGTAGTATATAGGTAGTCGGTGGATACGTGCTCCATATCCTCAAGCTCCTTATACGTATATTCTTCACGGAAACCCACAATACGATCTACCGGAGCTGTAATAAGCGAATACTGGCGATGCGCATCAGTACACTCGGCTCCAAACTCAGGAGCCTCGATACCATCTATAGCTTCTTTTTGTTCCTCCGTATTATGATCGTCAGGTTCTCCGTAGCTGTTGAATATATCGCATATTTCGTTGGCAGCAGCATTATTAGGTTCTTCTGTAGCGGTATTACATGCGATGTCTTTTATATTAGATGAAAAATAATTAATCACCTCATCTATTATAATCTGACTTCTGAATGTAAAACTAACGTTCGTATAAGTTTTAAAATCATTTTGCAATGTTATAGTTTGACCGATGGTAGCCGGATTTTTACATTCTTCTTGTCCGGTTTCTTCATCATCAAAATCCTTCGGATCTCCTGCCGTATTATAATACTGCCACTTGAATTTACGCTCTTGCCCTGAACAAGGTGGAGCATATTGGTTTATGGACTTATATACCCTATCGGTATCCTTATTTTCTATTTCTGCCGCAGCATCTTTATAAGGGGGAGGTATTAACACAAATGCCGGAGTTTTGTAACCGTTGGAGCACTTAAAAGAAATAGCAAACGGATACACTTCATTTCTCATATACCCCACATACAATGAACAGGCATTACCATCCTTATACAGATCTTCGTGGGCTACCGATGCCTGCCATTGAAGGAAGTGTCCCATGAGGGACACTACAGGCTGTAAATTCCATTCTTTTTCCGCCGTAAGACCATATTGAAGAAGACGATTCCCGACAGCCACAATCCCCCTTGATGTGTTATACACAGGTTTTCTCAAGGATATGTGTTCAAATGTAGTACGTTTGTTATTAAGATCCGAATAATACAATATAGTCTTTTCTGATACAGGATGGATACCTTCTACAAAGTAATCAACAACCGGTTGAGTTTCTCCGTTGTATCCTACTGTATTTTGAATGATAACAACCTTAAAATATTCAACTTGACGATCTATGTTAGATACGACGAATCTAATACCTAAATTAGTACGTTCTCCCCATTTGCCATCTTTTTGAGTAATATACTGTTCATCGAATATAGGTACAGGATTAGTAGGATTAGAATAACTTCCAAGCTCATTTCCAAACTCGTCACAAGGAGCCACAGTGGCCTGATAGACGCCTGAGCGCAGGCTGCCCCCGTACTCTATCTGAGCCGGCTCTATGCACATGGGTTTGAGTAGCGGAAACACCCTAAGTTTCTCACATGCCAGAAAACAACCATTCTCCTGCATGAACTTTTTCCTATCGTATTCTTTATCGCATATCTTATACCCATGATAATGATACCATATATCACCTTCATCATCAGGAGTCAGAGCCTTGTCTACAATAACATACCTGGGAGGATTATAATCGTCAGTCCAGTAAATACATTTTCCACATTTCTCTGTCTTTATTTCTATGGTTTTTATAGGATGATAGATAGAGAACTTAAGGCACGGATCTTGCTCGTTGTCTTCCAGCAAGGTCTTCATGCCAGAACACAACGACTCCGATCCTTCTACCATAGATTCTATATCGGAATCGGATAAGATACTTGTATCGGATTCAGGCTTGAAATAAGTTATTTTAGATACGCCTGTTTCAGGATTTGTTATAAAAAAATAGATATTGCCTGAAGTAAGATCATTCCTGTAACCAATAACTTTAAACCCATCGAAATCAATGCATTTAAGATTACTGTGCTCGTTAGATCTCATTCCAACATTACCATCCTCGGATTCGATGTTGGCATTCAAGGCAAACGTATAATGCTGATCCGTAAGACTCGACGGATGCAGATCGCGGTTCATGCCTGTTTGAGGAACCGCGATGTTTCTGTTATCTTCTGATGCCATCTTTGTAACTGTTTGTCACAAAGATAACAAAATAGATTTAATCATGGGCTTTCAAAGTGAGCGTAAAATGGCAGATAATCACCCTGTCTTATATCTTTTACCCCTAATCAACACAGTGCCATCACCGCCGGCTCCGGCATAAACCATAGAGTATCTGACGCCGCCTCCTCCGCCGCCATAACCTCCGCCTCCTTTACCGGATCCGTTTGTTGATCCTCCTGTACCAGATCCTTCACTATAATCGGATATTCCGCCTTGGAATACTACTCCGGTATTGGTTTCTCCACTCCCACCGCCGGCATTTCTTTTACCGCCGGATTCTCCAAAATCTCTGGTGGTATGACCTTGACCTTTGATTACTCCATACTCTTCTCCATTAGTGTCTCCACCATCCGAAGCACCATCTTGCGTATATGACGAACTGCCGGCACTACCACCATCTCCTCCCCTCCACTTATTAGCTCCCTTTCCTCCATTTGCTCTATAAGACGAGTTCATAAATTGAGAATAACCCCCATCTTTACCAGGAGAATTTTGTTCGGCTTGATAAACTTCTGCTCCTCCTTTTCCTACTGTTATAGAAATAGATTGACCAGGTTTTACAGCAATAGCTTCTCCGTCTTTCCAGCCTTTGCTATCAGATTTGAAGGTCTTGGTATAACCACCTCCACCGCCGGCAGAGCTACCGCTACCTCCGCCTCCAACTAAAAAAAACGTCTACGAGAAAACAGCCATCAGGAACTATCCATGTGTAATTACCGGCCGGATAAAACCTTATAAGAAAGTCCTCAAGCTCCCTATTTTTATCAAAAAAACGACGCCTCATAATATATCAGGAATTACCCCCCCCCTATATATAATAACTTATTGTAAATCATATAATTATATTTAATATAGATAATCAAACAAATACAAAGAAAGAATCATTGCGATACATACTACTCTTCTCTGTTGCAGAAGTAATACAATCAACATCTTCATCTGCATTATTAATAAGATCTCTCATTCCATCGTATCTATTAGAAAACATAAAAACGTACCTCTGGTCATTTATCTGAAACTTGTATATAATACCCTGTTGTTCACTTGTAGGATACGGGTCAAATGTAATCCGTATTGACATTGGTTCATAACCGGTAGAGGTGCTTGAAAACGAAAAAGAAACTGGACTCTGGGTATGAATATTAAAAGCCGTACCTTCTCTAAGTTGATTCAGTACACTATTTATCTTATCCTGGCTAATTGTATCGGATTTGACTTTATTCATTAAATTAAATAATCTGATTTTATCTCCAGGTTCTATTTCTGTTTTTACACAATGATAAATAGCTCCATTACCAGATCTTTGTTCTTCAAAATATCTTCTCCTACTCACAATAATACTCCTTTCTGTAATATTTCAAGAAACTAAACCCTTCAGACTCTCTTCTAAATATACCAGGTTTGTTCCAGTCATTTTCAAGATCGAAGGCCTCTCTTTCAAATACGATATTGTGATATGCTTTCTTGTGATTCCGGTATATACACAATCTTATTAGGTATTCAACCAGATACCATACATAGTACAAAAATACCGGGATAGTAAGCAGCCACAACATCCACCATCCTGCATGGCCGTTAAGACCAGATACTAATGCTATGATTGAGATGATTGTAAAGCCCGTAGCAAACAACGCCTGATATTGATTACAATGCGTCCCTTCATGATATTCTGCCTTTAATGATATGGCATCACGTTCGGTAAATACGGCTCCAAACAGCATAATTGTTTTATAGCCGTCAATGAACGTAAACAACTTAGCTATCTTAGAATTGTAATAGATTTTCATTTTCCGAATTTAATTTTGTACCAGTTACACAATATCAAAAACTCAATAGGTGAATTAACACCATCCCATTCCCATTTATCTAAATAGGCCCTGAGTTTATCTCCTTCAATGCATTCGGCTTCTTGCAAGAAGACAAGATGAGGCATAAATAACTCCGATCCTTCCAAAGACTTATTAAAGAACTTAACCAGCCTCTTATTAAATCCAGGACCGTACCATGATTTTTCATTTGTGGATCCAAGACAATAATAAGAATTATTCTTAACCTTAATACCAAACCATTTACATATGTATGGATGATATACCCTGTCTGCTAAGAATATAAATGGTTTATACCATAGGCAATGCCAGAATGTACTACACTCGCCCCCAAACTTCTTAAAAGCCCATCTAAAACCTCCAGAAAAATACCAATTGTTAGCTCCTCTCTTAACCTTAACTTTGTATTTAAGATTCTTGTTACGGTTACTAACCCTATCCCACGGCTTAACCTTATCGGTATCCATATCAGGAAGAAATGTCCAATGATGAAGCAAGGCGCTGTAATAAGGATTGTATATCTTGTGTCTGTTTCTAATAACGTACTCAAAAATATCGTATCCTGCTTGCCCGGCTTCTTCAAATCCTTTTTCTGATAAGAAAGCTAATATCGGAGCCAGATTCCAGATCTGATCTTGTGAAGTAAATGGGGAGAAACATGGATCTTCGTCTTTTAACTCTATACCATTAGTATATCCAGAACTTATCTTAGTAAGACCGAACTTATCGGCATCTTCGCTATGGATATCGTCTCTTAAGAAAAATCCTTTTTCGAATTTGAAATAAATACCTTTGTTACTATTAAAAAATAGATCATAAGTAGTATCGGCAAGGCGAGTAAGTACCAGTATGGCATTACGAACATCATCTTCTGTCTTATTGCCAAGAATTATTTCCGTGTATAGGAACTGGAGATACTGAGCCAGGTTAATGGTTCCGTCGCCGACCCAGCCTACCCCGTCCTTCACCGACGACAGTGGGATGCACGAGGCCTGCTCTGTGTAACTGGAATCGTAAACGAAATCTCGGTAAAACACCTCCTTGATCTTATTGTATTTATTCCAAAGGCTTTCCATGTCTTAACCTATAACAATAACACAATCACGCTTTTCCTTATTATAAACCATCGTACCCATCTTAGTGTACAAACCTTTTATATTTTGGTAATTGGTTTCACCATGAGCCGAAACGTTGGTAGTGATGCTGTCAGAGTAAACCTCCTCACCACCTTCGTTAATGAAGTTAAATCCTTGTTTAACCATCTCTCCTCCAAGGTAGGCTGTAAAAGACACAACGACATTTCCTCGCCCTCTATTCCCATACCAATTACCATAGATATCAGCATTGATATTAGGTTCTGACTCGTCCATGCCCGGCGCTGACAGCAAGGTCTTCATCTTAATAAGTGCCCCTTCAAGACCGGACTGCATGTTATCACCACCATAAACAAGGTAATCACCTACCTGTTGTTGGGTGGTGGCCCACTGCTTACTCCATCCAACGTACTTGTTATCCACATTTGATATGCCTGTGTTAGTAAAACCGGTTGCAGTATCAAAATCGGAACCGTCTTCCGATTCCCATCCGTATCTAAGAACAAGATAATCGAACTCAGGAATTACAACAACCTGCTCTCCGGCAGCTTGTGTGATTGTAACATTCTTACTCTCTCCACCAGCCGTTACCTTAGCTACACCACGGCGATCTTCGGCTACCGGATTCGGTCCGGCTGTGAAAAGGATGTTTGCCGGCCCCACGCCTCTCATTTTGTCGGCGGTTACTATTTCGCTTGCACTAACTTCTAACATTTTATCTCATTTTAAATATTTCGAATACGTATATCCAACTCAACAAAAATACTATCGGGCAGTACATTGTCTCTACCAAACTCGCATCTCCTTTAAATTGCCTGATTGACCAAACAATCATAGACGCAATAACACCAAGCAAGTATATGAATATAACGACTTCTGTCATACCAATTTAAGTATATTATCGATTACAGGATACGCCTTAGTATATATCTCAAACTCAGCACGGCGCCGTCTAAGAGGTTCGTACATGCCTTTCAATGTCATACCCATCATCTTAAGTTCGGTCTTAGCATTTTTCAGCTTAACCAAATCTTGCTGTGCATACAACTTGAACAAATCGGCTGCTCCTTGTGCTTCTCCATTATACATCAGTTCCTCAAAGAATCTCATCTTCACAAAATTATCGACATAATCCAGGACCAGACCCTGCGGCGTGTCTGGTATGATTATGTTAGATTCTCCGTCAAAAGGAAGAGACCGGTACTGCATGTAAATAGGACCATCGAAATTAGCATACAGGAATCCGTTTACGATATTTATCTCATACGGACTATCCTTTACTACCTTATTCCGGCATTTACTTAAACAAGAATCACGAAGCATAGGCTTAGCAAGACCTAACATCACAGGCCGGTCATAATAGCAACGAACTTCATGATCGCGATCGTGGGTGTTGATATAAAATTTTTCAACTATCACCTTCTCGCATTCGTCTTTACAACATTCATTGCAAGAACACCACCTATAACTTCTTTCGGTACGTTCTTTCCACGCTATTGTATTTTGAAGCTCTGGTATCACCTTATCACCTTCCGGTACCTCATATCCCTTGAAATCGCATTTAAATGCCAGAATAAGATCAAAGTAATCTCCCGGCATACGAGCCTGTCCTCGCTTGACGTCCACTACCGCCTCTTTGCGCATAGTAATATCGCCTCCAAACTTCTTCAGGGCAATTTCTACCCATTTGTAGATGGATACCTCATCTATCAGATCACGCTTGTCAAATGATCTTAAAGATGATTTTAATTCTATGATATATTCCTCAACAGTCATCGTAAAAAAAAAATATGGAGGACAGGAAACGAACCTGACCTCCACAAAGATATTAATAATCTGATTAATGCCCTATTTTGCTGTTTTAAAAGTTAGGATCTTCAAACTTGCCGTACTTTAGAAACGTGCTTCTACATTTCCCTTTTATACCATTGAGCGTAACTTCATATCCGGCACCAGTCATGTATATTGTTTGCTGATTAACTCTTTCCCCGGAGTACTTATCCACAAAGTAAGATCGATAAACACCAAACTTATTTTTAACGATATCACTGTATAGTTCCCATTTACCCTGCCCGTTCCTGAACATGAATTTCATTTCTTCAAGAAACATACGGAGATTCTTTTCGGCAATAATGATCCCATTTTGTTCAAGCTTCTTCGCAATATCTCTAATCAACCACATATTTTCATGGTCAACTTTCTTAAATGATTCTGCAAACTCCACATCAGGACGCTGCTCTTCTATGGTCTTAATCGCCTGTTGTCTCTCCGCCTCTGCTTGCGCCCTCTCGGCTATGGCTCTATTTTTGGCATCAATCTCGTCAGCTAATGCTCTTAATGCAGATGGATAGTCTTTCGGTGTTATAGAATAGGAGCCGGTTTTTCTTATAGAGGGAAGAACTTCAGATGTTACCCATTTCTTGAATTTTTTAGCAAAATCCATCTTTGATCCAAAAATTAGGCTATACAATCCAGACTCATTGATTATCAGTATTTTAGTGTTTGGAGTGTAGGGACGGAACGTTTCGTTCCACCCTTGAGTATCAGGTACTTTCATTATTAGTCTATCATCTTCATCAACGTGATCCCTTATCGCTTTTCTCGGATTAGTGTACCCTAAAAATGAAGCTATAGGAGATCCTATAAAATACGGTTCTTCGTCAATAATAATAATTTTTAGCTCTCCAAAATCTGAATTTTTGAAAGATGATACGGTTTTAACCTCTTTGCTAAATTCCATTTCGTTGGATTCCGACGTCAAAATAATGTTACTGTTCTTCGCATTGTTTTGAAAATTGCTTACATTTGTTCCCATAATAGGAATTTTACTTTTTATATCCGCCAGCCTGAGAAGGTAGACGGATATGCAAATATAGCGATTAACCTATATCAATAAAGGGTAATCGCTATATTTTTTTTACATGTTCCTATGATTGAGTTCTCGATCTTCGAAAACTCTCTTAATCTGGAAATCTTTAAACACCCTTCTTTTAGCAAGTATTTCATTGTACATAAATCGGTATCTTCGTCCTTTATTCATTTTAACCCTTAACTTCTTTTTTAAACTATCTTGTATTACAAAATGGTAATATCTTTTGGAGTCTGCGAAATCCATAGCCAGGTGGTTGTAGAGGTAGCCGTTGGTGCCGAGCCTGCTCACGATGTCCAGGTCCCGCCTGACGGCAAAGCGCTGCCCTGGTATAAGCACATGGCATAAGTATCCTACGTTGTCTACGTAAACACCGGCATCAGCTTCCACATAATGTTCTGATACGGTTTTCCATATAATAGACAACAGTCTTAAAACCTCTCCTCTGTCTCTTATCATGCCTTTCTTAAAACCATTCTTTCTCTTCATAAGACGATGGTAGTAAGCTGCAAAATACGGTGATTGTATTGATGTTCTTTTCATCATTCAAAAGTTAAAATTATATATTTCAGATAATTAACATTAGAATGTATTGTTACATTAAAATACTATTCTATATTTGCGAAGCCTACCGATCCTCACGGACAAGTAGGCTTATAAGTATTAATTTTAAAAACGTAGTAAAGTTATGAAAACGAACGTAGTTTTGCAATCAAAAGATCGAGTTTTATTGGGAATGAATGTGTCTGTTATGTCTAAAGATGGTTATATATGTATAACTGATGCCATGAAAGCCCTGTCTGCCAAAAGAGAAAAATTAGGCTTAGCGCCAAAACAGTTAAGCCATATAATTGAAACTGAGTCATTTAAAGAAAGGTGTACTGAATTAGTTAATAAGCTGGAGAATAAGCTTTTATTGAGTAGAAGAAATCTTCTACTCAATAATAACAAGTTGAATATCAGCAGTGTAATGGATCTTGGTAAATTAGACCTTGCCTACAAAAAAGGAAAAGGAGTAGATCAAAAATGGTTTGTCAATCCATATCTGTTTGTTATGATTGCATTAGAGATGGATCCAGAAATTTACGCAGAGGTTGTCATTTGGCTCACAGATGGTTTGATAGAAAACCGGAACGAAGCCGGCGATGCATACGTTAGGATGTGTAGCGCAATAAGCAAAATAGTTTCAAACAAGAATGACTTGAAAGACAATATAAAGAGAGTTGCTAAAGCTATTAATTTCATTGTTTTTAATAAACACGAAGATGGGATAAGGAATACTGCCAGCAAAGATGAGCTCAATGACATAATAGCTATAGAGAACGTCATAGCCTCTGTTATTGATGACGGTTTTATTAAAGACTACAATTCTTTGATAAGTTACCTCGGAGATAAATGGAAAAGAAAATGGGGGAATCCTGTTCTTGCATTGAAATAGTACAAAAAAATACCCGGCCAAACTATATAACTATGGCCGGGTGTCCAATAAAAAGAATCACTGAACAATTTTGCTTTTTTGATTGGAATCAAGATTCGGATTTTCATCGACAGGAATCTGTAGCCTGAATGCTACTTCCTTTATCGTCTCTGCTACCACGTACTCAATTAGCTTGATAGGACAGATAAATTCGTATTCCCATTCAGACTCGCACCCTTTAGGTGTAGGATCGCAGGCCATTAACTCCAGCGCCTTCTTTCTTCTTGTTGTAAAGAACTCTACGTTAATAAGCTCTATATGGAAATCCGGTATATAAATATAGTCGTTTTCTACATAATAAAAAGGACGCCGTTCTTTAACGTATTTAGCATACGGTCTTTTTTGTTCATTACGATACGACTTTATTTCAGCGAACTTAAAAAATATGGTGTTATCTACGTTAGTCACCTTGGTAATAGCCGGTCTAAGGGCAGAATAAAGAAGTCCTGGAAGTTTATGCTTTGACCTCATAAGTGTATTACATAACGCAAATTCGGCATCGCAGCAAACTATTTTATCAACTTCAATCATCTCCAGGCAAGTAACGTAAGTTAGGAGTCGGTGGTCGCCAAGTAACGTCCCGTCATCCCACCTCTGGGCTGTATAAGATTCGGCTTTAGTTCTACCGATATTCAATATCCATCTCCGACTAACATGCGAATCTTTGTCAAGGGCATGAATACCGTTTACGACTCTTGATACAAATTCACCATTAGTGATCATGCTCCCCTCCTTTCTTTTGCTCTTGATTCTCTTGATTTAGCATTCAAGATCCTCATATAAATCTCTCTTTCACTCATGCCGGATATGGTTTTTATAGCATCATCCAACATAACTTTCGTATATAAAGGTTTAGGGAATCCCTTTATCTTAACCGGATCAGGAACTAACTTAGCCTTCCGATATTCATAAAATCTTTTAGAAGTTACATTAAGATAAGAAACAGCCTCTTCCCCGGTATAATACTTAGCCGGATTAGCAAGTTGCGCCCATGTCTCAAGATCGTTGGCTGTAAGATGATCGCATTCCCCGCTTAAAAACATCTCCTTTATCTTATCGCATACCGCCGCACCGCTTTTACGCAGCGTCTCTGTCAGAATTTCTTTCATTTTCAAAACACCCTGTTCTAAATCTAAAAACAATAGAGGCAATGATTATCAACAGAGTAACAGCCATAACAGACCACACTACTATATTGTGCTCAATAGGCATCTCTATATTAACCGTAACCCATTCTACACAGATATTAAAAATCATGCTATAGATCAATAACCTATGCCATATACAAAACCTGAACATTCTTGAAAAAGCCAAGAGAAATAGGTCCCATGATAGAGAATGACCTAATATCGGATACAGCCAATTAGTGATACTAAAAGGATAAAACTCATCAAAAATGTTGGCTAACATAATAACCTGTATCAATACAGGATAGTACTTCACAAACGTCACACAGACATTCCTTTGCCCTTTACTAATAAAATTGTTGCTCATGACATGTTGTTGTTATGTTACTAAAATGGGGAAGGTGATCAGCACCTTCCCCTGGTTTTCAATCACTTTTTAGTGCTCGTCTTCTTTCTTTTCATCTTGCCTCCAACACTACCGCCTTGGCGCATTTTAGGTTTGTCTTTCTTATCGACTTCACCACCCTGACGAGCTTTCTTTTTACAAGCCATGATACTAAAATTTTAAAATTGAATGATATGCAATATTAATCATTTTTATTCTAATGGACAATACTTAAAACAAAATAATATAATCCAAAAAACATTCAAGGGAGAGAACTAAATCCCCTCCCTTGTTAATTATACTGGATTAAGATTCATCTGAGAATAAGAGTATTTTAAAGTTCCTCTATCATCACCGCACTCAGCTCCATCTACGATAAAGTTGTAAGAAGCAGGTGACTCATTATAGACATTAAATATACCACCATTCTTGGAAATACCTGTTTTTTCAAATTGCCTTACAGTAGCACTCTTATACAATTTGCCATCATAGGATACGTTTATAGTTCGTATATACCATGTAGTATCCTTATTCTCATCTCCAACATGAACATATCCTGCCAATATACCTCCCGCTACAGCTCCGAAATACGAACAAGAGCTTCCAGGCTGTTTTCTCTGGGTTGTAGTTCCAATGCTTATAGTAGCTCCAGGTATCTCACGGTAACTGGAATCTACTACCTTAATATCACAAGTATAAATTCGTATATCTCCATTTTCATCTCCAGTCCACTCGAATCCAGCAATACACTTGCCGGCACCAGGGTTATAAGAAACATTATTCTTCTTATAGGTAGCCCAAGAACCGTTTTTCAATGTGATATGAGCGGGTACAAGCTTGACCTCAGCAGCAGCTTGTGTAACATTTATTTTCAATGTTTTACCACTGTCATTTTGAGTAAGCACAACGGATCCAGTACGAGAAGAAGATGTACTTGTGTTAGCAGTTATCTTAAGAAAACAAACCATACTATCAGAAGCCTGATTTTTATACTCAGTCGTAATCCAAGAAGGTTTAGACGTAGTGGCAAAACCATGATAAGAACCATTCAATGTACTTTTGATTGTATATTGAGCACCATTAGATGCAGCTTGAACAGATAAAGATTTATCTGAAGTAGTATTATCATTGAATGTGAACTTATACAACATTTGTCTTGCCTGCGAAATACTAAGAGTAATTGTCTTTCCAGATTCATTTTGAACAAAAACAACGTCACCAGATCTGGAAGAAGATGTTGTATTGGCAGATAACGTCACCACAGCCTTCATACTTTCAGATGTCTGATCTCTGTAATCAACAGAACACCAATCAGGTTTTGACTTAACAGAAAAACCTATGTATGAACCGCTTTTAGTACTTATGATAACTTCTTCAATATCCTGAGATTCTCCAGAGACGGATCTCGACTTGCTCGTTCTTCCATCATGGAACTGAAATTCGTATGGAGCATATCCGCATTTTCCAACTTCAAGCTCGTATTTTACATCTTGATTTCCACAATCATCGTAACGAACGTATTTTACCTTATTGCTATTGCTTCCAGTTCCACATCCACTTTCGCTCCAAGATCCGTAAGATCCGCAATTACAGCAATTTCTACAACTTACGGAATATTGACGATCTATGCTACCAGAGCAGCTATCACGATAAGCATCATACTGAGTATGACCTACGCAATCTCCTGTTCCGTAATAAGACCAGTCTGTACAAGATTCTCCACCTCCATTAACCCATCTTGTGTTGTTGTGAGAAGAAGAGCATGGATTGGTGTCACGTTGTTGCTTCTGAGACGTACAACCGTCGCAACGGGTACTTCCGGTATCCGACCAAGAAGGAGTTGTGCTATCAGCTACGCAATCACCATTTTTGTTAGCTACTGCCTGACCTTGGGAATTTACAGCATCTTGAGCCTTCTTATTAGCATCAGCTTGACTGATATTGGACGTAAATGGACCACCTACTTGATCTTGGGTTACGGTAACAGAAGAACCATGCTGACAGGTTCCGCAATTGTTTCTGGTGAAAACCTTACTTGCCTTACCGGTCCAGGTACAAGTTCCCTGCGCGTCAGCAAGAGCCTGGCCCTGCTGCTCGACGGCAGCTTGAGCCTTGCTATTTGCGTCTTCCTGACTTACGGTAGACGTGAAAGGACCGCCGGTTACATCATCTTGATCTATGGTAACTTTAGATCCGACACCGCCGTCAGCACATTGCTTTGTAAATTGCTTGCTATATGTTCCGGTCCAGGTACAAACCTTATCTCCACCTTCTACCCAGCGTTCATCTGCTCCACCATAACATTCGTTGGTATTGACTTGCTTCTTATAAGATTTGCCTCCTTCACATTTGGTTTCAAGTGGTTCAGAATCTACCCATACAGGATCGGTGTTGTCCATTTCGCATGTTCCGTTCTTGTTAACATAAGCCTGACCTTGGGCTTCTACGGCTTCCTGAGCCAGCCTATTTGCCTCTTCCTGACTCTCATTGGAATAGAACGGTCCGCCTACCATGTCTTGTGTTACACTCATCGGAACACCATGATGACATGATCCGCAATTGTCTTTTGTAAACTGCTTGCTATATACGCCTACAAACCTACATTTACCTTTTTGGTTAGCAATATTCTGTCCTTGAGCTTTAACAGCTTCCTTAGCCTTATTATCAGCATCCTCTTGACTTACGAAAGAAGTAAAAGGATTGCCTTCAACATCAGCTTCACTTACCTCTACTTCTGTTCCTGAATCCGGTATCTCACAATCGTTTTTCTGGAACGTTTCTGAATAATGACCGGTCCAGCTACAAACCTTATTTCCGCCGTCTACCCAACGTTCCTGATTATGGGTTTCAGAACATTCGTTGGTATCACGTTGCTTTTTCTGAGACTTACCTTCATTACATCTAAGTTCTTCCGGTTCTACGTCTTCCCATACAGGATCGGTGCTTAATGGCGTACAGTTACCGTTTTTATTAGCATAAGCCTGACCGCCTTCTTCTACGATCCTACGAGCTTCTGTATCTGCCGCCTCTTGACTTTCTGTTGATGTAACAGGGCTTCCATTTACCATCTCAGCCGTAACCTCCATCTCTACACCTTTATGACAAGCCTCGCATTCGGGAACGAATCTCTTGCTGTAATGACCGGTATAGACCGTCATATTCTCACAATTACCCTTACTGTTAGCAATAGCCTGTCCTTGTTCTTTGACAGCAGCTTTAGCCTTGTTATTGGCATCATCTTGACTCACGGTAGATGTGAAAGGAGCACCAACAACATCTTGTTCGGTTACCGTAATCTTAGATCCTACCTGACCTTCAGTACAATCATTTTTGGTAAATTCCTCACCGTATTTACCAGTCCACGTGCAATGGCCGTCCCGGTTAGCTATGGCCTGCCCCTGTTGCTCGACGGCAGCCTGAGCGAGCGCGTTAGCCGCCTCCTGGCTTTCGTATGAAGTAAAAGGACCACCGGTTACATCATCTTGGTCTACTGTTACCTGCGAACCTACGCCTTCTCCGTCGCAATTGTCTTTTGTGAATACCTTGCTATATACACCAACAAATTGGTTTTTATCTATGCAAGTGCCTTTCTTATTTGCAAGATCCTGTTTCTGTTCTTCCATAGCAGCCTGAGCGAGCGCGTTAGCCGCCTCCTGGCTTTCCCTTGATACAAAAGCATCCGGGTATCCAGCAAGATCCTTTTCAGTTAAATCGACAAAGCTTCCGGTCTGAGATTCAGCATCGCAATCATTTTTCTGAACACGAGCCGAAGCCTTTCCGACGAAATAATTTGGATCAGTAACGCATTCTCCATTCAGGTTTGCCTGATCCTGACCATTTTTCTCTATATCATCAAGAGCTTTCTGATCAGCATCTTCTTGACTTACGTCTGATGTGTATTTACCGGCTTCTACCGTGTAAGTGTAAGGTGCTCCGATAAACCCATCTTCGCAGTCATTCTTATAAAATACTTTCGACTTCTCTACGTTATACCATAAATTGGTTTCACAGGTGCCATGCTCATTAGCATACCCTGGACCTTCAGCTTCCAAGGCTTCCAAAGCCTTCTGATTAGCATCTTCCTTAGAAACAGAAGAAGAGAAACGGCCGGCTTCTACAACGTACTCTACCATAGATCCAACTTCAGTTACCTCACAATCTGTCTTTTGGAACATTTTGGATTTCCTGTCGTTGTACCATTTTATGGTATTGCAAGTACCATGAGAATTAGCATAGTCTTGACCTTTGGCATTCAACTCAGCTTCAGCCTTACGGTCGGCATCTTCTTGGCTTATGGTAGAAGAAAATTGCCCGGCTTCGATAGTCATAGTAACCAAACTTCCTTCTTCAGTATCAGGATCGCAATCGTTCTTTCTAAACGACTTTGATTTCTTAACATTATACCACAATATGGTTATACAACGACCATGCTCATTAACCCAGTTCTGACCATTTTGCTCAATGTCTTTCATAGCCTTGTCATCAGCATCAGACTGAGATATGATAGACGTGTATTTTCCGGCCTCAACAACATACTCAAGCTCTTCCCCTTTCTCTGTTTCAGGATTACATCCTTCTTTTGTGAAAAGAGCTGACTGTCTTTTATTTCTATAAACTACCTGTTCTTTTTTTTTATGAACTAACGTATATTCCTCAGATACGCTACCGTCCCTGGAAGACACCCTTATCTTGACACTTCTGTTGACACCAGTATCATTTTCATCAAAGTAAATATTAACCTTACTGTTAAGACCGCCTTCTTTCTTATCTATGTTCGCCCAACAATTACCTACTTTCATTCGCTAATCCTCCATCTTAAATTTTCAGGATTTGTACTTACGTTGATTACCTCAGAAGATCCATCGGAATCAAGATCAACAACATCCTTGTCCAGGTGAATTTCCTCCTTATCCACAGACTCGCATTCAACTATTTCAATAACATAATCTTTTATATTGCTTTCTATACTTAACTGCGTGCTTGTTTCATCACCCTCAACCTGTTCAAATTCCTTATCCAATTTGATGTAAGGAACAACCTTTCCGGGTTGATAGATAGGAATCAGTACACCATTTATAGTTATATTCTCATTAACTTCATCCCCATCCTCATTACCAGGCATGGAAACAATCATCGAAACCTGGAACGTGTCTTCAAGACCCGGATCACCAGGGAAACCATAATCAAGCCTAATATCATTGACGTCAATATTTAGACCGGAAGCAGTAGTAAATACCTTTATGACGCTCTTTATCTCTCTTTCCCCTGTAATAAGGGAATTAATAGAAGCAGCGTTGGTGGTAATAAGGATCTGCTTATCTCCACCAGATATAGGGAACTCCAGCCTACTAACCGACACTTCTGTAATCTTAATACCTTTTTGCTTGAAAGTAATGGCTTTCATGCTTTCAGTATCGGATTTCTTTACAATTCGGATAGTGATCCTGTCTTCCCTTCCTTTCCAAGATGGAGCATCGAAATTCATTTTATCACGACCGACACCCTCCTTCTTGTCCGAGGTAAGCCAAGAACCATCATCCATCTTATATATTTTCTCTCTCGACATAATTATCCTCCCTAATTTAAAGTGTCAACTCCCATTCAACTCCATCATCGACAACCACCTGAACCGTAGCCGTACCTCCTGTAGCTTCAAATGTTATGTCAGTAGGAATAACGTCGAATATCTCTTGTACACCTACACATCCTAAGCCACAGATAATGTCCTTAAACCATTCCTCTTTAGCATATTTTTTAAGAACCTCTTTAAAGAACTCACGAAGCCAATCCGAATCAATGGATTCCTTAAGTATGGTTTCTATTATTTCCTTAAGCCAAGATTCGTGCATTTCCTCTTTCAGAATCTCTTTAATAAGCTCGATAATGGTTTCTTTATCTAACTTATCAGAAGGCACAGAGCCATCAACGAGATTACCCCCACATATAAATCCTTTGCATTTTTCTGCCATTTCTCATCCTCCTAAATTAACAATGGAACCCATAAGAACTATTTGCCTCTTCTCGGTAAACAACCCTCACTTCAGCAAATTCGTCTTGTTGACACATATCCCGGCAGAACCTAACAGTACGACCTTGGACTTTATACATATCAGAAGGCACGACACCCCCGCAATAAGATACGAGCAAAATCTCTGCCGGATCTTTCTTTAGAACCACATGAGAAGTACCGTCAAATACCTCCATATTAACAGATCCACTTACGTTAATAGCCCTTGAAACGTATTTAGCTAAATTAGCCAAAGCTCTGTCTAAAGGCATACCATGATACAAACCAGCTTCTTCTATAGTTTCTCCATCATAGAATATGTTAGAAGAAGGAATATTGCAATGATGTGGGCGTTCGCACCCACCATGACTGCCAAAACAACCGTTGTTACCTGTTATTGCCATTATTCAAAATATTTATTTTTTGTTTTAAAAATTCTATTTCCCTATCCTGGTATTCCATACGGCATATCATTGCATTGATTAAAGCCGTAAGATCAGATTTCTGAGCCAGACTGAAGTAGCCAGCGTTGATGCCGTCAGCGCAGTACACGCAGTTCGTGCAGGTGTATCCGTCCGGGCATGGCACCGGCGTCTCGTCCACATGTGGAACATATACGTGTTTACCACTTAAGTCCTCACCAATTTGTGCACTCTTTTCCATTTTGAAGTTGTTTTTCAAGTTGTTCAACCCTTTGTTTTAGAAGCGTATTTTCTTCAACCATCCTATCCAAAAACTTATCTATGTTTTCGAAAACAAGTTCTATATTATGCATAACCTCATTATAAGGCATACCTGGAGTTAATTTGGATATGAATGTCTTGCATCCTGTATAATGAATGCAATGATCGCTTAAATGACCATACGGGCAATCGCATTCTTTTGGAAGAATTTCGCAATTGTCCGTACAGTCATTACACGGATCAGACCCGATACAGATATTAGATCTCAGAATATCAGGTCTGTCATCTTTACAAGTGTTACATGAGTTCATGACTTTCTTTTTTTTTGTGCAAGATAGTGTTTTTTATCCACACCATCACAAAAAGAAGTCAATCAATGTATTCTATGTTATTATTCGCATTTTTTTTCTTTTTAATCCTGTATTCTTTTCCGTACTTTTTTTGACACTCTTTACACATATACTGATAGCCATGACCCTTTATGTAATAAAATTCAGATACAGATTTCACCTCGTTGCATGCATTACATTTTTTTACAGTCCTATCTCTCTTATAAGGCAATATACCATTATCGTTCCAGTCCGATAAAGCTTTGTCGTATGCATTTCTTGCATCTTCAACATCACAAAACACACCTAAATGATATTGTATCTTATTTATCTGAATGCAAGCACCATATTTATTTATCTTCTCAAAGTAATGCACTCCCCTTCCGTATTTTGAAACCTTTGACCTACATATATTCTCTCTATTTGTGAGTTTTCTTAAATTACTAAGATTATTATTTAACTTATTATTGTCTATATGATCTATTACCAAATCATCTTTTACCTTACCATTAAAAGACTCATATACTATCCTATGCACCCTCATTTTGCTCTTTCCACTCTTAACACTTGAAAGCGTCACCTCCTCGTAACCATATATATTAATACGAGTCTTCATTACAGTTCCTTTTTTAATATTGAAAATAATACCAGTATCACTTACTGCATATATACCTTCATACCCAACAACATTAATGACATTCATATAGCATTTATCGTATTTATACGGCAAATATAATAATTACTACGATTAAAATAATAAATTATTCGGATTTGTTTTAATGTAATTCAGATTACGAGGCGAGCAATTACTGTTGTTCGCATTACCGCCGAAACGAGCAGCCAATTCTTTTTAACCTTTTTCTCAACCGTTATTTGCTATTTCAGAGGTCAGATCCCAATGTAAGACTTGTTAGCAGACTAACGGATTTCATTGAATAGATTTTTATTGTTTATAATGTTAACTATCTCTGTTGTCTAATGACATTGCAAATGTATGTATAATATTTTATAGCTACAAAACAATTTGTATTAAATATTTTAAATTTTTGTTTTGTAGCTATAAAATATTATATTAACAAGATACGGCTGCGCCGTGATATAGTATATAAGGCAGCGCCTTAGCGCTGCGCTTATGATGGCTGCGCCATCAATGGGTTGCACCCATCAAACCTGCGGTTGACTGACGTCTAATAACAACTGGGCAAGGCCGCAAGTGCTGCGAGCCGTATCAGAAGTGGCGTGATTCGCATACAGAGAACGAGGCGAGCAATAGCCATAGATCGCATGACCGCCGAAACGAGCAGCCACTCTGGACTTTATACCAACATATGAAGCCCAGTAGCAATTGTCCAATGTATAAAAACATTCTCCTGTTCCGATACTTCCCCCTTTTTTATCCTTCCATCCGGTATAAGGAATACGGTGTAAAGCATAACTATTTCCTAAATTTTGGGTAGTTGCTATCTTTTTATATTTAGATTCAAAATTAAAAACCTCACCATTATTTATAGTAGGCCTTTTCTCATATGTCCATTTCTTTTGATCTGGCTCTATATAGATATCAATAGTATTACCTATTCGAGTGACATTAGGATCATTTAAACAAGTCCCTACCTGTTCGTATCCTCCTCCACAATACCTAAAGACATCTCCAGACAAATTCATGCCATCGTACAAAGACATCCTTAAGATAACTTCCAAATCAAATTCTGCCGGTTCGTCATTTTCGTTTAAGGCTGATATGGTACCAGTCATTTCCTTAAACACAATAACATTCATATGACCTTCAGCCATACTTTTGGTTCCCTGAACGCTCTTATACCAATATTTTCCTCCATAAAAATCAAACTCTAATCCTTCCTCTACTCCTGTCTCAAATGCAAAAGAAGCAGCCATCTGACTTTCCATGCACTGTTCTTTAGGATACTCTGAATTTATGAGATTAGAAAAAAAAGTTTTTTTAGTAGGTTTATAATGGATAATAGAAGCATCTGTAGCCCATGTTCCATACAGCCACGACTCTTCTCCCTTTTTACGGTATTTCAATCCTCCGTATTTATGGTAATTAACATCATTACCTACCCCGGAGTTCCTTGATATACCTGATCCAAAAGTATCTGGATTAACCAAGTATTTAGTACCATACAGCATTTCAAGGTATATGATATAAGCATTCAAGGTCAAGAACCCACCTTCAGAAAAAGGATAAGAAGATTCAGGATCTACGTTATTAGCCCTCGAATACTTAGCTATATTGATTTGATTTACGTCATTGCTTCTCGGATAAGTTCTTCCATTTAGAAACATCGTGCAGGCGTTACCAACTCCGGCTCCGGATTTACAATTTGTTTCTCCTTCATACAAGAAAAAGAAAGATCTTGCCTTAGAGTCTACTGTACATACCGGTCCAGGAGATAAGGCCGTGGGCGGCAGCACAGGGCACGCCTGGCGCAGGTCAAGTCCGTCCAGCATAGGAACCGTGTCCGCGTCATACACCCCAGACCATATTTTCCCACTTTTGCCAACTACCTTATCAACTACATACAGACTCTTGCTACATCCTAAGAATATGCTATAATTCTTTGAAGTAGTCTCCCAAGGTCTTAAAATCCTTACCTCTGATCCTGATACATTATAAAGTTTTTGACCAATACCATACTCTTCGTAAAAAGCCTTAGCGTCAAATGCTCCGGCATCACAATACTTATTTTTATGACCGCTATCCAAATACAGTTCCACATCGCATTCGGCTCTCATTTCCTCGGTTATACCCACCGTAGGAGCAAAATCTCCGTTTTCAAATCTAAGGAGATTATTCTTACGAAGCTTCCCGACCGGACGCACTTTATCTCCGGTATTTTGAGTCATGTCTATAAGGTAAAAATCCCAAGAAGGGAGAAGGCTTTTGTCGCCAACTGATTCCGTGGCTTCTGGAGGAAGCTGATCCTCAGCCCAAGCGGATGCCGATCCCGAAGCACCTTCTTTAAGAACGTTGAAAGTATTACCATCAGACAAAACAAAAGGCTCAGATTCCTCCCCTTTCTTCGATAAAAACTTTTCCCTTTTACCAACTTGATTAACGACTATGTTCTTCTTAGCCTTATTCCCCTCATCGGAAATAGTGTAATTCAAAGTCGTATCAAGACCTTCATTTATTTCAGAAAACACCGACACCAGTTTATCATTCTCACCTTCTGTCGGATTAAATTTTACGTTGCTCATTTTCAAAAATCAAATTGACATTCATCAACAACGGGCTCGCATTTGGTATTTTCATTAACCCATTTCATGCCCTCTTCTTCCAGTATCTTCTTAGCCTTTTCATTGGCATCATCAACGCTAATGAAAGACGTTACGGTACCGGCGTATATCCTCCTGTATTTCTCAGGAGCCTTCCATCCTTCCTTACAACGTTTACTAAACCAACCATGTTGATCTTCGTTGTAATAAACGGTTTTACATACTCCAGATTCGTTAGCGGCAGCCTGCCCTTCTTGCTCAAGAATCTTCGCAGCTTCGTAGTTGGCTATTTCGGTACTAAACTTAGACCATACACGCCCGGCCTCTACCACGTGATGTGTGGGTTGTTCTTGTTTTTGACCATCAGGACAATCATTTTTAAAGAAATCCCCTTCCTGTCTTGTGTTATAATATACCTCGCAACAGCCACCTACTTTATTAGCATACAACGGACCTTCTTTCTCCGCAAACTCTTCCGCTTTCCTATCTGCATCATCTTGGCTTATATCCGAACAAAATTCAGCCTCATGAACGATAAACGTTTCTTCAGAACCAAGATCTTCCGGACAGTCCGATTTCTTGAAAGCTTTTCTGTATTCTTTGTTGTAATACATCTTTTTCATGACAAGATCTTATTAAGTTCTTCTTTAAATTTCTGAATCTCGTCCGGGCACAACCCACATTCCCCTTCACATACGATTCTTCTCATACGATCTATTTTAAGAACCGTATCCATATCAGGCTTAATACCTACCTTATACTTATGATATTGTAGATACTGATCAGCCTTACATGCTATAAAACGATCAGCACACTCACATAAGTAAGATGAAGGGAAAAGAATTTGCTGTGTACTTCCGGTAGCTGACATATCACTTCACAGTAAAATACCTGGCGTATTCTTTGTTTATGTATTCAGAATAAGTAGCAAGATCATCCGGATCCGGGCACTCGTTCTTCAAATTAACAATCCACCCTCTTACCAGCTTTTGAATATCAGCATACCTTTTACTTACACCTCCTACAAACCTGAACTTGCGATGAAGGTCTATGATTTTCTTGTCCAACACAGCAAGTTCATCATATTTCTGAATACAAGCCGCATTAGAATCAGCTTTAGGTGTCGTATTCGACTGAGGCTTTATAGCCCTATTTCTATTAACAGAAGCAATGTTGCTTCTTCCACATCCACATCCCATAACTTATTTATATTTAATTAATTACATTTTGCAACCACAATTTTCACAATTATTGAGAACGTAAATCAATTTAGATGCTTTTTCGTATAATTGTTTTACGTTTTCAAAATTCCCTAATCTCATATTAGCTTCAGCCGCAGCCAGCAGAAACTCTATTTCTTTTATTTTGTCAATAACGTCATCATCCTCATGATCACATAACACAGTTGACCTGGCCCATACCTTATCTATGTTAAGACGGATCAGATCTGTTTTCAAATACTTTCTGTTAAATGAATAAGAGGAAGGACTTCCTTTTATGGTAATATCGTATATACCATCTTTTAGGTTTTCAAAATCATTTCCGCGACCCGGATTTATGCCAAGAGTCTTACTGTTGAATACATTCAACTGATTCTTACCAAGATAATAAACATACTTATTCTCATCTTCAGGTGGTACGATCTCTATAATAGCCGGCCTGTCTGCCAGTATCCCCCATTCCGATTGATCGGCTATGCGAAGTGTTTTAGGATTGTTGGTGCTTATAATCTCAAAATCAAGATGAATGTTATTCATACTCTCCTCCCATCCCATTCTGGTAAGGGAATCGTCGTATCTGGCCGTTATATCAGATCCTTCTACTTCAGTGCTATTAACACGTACCTCGGTACCATTTATCTTGACTCCTACTATTTGGGCCACCAATGACTTAGCCATACCAAACATAGGAACAATGATTTCCCCGTTATAATCAGTTCCTTCATTTGGATACTGCACTACCTCCGTCTTGTACAGACCGTCATTTCTTCTGGCTACTATTCTAATAACCATCTGATTTTCTACATCGTAGTCGGTCATTACTATCCTGACATAGAAAATATTATTCCTTATCTGTGGTAAAATATCAATGTAATTCATTTCCTTCTCTTTTTCTACAAAGATATAGAAATGAAGCGATAAAACACAACACTGACGCGTATTGTTATGGAGAGCAAGAACCCTACCCGCACATTCGAAGATCTATTCCGTATTCCCGGAATATGTTATCGAAGGATATATCTTCGTCGGAATAATACACTTCGCATATCTTACGGTACTTTTTCAATGCCGAAATGTACAAGCTCATCATGTTCTTTCCTTTTATTTTCTTAATGGCTTTAGTGATGACCTCTTCAGTAGATGCGCTCATTAGGACATTATTGAAGAAGGTCCTAATATTGCAACCAAATCTTTCTTTAACCCTACTCCTGAATAATCGATACAAGGTTATGTTCTTCAACGTATTCAAACCATTATTCTTCAACCTTTTATTCAATGACTCAACAGCTTTATCGGAAAAACATGTGCGATTCTTCCCTTCTCCATCTACGTATTCCGAAAACCAAGAATGAAGAGTTCCTGGATTTTTCATTATTCTGCCAATAAAAGAGTCAATGATATAAGTTCTAAGATCTCGTTTGTGAGCATGACAGGCCGCTATTTTCTCCTCTCTCTTCAAGGACATGTCAAGACAACGAAAAACTCGACAACTTTCATCTATGAAATATTCAGGATGCTCTTTCTTAAATTCCTCCCTGTAAGCCTTATATCCCACTTTTCTAAGGTGAGATATCTCAGAATTTATATAGAATCTAACACACTTACTTTCAGCCTCCTGAGTCTTTATATTGTATGGAACTGATTTACGACCATAGACAAGATAATCATAAACCATAGCCTCCACAAAATCAGCATACGGAAAATAACGACCAAATCCGTAGTTCCAAACAATGAAACAACGCACTCTATCTTTCCAGTAGTCGGTGATTACAAAATTACTGCTATGTCTTAAATTGAACTCTTTTTTAAAGAAATGACCTGTTTTGCTATCATAATTAAGATTAAAATATCTTAAATTTCCTAAACATTGACCTTCCGGTCTACGCACTACATTATAGCTAAAACGGTTATACTCATTGCGTATAACCTCTAAAGGTGAGACCGACTCTTTCTTAAGAAGTCTGTCGTGAAGCTTGCGCCCGTCTTTTATTTCAATTATATTTACGCTCATATTATATTTACGTTTTGGGCAAATATAGCAAACCAGTTTGCTTGCTCCAAATTTTGATAAAAATATTTTATCCTGTCCTTCGTTTGAGAAAATAGGGGGCAGGTTTTTTTGTTTGCACCTATACCATATCTCAAAACGTATCCATATTTCTATATTCGGATCGTAACACGCTGAGCATCAGGGTGGACCAAGTTATCTTGAATAAAAACAGTCCCGATTTTATCGTTCCCGCTTTTATTATTCATTCCCTGAATTATTATTCATCTTGTTTTAATTAATTATCATTTATTCATGTTATTTTAACTTTTAAGACCTTATTATTTATTCCTCATAATATGGAGTGACTGAAACCGAATCGACCGAAGGGAGTGAGGTGAAGGAGCGTATTGCCCTATATGTTGTTTGGCTTATTGTTTAATCCTTTAAGTGAACGAATATCGTGACCGTAGGGAGCGATATGAGAGAACGTAGAAATATTGATTTAATTCTTTAGTGAATTTATGCCGAATCGAGCGAAGCGAGTGAGGTGTGAATGAACTTTTATTTAAAACCATGAAGTAGCCAGTGGATAAGCGGGCAGGGCAGATAGGCGAGGCTGTAGTGTGTCGTGGCGCAGGATAGCCCAGGCAGCAGAGCAGGCTCCTTCAGACCGCAGCACGAGGCAGGCCGGGTAGGTTGCAGGGTAGGGATTGCCGTTGTAGGATAGGACTTCAGGATAGGCGTAAGACAGGCTTTGTCCGTCTTACCTCAGTGGCTTCTTACCATATCCTATAAAATACACCCATACTCAAACAAGGAGAAAAGCCGTCTTTAGACAATCCGTATCCGGCGGTGATTCCTAATCCCCACCGTCTACTTTTTTCGTATATTATTTCTCTTTTGTGGTAGATTGTCATCGTATCTAAATTTGGTCGGTATCCACTTATTACCGCTCTATAATCATCCGTCTGATACGTTTTTCTCTGTATTGGTATATTGATATAAACAGTGTCTTTTATCGTATCTTTTTTAACTATAGCATCCATAGGGAAAGGTATTTCTACCTCCCCTACGTCAACTATATACTGAGGAACAGGAATAGGTTGGATAATGGTATCTATTACCGTATCTATTTCTATATCGTGTATTATTTCTTTCTTCTTGCATGTTTTACCAAACAAGAAAGATATAAAACACAGTAGAAGAACTCCTAACACATGACTGACTCTCATTTTTTGCAAACACATCTTTTACCCTCCTTATCTTCGTCTAAAAGCTCTTGTATATCACCGTTGTTAATACCTTCTTTAAGCTCTTCTCCGAATGGAACTTTCTGCCACCAACTTACTTTGCTAAAGAAATACTTAACGCCTTTTACTATCATCAAATCAGGTGCAAGGTCGCCGAGGCGTTTGAATGCCATTCCACCGTATAATATTAAGGCGAATATCGTAATCCACTGAAGAAGCATGTCTATAAACTCTGGGGATTTATGCCCTCCCATAGACATAATAAGATCCATTCCGGATATGGTAAACAACCCGAAAGAACAGGCCGCGAACTCAAGAAGGATTTTCAAAACTCCCATTTCGCTTATGCATGTCAATATCTTAAAAGGCCTCTTTCTCTTTCTTCGGATATAGCAGTGTTTGATACTTTTTATAGTAGCTAACAAAAGATTTATAGCTAATATAAACAATATAGAATATATAAGGTGGTGAATCTCCTGGAAATTCATCCACAACGCTGATAATCCGGAAATGAGAAAAGCCCAGAAACTTTCTAAATTCATCCTTCCTACAAAACGATAAGCCATATTAGAACATAGTTACTTTCTTGATACTTCCAAGAGAGTCATATACGTCAATATGGACCCAATTGGTACCTGATTCTAATCTAATGGGACAAGGAAGTAAATCCTGCGACTGAATTATTTTATTCCTTGCCTCTTCTGCCGTCATACCCTTGGCATCAAAATCGATGGCTGCCCCAAGCATATGAGGACTGATATACAAAGACCCTGATACGGTCTTGGATTTTACTATATCCGAGATATTGTTCCTAAAACCACGCTCATCAAACCTTCCACCCGACTTCCAGGTATTAACCGTCATCGGAGTTTTCAAGATGTCTTTCCTTAAAACCAGTATCGTGTGAAGCAACTCAGTTCTTAAATACCTCCAGCAAAGATCTTTGTCTCTACCGTATTCTTTAGGACCAACTAATTCAACAATACTAAAATACTGACTCAATTCTTTTATAATATCTTTTCTTTCCATAACTTAACCTTTTTCACAAAGATAATTAGAACCTTACCGATATGAAAAATAAGTAGAGTCGGGATTAAAGAAAAACCCCTGCATAAATAAATATACAGGGGTTATCCATAACCCATATTCTATTAAATATATTTAAAGCTATTCATCCGTTTTAATACATCCCCTCGG